TGATAAAGGGGGTGTGTGTTTGGAGACGTAGTTCCTGTCACAATGTCACAGGGCTCAATTTTGGCTGATAGGCAGGTATAACTAACTTGTAACCACAGGAGCTCCTCATGAACAACTACATTGAAACTTACACAGGTCTGCATTTTGCTTTAGATTCCGACTCTACTGAAGGAATTCACCTGTTCGACATCGCACGGGCCCTTTCGGGGGTAAACCGTTTCAACCACCACACGATCATGTCCTACAGTGTAGCAGAACACTGCGTTCACGTAGCGGCTCTTTTACCTCCCGAATACCAACTACTGGGTCTCATCCACGATGGCTCTGAAGCTTACCTCCAGGACATTCCCTCCCCATTCAAGGCTCTTCTCCCGGACTACAAGTTCTACGAGAAGAAGACGGAAGACCGTATCTACGCGGCCTTTGGTCTTGATCCAGAATGGGCACATAGCGTCTACCACCATGTTAAAGCAGCTGATACAATGATGCTCCACGTAGAAGCCCGCATCCTGACCCACTCCCGTGGACAGGGTTGGGCCGAAGCGGTGGACCATCCAGGTATCGTCTGTCTCCCGGCACTGGCTGCCGAGCAGGCGTTCTTGAACGCTTACAATCGCATTGCTGCAGGCGATTTCTTTACCGGGCCTTTAACCGCCCGTGAACTACTCGAACTAACGGAGAAGTAAATGCAAGATATCTACGTCACTAAACGTAATGGCCGTCGCGAACTTTCTGATTTCGCCAAGATCGCCAAGGTCATCAACTGGGCTGCTGAGTGCCTCAACGTATCCACCTCTCAAGTAGAGATGGGCGTCCGCATCCAGATGGAAGACGGTATTCCTACCCGCCAGATTCACCGTGCTGTTATCAAAGCAGCGGCTGACTTGATCTCCGCCGACGAGCCAGACTACCAGTACATGGCAGCCCGCCTGTCCATCTTCGGCATCCGTAAAGAAGCCTTCGGCCAGTTCAATCCCCCTCCGTTCCCTCTGTTTGTTTCCAGTATGGTAGAACGCGGTAAATACGACAAAGCCATCCTCGACGATTACACCTTCGAAGAGCTGGAAGAACTCGACGAAGAGATCGACCACGATCGCGACATGCTGTACGCGTACGCGGCCACCAAACAGTTGGAAGGCAAGTATCTGGTCCAGGACCGCACGACTCACCGTATCTTCGAGTCTCCGCAGATGGCCAACATGATGATCTCAGCGTGCATGTTCTCCCGCTACGCTAAAGACATCCGCTTGGACTACGTGAAGCGTTTCTACCACGCGATGTCCACCTTCAAGATCTCTCTGCCGACCCCGATCATGTCCGGCATGCGTACTCCGACCCGTCAGTTCTCCTCCTGTGTGGTGATCAAAGCCGGGGACTCCCTGAAGAGCATCAACGCTGCGTCTTCTGCGATCGTTGAGTACGTCTCTCAGCGTGCCGGCATTGGCCTGGATGTCTCTCATATTCGCGGCGTCGGTGCACCGATCCGTGGAGGTGAAGCTGAACACACCGGTGTTATCCCCTTCATCCGCCACTTCCAGACGGCGGTGAAATCCTGTTCCCAGGGTGGTGTCCGTGGGGGTGCGGCAACGGTGTTCTACCCAATGTGGCACTACGAGTACAAAGACCTGGTCGTCCTGAAGAATAACCGTGGTACAGAATCTTCCCGTGCTCGTCACCTGGATTACGGTGTGCAGATCAACGGGTTCCTCTACAAACGCTTGCTCGCCAAGGGTAAGATCTCCTGTTTCTCCCCAGATCAGGTCCCCGGGCTCCTCGAAGCGTTCTATGCTGACCAGGGTGAGTTCGCCCGTCTGTATGAAATCTACGAAGCCGACCCGAATATCCGCCGCAATACCTACTCCGCCATAGAAGCTTTCGGTTGGTTAGTGGCCGAGCGTGCGAGCACCGGCCGTATCTACATCCAGAACGTGGACCACTGCAACACACACTCCGCTTTCGATCCGAATCTGGCACCGATAAGCCAGTCAAATCTTTGCCTGGAAATCTGTCTGCCAACCAAAGAGTTGCGTAACGTGGACTCGCCGGAAGGGGAAATCGCTCTGTGTACTCTGGCCGCCTTCAACCTCGGTGTGATGACTCCGGACGAAATTCCTGAGATGGCAGAACTGCTGGTCCGCGGCCTGGACGAACTGCTGGATTACCAGGATTACCCGGTACCGGCGGCCAAGAAGGCCTCCATGCGTCGTCGTACGCTGGGTATCGGTGTGATTAACTATGCGTACTGGCTGGCCAATCAAGGCATGAAGTACTCCGATGGTTCTGCGAATGAAGCGACGCACCGTCTGTTCGAACGTCTTCAACACGCCCTGATCTCAGCGTCCGTTACCCTGGCCGAAGAGAAAGGCGCCTGCCCAGCGTTCCACGACACGTCCTACGCCCGCGGTCTGCTCCCGATTGACACGTACAAGAAGGATCTGGACACGATCGTGTCACCTAAACTGCACCTGGACTGGGAAGCGCTTCGTGCTCGCATCAAGGCTCACGGCATGCGTAACTCTACCCTGATGGCTCTGATGCCGTCCGAGACCTCTTCGCAGATCTCCAACTCGACCAACGGTATTGAGCCGGCGAAAGGTTTGGTGACGGTGAAGGTGTCGAAAGACGGGGTGATGCGTCAGGTCGTTCCGGAAGTGACCCGCCTGCGGGATGCCTACGAGACGCAGTGGGACATGCCGAACAACTCCGGTTACATTCAGCTGGTAGGGATTATGCAGAAGTTCGTCGACCAGGCGATCTCTGCGAACACCAACTATGACCCGGCACGCTTCCCCGGTGGCAAAGTCTCAACCGAAGTCTTGCTGCGTGATCTGATCATCGCGTACAAGTTTGGCTGGAAGACTCTGTACTACCACAACACCCGTGACGGTTCGGACGACAAGACGTTCGAAGAGAAAGTTGAAGTAGTCCTCCCGACACCGGGTGATGACGACTGTTCGGATGGCTGCAAGATCTAATGGAGAGGGCCCTTCGGGGCCCTGTAATTATGAACGTAGAAGATTGTATCCAACACGATAGACTGTCATATCGTAAAGGCGGCGAAGTCCTTCGTCGAATAAACCAGCGTGAGGCTGCCATCGTGGCCCAGGATGATAACTCGGTCACCCTACGCCTTAATGGACATCTCGGAGTGGTAGTCACGGAGTCCGGAGATGGTGTATCATATCGCTTCATTAATCTGAAGACCAAACAACTGAGCCATGTTTTCCACAACCAGGCTCTACTAGCATTGAACTACAAACGAGGAACCTACAATGCCCTTTAATAAATACCACCAGATCGTCGACGACGCGTTCAGCTATCCGTACATGAACGATGCCCACGTTACCCGTGCCGGCTTGCTCCTGGGGACGATCGATAAGTCTAAGCCGGTACCGCTGAGCAAAGCGTTCGTGGACCGTCTGCTTCGTGTCGAGCCGAAGAGCGAAGGCGTGGACATGGTGAAACTCCGTGAGCTCGGCCCGGTAGTGCTGCAGCTCGATGGCGTCAGCGATGAAGGCCCGCGTTTCATCATCAGTATCCTCGTGGTTCCAATGGACGAGAAGGAGCAGATTCACTGCTACCCTTACTCCAACAACAACCCGGAAGAGAAGATGTGGCCGTATGATAAGCACTTCGTCATCTCTAACCTGACCCCGCTGGCAGACATCCAGGTTTCCGCCCGTGAGACACACCCACTGGCCGGCGCCGAAGGCCTGGACCCTATCGGTGTTGATCACATGACTGCCATGACCACGATCGTGCTGAAGTTCGTCATCGGTCTGCAGCAGGGTGACATCGAGTTAGTCCCGGACACCACGGACTACTCCAAGCTGAACGCCAAGCGTGCAAAGAGCAAAAAGGCCCCGATCAAGGGTGATTATCTTCCAGTATTCGTAGGTTAACCATGAGCTTCTCTATCTTCTCTCAAGACCAAACCGACTACCTGGAACAGAGCATGTTCTTCGGTAAAGGGCTGAACGTCTCTCGCTTCGATGAACTGAAGTATCCGTTCATTGACAGCAACCTGACGGACCAGCAGCTGGCGTTCTTCTGGCGTCCGGAGGAGATTGACATCTCCAAGGACCGTATCGATTACAACGAACGTCTGCCACAACATGAAAAGCACATCTTTACCAGTAACCTGAAGTACCAGACCCTGCTAGATTCCTGTCAGGGCCGCGGTATCGAACAGGCCTTCGGGAAGATCGTGTCGATACCGGAACTGGAGAACTGGTTCCTGACCTGGGCGTTCTCTGAAACGATCCACTCGCGTTCATACACGCACATCATCCGTAACCTCTTGGCCAACCCCGGCGAGATCTTCGATGATATCGTGTTGAACCCGGAGATCACCGGGCGTGCCATTAACCTGACGGGGAACTACGACCGCTTCATCAAGTCGGTCGATCTGCACTCCCTGTTCGGTGAAGGTCACTTCGAAATCTCTAAGAAATCCCCGGGCGGTATCCTTCTGCCACAGGGCTTCGAAGACATTCAGCGTGGTCCGGATCAGATGCAACTCGTTGAGAAATTCGACGTGAGCATGCCACAGATGATGGAAGACGCGTTCTACCTGCTGGGTGACATCAACTGCCTGGAGGCTCTCCGCTTCTACGTGTCCTTCGCGTGTTCCTTCGCCTTCGCGGAACGTGAGCTGATGGAAGGGAATGCCAAGGTGATTAAGTTCATCTGTCGCGATGAATCCCTGCATAAAGTCGGCACGACCTACTTGATCAACAAGCTATCGGATGGCTCTGAGGGTCAGGAGTGGGCTAAGATCGGGCGTCGCACTAAGCTGCGTTTCCCCGAGCTGGTCCGCAGTGTGGTCGATCAGGAGAAATCCTGGGCGAAGTACCTCTTCAAAGACGGGGCGATGCCGGGCATCAACCTGGAGAGCATGGGCCACTACATGGAATACCTGGCTGACGTCCTCCTGGATCAGATGGGTATTGCTCCACTGTACGGCCGTAAGCGTAATCCATACCCGTGGATGACCACTTACACCAACTCGGAGAACGTCCAACCTGCTCCGCAGGAAGTGGAGATCTCTGCCTACCGAACTGCCGACCTGAGCTCTGACAGCACAGGCCTGCTTGACGACCTATCTCTCTAACCTGACATGGGCCCACGGACGGGCCTTTTACTGGTATAAGTAACAGGTAGAGACAATCAGGGGAGCTTATGTTTAACAGAGAAGTACTAGAAAATCGTATACAAAACGGTTGTTTGGCAGCAATCGGCACAGCTCCGATCATTGGTTTGGCCTCATACAAAGCACTGGAGGATCTTCGGCTCGAGCGAGACATGCTCAAAATCCTGAAGTTCACTCTGGTGGTCTCTGCCGTGTCAGGGGTGATTTGGGCACTATTCCCGTCATCCCGTCGTAAACCTTCTCAAACTGACGAAGAAGCCGTACGTGACTCTTACTCTCCGAAACTGCTGATTGCGATCAGCGAGTCTATGCGAGATGCCGAAGACGAACAGATTATGCGACTGAGTCGAGAGAAAGAGAAGAAAGACGAGAAGAAAACTTCGGTGGAGCCGTACCGACCTCGGTATGAGCGAACAGGGTATTCCGGATACATCGCCCCTAAGAGCAAGACCTTCTCGGAAGACAAAGAGGAAAAAACATCCTCCGGACTTCAAACGAGCAGACTCTTCTCCGGTAGCAGTTTGGAACGTAAGACCCTGTCCAATGATGACATTCATAAAGTTCTGTTAGCAGACACAGATGACGAGGAGTATTGATGACAACAAAAGTGGTTCTGGAATTGACGGTCAAGGAGACGTCAGTTCGTATCCGAGGATATGGGGAAGAGGCGATCATGGAGCACTCTCTGACTCACCCGCTGATGCAAGGCTCGCTGAAGTTTCAGTGTAAGCGAAAAGATCTGGCCGACGTACTGAAAGAATTTGCGGAGGGTTTGGACTCTCGCAAGAAAGATTTCGAAGGGGATGTTTCGTTGGTAGATGTGGGAAATGAGCTGGCCCGTAGCTCAACCGGCATCCCTTTGAGTGAAAAAGAGCAGAATGAACTGAAGACGTTACTCGACGGTAAATCCGCTGTAGAACAACGAGATGGTGCATTCCGAATAAAAATCAGTTAGTATAGCAGTGAAAACAGGAGGATTGACCCCTCCTGTTTTTATCCAGTATAATCATCCCATAGGAGAAATCTCATGCCACAACTTATTATCGGAATCAATGGTTTAGCACAGCACGGCAAAGACACGACGGCCAACGCCATCGCGAAGCGTTTGAATGACCGTGGGTTTACCACGGAGACTCTGTCCTACGCGATCGCCCTGAAGCACATCTCCCAGTACGTCTTTGACCTGGCTGATGACCATTTGAATACCAGCGCCGGTAAAAAAGAAGAAATCCCTGCCGCTCACGGCATGACCCCCCGCAAGATCATGCAGCTGGTGGGTACCGAGTCCTTCCGTGACGTATTCTGGCCGGAAATCTGGACTGAATTTTTAGATCGTCAGATCGCCAAATCCTCAGCGGATGTCATTTTGATTCCTGACATGCGTTTTTCTAACGAACTCATTCACGTACGAGACCAAATGCCGATGACTCACGATTGTGACACGGTACTCGTGAAAGTGACTAACCCACGCGTGGGACAGATTGTCCCCACCCCGAAGAACCTCTGGCAACGTATCCAAGTGTTCTTCGGTAAGTCCCTGGCCCATCCGAGTGAAATCCCTCAGCCTGACAGGCAGTTCGATGACGTGTTCCAAAACGATTCGACGCTGCAGATGTACGAGCTGAAGATCCGCCAGTGGACTGATGCCGATATCATTCCGAGACTCCACCATGCTTAATCTACAATCCAAGAGCCCCCTGTCGGGGGTTCATCTCTTCAATAGTAAAACATATCCCGAGGACGTGGGAGTATACTGGCGAGGCCAAGAGCCTATCGCCTTTGAGATCGATTACTCCGACGAACCTGAAGCTTTCCCCAATCTCCTCGACCACGTGTACAACTCCTACGAACTCCTTGAATGCCATCGCATCGGCGAGATCCTGATCAGTAAAATCCAGTGCGGCAAGACCTTCTACGCAATCTGCGATGGTGACACCCTTGTTTTTAGCCACAAAAAGCCCGTGTTTGAAGACCAACGAGTGGACCGTCCATCGAATTTGGTGGTGGCAGTGCATGAGACGTTGATCGCCCAGGCGCTATTGGCCGTGAGTTTCTCTCCGGTAGATCTGGCTTGGTTGACTGGGGAAAATACAATAGGGTTGTACGAGGAAAGAATCTGGGAGTATGCCCGTAAGCATCTCCCAGTCCATTAAGGTTTCTTGTTACTGATGTTCGGCGTACTCAGTCCTTTGATAGAACCGAAGTAGTAACCGACCACTGACATCCACGCCGTGCTGAGCGAACCCAGCATGATGTTGACGATATTGATACTCTCTACCGGAATCGGATGGAAGAGCATCACACAGATAATCCCAAAGAGTCCTACGGTGATAGCACCGGCTAGGACCGACGGGGTCTTATCATGCAGCGCCTTCTCACGGGCCCGGGCATCTGCGACGTCGAGTAAATCCGTCTTGATGCCCAAATCCGACATCGCCTTCTGAAACGCCACATCTGCATGAATGATCTTCTGCAGAACGTCCGGCGTCTGAATGGCGATCGCCCCCTCCAGTGCCGTAGTCTGATCTTCCAGAGTCCCGGTCGTTGGTAGTCCCAACTGATCGCTCAGAAACTTGACGCCTACGCCGGCCAGCGGCCCCTGTAGAGTACGCCCCAGAGTCGGGGCGATTTGTTGAACTAAGCTCTGCCAATCAAAGGACATCATACACCTCAGTTACTTCGGCAGCCCCCGCTTTGTATTGATCGACGAGCCGCGTGAAGGTATCTTTCATGTGAGTCACTGCTTGGTTCTGCAGCACGCTGGTATCACAGAGGATAACCGCTTCGTGGTACAGACAGTAGCGAGACCCGAAGTTGGACTTCTTGTCGGGATTGTAGACCTTCAACTTCCCGAGATCCGGGAGAAAAGCTACCCCGACATAACCGGCCAACCCACCCTGAGAATCCTTCTCATAAATGAAGATGTTGGCAGGGAGATCACTCCCCGCCTTCACTTCTGCTTTCACCTCAAACTTTCCCTGGTTGAAGCGTGTGCCGATCACCAGGCCATTAGGCATACAGAATTCTCCACCAGAACTGCAGACTGAACGAGTCAACCTTCGGTACTGCACGGAAGGTTTTCAAGTTGAACATATCCCCGGAGTCCTTGAACAGGCCCACTTCTGAGATAAACTCGTCGTTGGCTTCATCCGGTCCGAGCACGAAGTCGATCGTCAGGAAGTCCTGGGAATCGGCCGCAGTACTAGGCGTGATGTTCAGGTTACGGTTGTACGTCATGATCGGGTTGTACAGGTCATTACGCAGGTTATCAACACGGATCGGCTTACGGCCGGCCGCGTCGTAGGTCCCGCCAGAACCGATCTTGAAAGACGAGATGATGTTCGGTCGAGCGTCGACGTCATAAAGGAACGTCAAGTGCTCACGTTTGGCTGCACGCATGATTGCGTTCGGATCGTTGTCCAGAACTCTTTCACGCGTACCGTCCAGGTAGATCTTGTCGATAGTCAGGAAGCCTTGGGCGATCTGAACTGGTTCGTTTAGTTTAATCATCAGTATTCCTTAATCTCTTCTAATGTAGGCTTTCAAATCGCCGCCGAAGTTACCACCACGGTTGAAGTTCAGCATTGTTCCGCCGCGTCCGTCTTGATAATGTCCATCCTGCACGGAGCGGGCATCGACGATCGCTGGGTTGGCCAGGTAGGTCTCACGCGTAATCGGGGAAGAGCCTGGGCGTTCCTCGAAGTCCATCGTCATTTCGATCGGGTCACCGTCATCAACCGGGAAATACGTCGGCATGATAGTCGTCGTTTCCACAATCAGGGATACTGACCAGCAATCCATGTAGATTTCACACAGCAGCAACTTGAGGGTTCCTGGGAGATCTGCCAGCTTCGGCACGTACATCATCCCTTGGTGACGCGACAGGATCGGCGGCACGTAGTTCTCGCTGTACTTGAAGGTGAAGACCTTCTCGAGGTTCGGGTCGTAATCCTCTGCCGTGTCCGTGGTATCTCGCAGGATAATGTCCGAGTACACTGTTGCGGCGGTCAAGTTGTCTACCCAGATCGGGAGCGTCCCTTTGACCAGCAACGCTGCAGTGGCTTGTCGATTGATTTTAACCAACTTGGCCTTCAGCTCATCTACGTGGCACAGGTAAAGTGGCACGATGTTGCGGGTATCCAGGGTAATTGGCAGGCCGTCCTGGTTCAGGTACGTGCGAGTACCACCTTCAGAAGTAGCCAGCTCAGAACCACGGTACGAACGCATCCCGGTTGAACGAGTACGAACGACGACGTTGGTGCCACGGGACGCCATCAACGGATCCATGCGGTAGATATCTTCCTGAATCCCCTCGTTCGCTTCATCGACCCAACCACCGATCCCGGAGAGTGGGCGTCCGTCAGCGTTAATGCCGCGGAACTCACCGTCTTTCGGGAAGTCGCCGACCATCTGCTGCATCAGCTTCGGGGTCTGGTAGCGGTTGTAGTAGTTCGTCCCACGGTCGAAGATCGTCGAGCGGTCTCCACGGACGAAATCGATGATGCGACCTTCGTAGATCGTGTCTTCGATCTCCACCAGCTGCCCGATCGTCAAGTCATCATCGATGATGTTGATGATTTCGTCACCCATCGGAGCTGCCCACACGAAGATCGGGTAGGTATGACTCGGGCGGGCCCGGAAGATTACTTCAGACACCGTGTAGTAGCCGGCCAGTGAGATCCCCGCTTCCTGGAACAGCACCATGAAGGTGTTGAACTTCAGGTACGTGCTCATCAGCCAGTCCATGTCGGTGTTCGGCGTGACCGCCGGGTACTGGACACCACCAGTCAATTCCTTAGGAATGAAGGTGTTGTACCACCACTTGCCGTCCTTCTGATAGTCCTTCACGTTAACCCACGAGGTCAACTGCTGGCCTTCCGTCAGCTGATCCCCCACGGCGATGTCTGGACGGAAACCATACGGAATGTCATAGAAGTTCTGAGCGGTCAGGACTTCCCAGTGACCGGTGATTGGGTTCTGCAGGACAGACAGCACGGACTCCGTGGAGCGGGCGGTCGGGATCCCCAGGGCCAGGTTAACGCCGGCAATGGTGTAGTCGATGATCGGTCCGTGGGAGTACAGGAAGTACAGGCCGTCAACGAAGTCCTTGTAGTTCCCGATCGCACGCTCCTTGGTCATCCCTACACATTGGCCGTACTGGGCGAAGATGATCCCTTCATCGATCTCCACGTTCGAGGCCCACAGAGCGTACTGCTCGACGCCGTCTGACGTCACGCGACGTGGGAACCCCAGGGCGGACAGGGGTTTGTAGAAGGTGATCTCGTCGAAGTCTTCGTTGATTTCGAAGTGCACCCCTTCGATCAGGCTCTGCGTTGGGAGCATCGGACGGTTCATCATGTACTTGATCCCTTGGATTTTCTCCGGGAGTTTGTACGTGGTGCCCGACAGCTGATCAACCAGGTCCGCCTGACCGAAGAGCATCAGTTTGATCTGGGTGTTGTAAGTGTCCTGAATTGTCTTCAGGGAGATATTCCCGGCACGCTGGAGGAACTGGCCGTACGCTTCCCCGAGTTGGAGCGTGGAGACTTCCAGAAGGGAGTCTACCAAGTCCTTGTCAGCGAAGATCGTCGTCCAGAAGTCTGCCAGGCCATAGATGTACGACAGAGATCCTCGGACCTCTGTACGATTTTCCAGACCGTTCATATCCACTGGGGAAATGAAACTCATGTATTTTTCTCCACGGTCAATACGTCGAGCACGAAGCGCTGTGTGGACGTCGCTGTGATGCTGTCAGTCACGTCAGTCACGGTCTTCACCAAGTCTTTCGCCACTGCGGTTGCCGTTACGGTGATCGGTGATTTGATCTCGCTCAGCCCAGTCGCCACGATCATTTTGTACAGATCGGACACGTAGATAGTACCACTATCCGGCGTCTGATCAAAGTACGCTTCGATCGCCGTGCGGGCGTTGGCCACCAGATTCGCATCTACGGCGGTGTAGCTCTGGGCTTCTATGCTGATCAACACCGGTTCAAAGGCACGGACCAAGCCGTCAGCACAGACCACACGGTTCTGCGGGTCCTTGATGAAGGTCTGCATGTCTTCCAGGCCGAGGAACTTACGCACCACGAAGGAGACTTTCTTCAGCGGATAGGTCAGTCCGAACTCCAGACGGATTACCTGATTGGCAGACAGGCCGATGTCCTTGGAAGGATCAACGGGGACGCGGTTCACGTAGTTCGTGCTGGTCGGATAGGACTGAGCGTAACCCACGCCGGCCGGGATGTCATCGGCTGCTGTACCACCGGATACCGGTGAACGATAGATGTCAAAGATCGGGCCGGTCAGCTCAATCATCCCGTTCTTGTCGGTGATGTACTGCACGACGTTCGTACGGAAATCCGTTGACGTGAAAATGTCTACACAACCCCCAACGTGAATCTTGAAGCGATCCGGGATGCCGGTGATGGTGTCATTCACACCATTTACGTCAACCAAATCACGCCACATGTCCGGATCGCCCATACCTACTACCCTCTGATGTTTGATATAGTTGAACACGTCCGTTAAACGGGAAGTGATCGACGGGTCATTGATCAGGTTACGGGTAGAGATGGCCGAGTACGAACGGTTCACCAGGTCGACGTTGGTCTCTTCTGCCACAGCTGTTGAAGTCATGTACAGGATTGAGCCCTTCACGAAATACGGGTTGAAAATCGAGAAATACAACAAGTCACCGGTGGTCTGGTCGTTGAAGGTCTCATCGGCCGTCGCTGAGGATAGCGGGATGTCCACGTACCAGAGCTCTTCGCTTTCGTCGTAGTTCAGATAAGTGTTCCCCGCGATCGCCGTGTCACCGTCCTTCAGAACCTGTGCAAAGACCGGAGCCGAAGGGTAGAACAAACGGGTGTTATCCGTTGAGAAGAAAGCACTCACCGGAATCTGCACGTTCGTCGGCGTGCCGTTCTGGAACAGGAAGTACAGGCGAGCCTGAACCACCGCCAGGGAGCCCGTCTGGCGCTCGATGAAGAAGTTAGACAGAATCGCGTCAACGACTTCTGCCGGGGTGTCATTAGTGACGGATCCCAGGCTGGCCGAGTCGAAGTACACCTCGATGTATTTCTTCACGGTAGCTAAAAGAACGGCGTTGGGACGGATTACCAAGTCACGCACACCGGTACCCTGACGGAAGTCGACCGTCGGGAATTTGGCTTCGAGGAACTGTTGGGCGAAGACTTCCGCTTCCTGGACGTCTGTCGCTGTAAGTTCCAGCGAGCTCATTACGGAAAAGATATCAGCCATTTGTTACCTCGTTAAGGATTAAACCGTTGCTGTTAAACGGTAAGGCGATCGGTGCGGATACGCCAGCTTTCGTTAAGATTCGGACCTTCACGATCGTGCTCTCAGAGCCCTGAATCGCATCGAGTACTTCCACGGAGGCCAGTTGGGATTCTGCAGAATACAGGTAGGAGTTCAGGATTGCCATCGCTTGGTCACCGGCGGCTTTAATCGCTGCCGTGATGGTCGCCTTGGCCACCGCTGAGTCACTCGTGATGTTTGAATACATAACGAAATCTGAGAACTTCGTCCCGGCGCTTGGATAGATGGGGTCAGACCCCTGGCCAGTCATCAAGCACTTCACGAAGATCTGCACGACCTTCTGCACGCCAGTGATCTTGCGGGGGTTATTCCCCACGGTGAACGTCAGCTGTGAGTTCGGGAAGCCGTCGGGGAAATCTAAAAGAAGGAGATCGTAGCGATCTTGGTCCTTCAGGTTCTGTGTATTGCCTACGCGGGCCATCGGTTATCCTTTGGGGGTCTGACGGACCCCGGTTAAGTTGTACAGACGGTTATTCATCTCCGACTGCCAGGAAGAAGCCTGCACGCCAGCCTCCGCGGCGCCTTCACGGTAGTAATCCGCTCGGGTCATTGACCGCATGGCTTGTTCTGCTTGCATCGAGTCGAGATCACGGTAGGTGGAGAGCAGAGCAGTATTCGTCGTAGAAGCCTGCCCTTTAACACGAGCCTGGATGGCTTGGCGTAGCCCACCCAGGTCGATGTCTTTGGCACTGTCCGCGAAGTCCACGATTGGTGTCGCCGGGTCCTGGAAGAATCCTGACAGGCCATTGTAGTAGCCTGTCATTTTAGCGAACGCCCCGCGAACCAGTGCCGGTACGTCTATCAGTTGTCCCATGTTCCATAATCCTCAAGTAGCTTTTGAACTTTATCTTTAAGCTTACCGGAGGCGTAGTTGTACTGGTTGATGTTCATCCCGAGACCATTCGCGATCTCCGTGGCGGAGACTTTGTCGGCACGGCCGTTGAAAATCTTGAGTTCTTCGTCCGATAGCTTACTCTTAATGTAGTTTAGTTTCAGCGGATCGGAGTTGAACTTGCTCTGTTCCGGAGCGTATAGGTTACCAGATTCCACGTGATCTTGGAACAGCAGGCTCTTATACTTCCCGACTTCCTTCTCAGACCAGCCCAGACGGTGGCCAATCTCCTTATCCGTTGGCTCACGCCCGAGCTCTTCTTCGAGGTTAGTGGCCGCCAGATTGTACTTCCCGTACTGCAGCTGCTTGTCCTCACCCATGTTCGCGATGTTCTGGTACGTGTAGTTGAGGCGTTTGGCCTTACGCGTCCAGTTGTACACGTGGGTAGACAGCTTGGTGCCCTTGGTCGGATCGTAATCCTTGATGGCTCGGATGGCCCAGGACACGACTTCACCCTTGAGGGCAGAAGCCGGCAGTGAGCCGGACAGTTTGGTCGTTTCGCTCTGGATGATTGGTTTCAAGTTATTCACCAGGTTCTTCAGAGCCTTCTTATCCCCGTCGTTCTTCCACGCGTGGAAAAGTTCGAGGTCCTTATCGCCTAATTCGTTGTTCATTACACCTCCTGAGTCAGGTTGAACGCCTTCACGACGTTATACGCAAAATCCACCATCAGTTGCTGCATAAGCAGACTGTTTCGACGATAAACAAAACAGTCCTTGGCGGCGGACGTCGTGGACAGACGCTGATCTGAGACCAGAGTCGATGGGATCATGTTGTTAAAACGTCGGACGATGTTAATCTTCTGCACCGACGAGTCTGACATGTCCGGTTGCACCACCTGCGACTCCGGGAGAGTCGCTGGCAGTCCTTCGGGATATGACATAATGGTACTGGTTGTGTTTGCCATATTACTTATACCCTTAACCTAAGCCTAAGTCGAAGTGGACCGGGTCATACGTGGAGAAGTTACCGCCCCAACGTAGAGTGATCCCCATGGAGTTCCCGACCTGCAGAACAAACTGTGCGAAGTTCGCCATGACCGCTCGAGAGGATGCATGGAGATCGTTACACGGTACGATATCGACCGCCCATGATGGGTTCTTACGGTGGCGAGAACCCTCTTTGGCACCCTGGGCGTAGCTGCTACCATCACTCTCAAGGCTGGCCTGCTTGGCCGATGAGCGATAACCACTGGTCACCACGACCGGGCGGGTCTCGATGACCTTCATCACGACTTGAATCAGTCGAGGGTCACAGGTCGCCAGAATCGCCGAAGAGTTTGCATCCAGGACGCCAACGGAACAGCGCTTCCCTAGTTTAGGCATGATCGTCGGTAGAGAGACAGCTTTCGCTGCAGCTTCGTTAGCCTCTTGAGAGATGGATTTACCCACTGATGGCTGTAGAGAATACAGATTCTGTTTGGCCTTCGGTTGTTTGAGGACGGGATCTCCAGTCTCCCCATCGTCGTAAGTCAGGAAGGCAGAAGACTCCATGTCACGGCCACGCAGTGTGGATGACTTGGTAGCCGACTGATCGTTGACCCACGGACCTTTACGGACCTGCTGAACGGTTACTGCACCCTGATTCCACATGTCGATATCGATGAAGGTCTCTGCCAGAGCACAGTGTTCCTGCTCGACGTCGATCAACGTGGCGATGTTACGGGCTACCAAGTTCAGGTTACCCAGGGTCGTGCCGTACAGGCTGGCGATACGGGTTGTTCCTTCGTCACTCTGACCGATTTCCCACACGCCCAGATTACGTTTCACTGGAATGGGTTTACCGGTAGAGTAAGACTCGAGAATGGTCGGATCGGCAGCACCCACGCCTAGCACGTCGTTGTAATACTGGCAGGCCCTCTGGAACGCCGCGGTGTTGCCATACATCGATAAGTTGTCTGTCATTTTTAGCTGGGCGAGTAACCAAGGGCTTGTTCCCGGAATGTAACATGTGGCGATTTCCGAGAAGGTATAGCACGAGGACATACCGATGGAAGTACCACTGGCACCCTGACCGTCGAAGTAATGACTGACGCTGGTGCAGAATCCATGGTAAGACTCACGCAGCGGAGACGGGTCGACTACGTCCATTGGGTATCCAGGGATGATGAATGGGTTGAAGACCCCATCGACCTGTCCCTGACGAGACTGAGCGTAGATGTTGGAATACTCCTGGTCTACGCCAGTCACGAACAGACGGTTGTACGCCTGCAGACCGCTCGCTGAAGAATCCCACGGGTTGAGCGTCGGGTCTTCTGGGTACAGTTTCAGCCACGCCGCTTTCAGTTCATTCAGTGTATCTGCGTCACTCAGATCCCCGACGTTGCCCGACCCCTGGTTTGACAGCACAGAATACCAGTATGGCAGAATCCCGCTGGTAGTACGCACACCGGTACCCCACTCGTATTTCCCCGGAACGGCACGCTGAGATTGCAAGGTATCCTGCAGATTTCCGCCGTTGGACAGGGCTTTACGCACAGAATGAGGGGCCACGAAGTTGATTCCGTAAGCTTCTGTGGTCTGGTTCGCTGCAGAGTCCGCTGAGAAAGGCATGCCAGAGAAGACGGCACGGGATGGCACTTGGTCAGTCCCGATGTTCACCGACATGCTCTCATACATGCTCGGCAGGACCACGTTACAGATCGGAGCGTAGTAGGAGAACATCCGAGGTTTATACACGTGGTCAATGATCTCACGACGCCCAGAGACTCGGATCGCGGCCGGTGAGTTCATCACCAAGTGGTCGTACTCGATCAGGTTCGTGAACATCTCAATGAATTGGCCGAAGGACATAGACTCGCCGGTCCCACCGCTCGCCAGGTCATTCTGAGTGATCTGCAGAATCTGTTCAGCCACTGCCTTGGAGAAGGAGCCCTGAATATTCCCCGGGATCAACTTACCGTTGGCTGTGGACAATTCTTCTTGGGAACCTTTTGCGTTCTTAGCGTTCGCTGCGATCTGTTGGGCACTCGGGAGCGGGGCGTCCAAGAAGAAAGATCGGTCTCGGGAACGTCTGGTCACTAAACCTTGAGAAACCTGACCACCGGAGTACACCCAAGAGAGAAATCCATCGGCTGCTGCCTGGGTATTCCCCTCAGTAATGTAACGAACGATCGTTGAAGGTTCACCGGAAGCCTGCCAGAGCGCCCCGTCCTTCCCTCCGCGGCCACCAGGACCGACGTTGAAGGTCAGATCGGTCAGGGCATCGAACTGTCCCTGGCTCAGAGTCAGACCGAGGGCGTTCACAGAAGACTCTGCTGACGCCAGATCGCCGTTCAGGAGAGCATCGACCTGTCCGTCTGTCAACGTCGTGCGATCATACTGAGTGCTCGTCTTGGAGACAGCATGACCCACCCCGATCGTTGGCGTACCAGTAGACTGAGCAGCGAACTGAATCTCTACTCCGGTAGCATCATCATACAGGCGATAGCGACGACCCTCTGAGAATTGCACCAAGTCCTTCTTCCCTTTGTCCGACATCTTCTTCGGACCGGGAGTAGCTACCGGAGCGTTAGTCTGGGGAGTGCCTGCAGAGGGCCCTGGAGTGCCGTTAGCCGGGTTCTCAACGTAAGGGGTAGTAGGAGCAGCCGGCGTCTCGTTATCGACGCCAGGAGGCGTAGCGGCCTTCTGAATCGATCCCTCGATGATAGGGTGGCCGGTCATCTTCGAGAAGTAAGACAGACCGGTTTCCATCAACGGGATGTACATCTTGGTCATGATCGACTTGTCCGTCTGCAGGGCGTCCATGTACGACGCACGCTTCAGGGAGTTCCACATGGCCACGATCACCCCGGGCATGCCCTGCAGGCGCCAGTAGTTATCACTCATGGTGTCAGACAGCACAGAGATATCGCCACCGCCATCTTCCAGAGAAACATCGGAGTCACGCGGTTCGTGTACGCCGGCCAGTGCCTGCTCGATTGCAAACATCGAACCGACATCACCGTCAGCCATGATCCCGAAGGCAGAATCTTGTGCGGTATCCACCTTGTTGCTCGTTCCGGTGAAGCGGAAGAGGATCTCGTTCAGCATGTAGTACGGGTGCACGCAGTTCAGCGTTACAGACGACGAGCCGCCGTCACCCGACAGGCTTTTACTGTCGGTGATCGAGGTGATTACGCCGTCGAAGATGACTTTGTAAGCGTTACGTTCGACCAGGTTGAAGGTCTCTTGGGCGTTCTGCAGGACAGCCTGTTCGTCCACCGTCGTGGCCGCAGGAACGGAACCGACCATCTTTTGGATGTCGTACGGTGCCAGCCCTTGGTTGAAGTCACGGTAGAAGATCTGGATTTTCGGGAAGTATCCCTTGGTGATCTCAGAGAAACCACGCCACGGGGCGACCGTTATCGTCGCCGTCGGGAGTCCGCGGTACACGTTCTGGACGCTACCGGATGAGAAGGGGATTTGTACCCCCTCCACGTAGACTCTGAAGCTGGTGTAAAGGTTGTCGCCACCGAGATTATTTTCTAAACGCATTACCGTATACTCCGTAGTATGCAACGATCATGAATGCTCGCTCTAATTTATCGTGAATGGTATTCAGGTAGTCTATCTCATCGTCCGGCACTTTTAAAGCCTGGAGATTGCTGACCATCGTATCCATCTCGTCCGAAGTGACCAGAGCAGCGAACATGTCGGGGCGAATCGGGAGCGGTTCTGCCGGGAGCGGGGAGATACCGAGTAGTGCTCCTCCATAGGTATTCCCCAGGTAGTTGATGTATGAGTCTGGATCCGTTGGCATGCGGACTGTCGTGTTAATCGCTGGGACTTCATCTTCGAAGCCCAGACGAACGTACGTCCCGTGCAAACAGCGGCGGCAGATCCCTCCCGGGCTGGTACACGCCGACGTGTCACGCACGCGGATCGTGTAAATACCCTGTGAGTACTTGTCCACCAGATATGCATCATCGATCAACGTATCAGTATCCAGTGCCAGCAAGCCGATCATCGAGTCATCATCTGCAGACACGTTACGGCCGATCAGCGTCCCGCAGTTATCCTCCACGATCTTGACGCTCGGCATCAACAGCTTCGTGGTGAACGACTTAAGGGCCGGATTGAAGTCCGGCATTGATTTCTGCTTGAATAGGTTCTCCATCAACATCGAGTTGGCGTACGAACGAACCCCTAAATTAGCCATGTTATGCTCCTGTTGGCAGTGTGGCTGTTGCGTCAGTGTTCTTCGTGATACCGACATTGATTGGCGTCAGGACAATCTCAGCGCCACGGGCCGGTCCTGGGTCCGCTCGTGAACCGGCAGAGAGTAGCCCGCCGGCGGAGTCTGCGTCAATACGGGACCCCCCAATGAGTGCATTCGAATCTGATGACCCACCGTGCTTACCGCCACCACCAGTTGAGAGCAGGAAGGAACCATTAGCTCCGTTCGGTGTCATCAAGCCATTATCCAGGAAGGCACCAATCTTGTTGGCCAGCGATTCCGGGAAGTTAATGATACGGCCGATGGTGTCTTCCACCTTCTGAATAGCACCCTTCACCCCACCGATGGTGTCAGTGATTGACCCCATGATCTTGTCAAGGCCACCCTCTACTGTTTTCAAATAGGCGACTGCGGTATCCGCATAGCTGTTCACCTTATTGATGATAGCATTTGGGATCGACAGGATATCATTAAGGGTATTGTTCCAACCCGTCAGGATAGACGCGATATCTTCCGGAGAAATCCCCAGCAGATCCTTCATGGATGGAATAGATTCGATCGCCGACGTGTAAATACCCGCCAGGGAAAGAGTCTTGCCACCCAGAATCGAGGTCGCGTCAGAATTACTGACGGCAGAACCATCAGCACGGATCGTCGCGATTTGGTCGACACGCTTATCCATGATCTCTTGCTGCGTCAACGTCGGGGTATCACGGGTCCCCAGGAAGTTTTGGTCTTGATAGTCCGTTACTTCCCCGGAATCGTTCTCGAAATACACGTCGGTGGAGCGGAAGATCGTTTCACGGACCAGGAAGCCCATCGAGAAGGACACGTCAGTGTCACGAGCGGCGTTCTGCTGGAAGGCCAGTGACGTGATTGACCCGAAGAATGTGGCATTCGGCAGGGCCAACTCGACCAGGGCATAGTTGCGGGCCGCCTGAGTACCGCGAAGGTGTTTCAGGTAGAGCTGAGCGAAGCGAGCGAATTGGTCATTGTCCAAGTCATCCGTCAGCATTCCCGAGATGCGAAGGGCCAGCGGATTCTGTCCGTAGAAGTAGACGCTCTCGTGGCCGCCGAAGGTGTGGAACACCTGGTACTTCTCGGTCATCTCGTAGGCCAGGTCGGTCATCAAGAAGTCTTTGTAACCTCCGGTCGCGTCGTCCTGGTTCATCAGTTTCTTGAATGCGATCGCCTCGTAGTAAGGCATACCGGCACTCATGGCGGTGATATCATCCGCAGTCACGCCCTCTGACAGGATCAGACGGATGGTCGCAGCTTCACCACGACGAGGGTTAGTCTCGTCGGTAGCGTAGTAGCGAGGACGAACGGTGAATAGGCGTTCCCCCTCTTGGTTAATACGGGCTAACCCGTACGTGTTATCAGTTGCCATATTGATCCTTTACGATTCTGGTGATACGCACGACGTTACCGCCCTCGAGCAGATCTCGTTGAGCGAAAATACCCCCCATTTGCAGGGGGATATACGTTTCGGTGCCACCGGAGTTCTGGAAGCGAATGCCTTCCATCACCTCCGCGACGGTCTGGCGGAACATCTCGGTAGCTGACATGTTTCGAAGCTGTACGTTATTAGACATTAGCGTGGCCCATAGTGTGGTGTTGTTCTTGGTGCACCGGCGGTATTAGCTGCAGGACCGGATCCGCGTACCAAAGGAATCAACGTTTTGTTTAAAGCATCGATGGACTTCGCGAGAGCTGGGTCACCGGCTCCGGTGATCTTCTCAAGGGCGTCCGCCGCACGATTTAGAGCGTCCGACGAAGCTGTGAGTCCGTCCGTCGCTTTCCCGATGTTATCCGCCACTTTACCCATGGACTTGATTGCATCAACGCCACCGTACATGGAGTTCAGGTGATCGGCTTCCTTGGTGGCCTGGTCGATCGTGTCCTGAGCGGTCTTCGAGATGTCCCCGCCTTTACGCAGGCTGTCAGCACGCTGATCGTCGGTCATGTTACGGATCGCCGTGTCAGTGATACCGTCCAGGGCGTTGATCGCCGTTCCGGTATACCCGGCAGCCGTCTGAGCCTGCTTGACACCCTTACGGTAGGTTGCCACGTCCATCTTCTGAAGGCCAGCGTTGACGTTCTTCGCAGTGGCATCACGGAGTTCATCCCCTTGCTTGCCGAAGAGCAGTCCTGCACCGTCCATGTCGCCACGACCCAGAGCAGTAATACCCTTATCGATCGCCCCGAGTTTGTCCTTGTCGAGCCCGGAGATCTTCTGCATAGCCATGTAGTCACGTACGCGTCCACGTTCCTCTTCACTCAGAGAAGACGGATCGCTCTGGTAACGTGCCAGCAACTCACCGAATTCCTTCGAATAGAAGGACGTCTTACCATCGCCACCGGCGTCAAACAGGTCACCGAGGTCGGCACGACCGGTCGCCGTCTGTGAACGGATCGCAGCGTTAAAGATACGAGCCCCGTCGCCCTGACCGAACTGGCCTTTCACGTAGCGTTCCAGACCCGTCGCCCCGAAGTATTTATCGGAGAAAGAGTCCTTCTGGTACGCGGCAGACTTGCTGTAGGTCTTGGAACCCTGCAGACGACCACGGTTAGAAGACGCAAAGCCAGACAGGAAGTCATCGCTCACGCGAGGGTTGAGGTCAGCCGCTGTCGTGTTTGTCACCTTCGAGACGCCGGTACGAATTGCTTCGTTGGTCCACTCAGTGTAGTCACCACGCGACATGTCACGGCCCACTTCCCCTTTCTTCAGACGGTAGTACTGGTCGAGCAACGCACGGTTGTCGGAATCAGACTTGCCGAAGTTGCCTTTCAGCTGGGTGATAACTTTACCGAGTTCAGACGAAGGATCGACGGTAGCCGAGTCACGACCGATTTGCTTCATCACGTCATCATACTGAGACAGGCGGTAGCCCGCTGAGTTCTGAGAGAAGAATTCGGTGGTCTGCAGCGTCTGCACGCCGTTGATGTTCTTGTAGCTCTCGACGGCACGGTCCTGCACACGGGTACGACCCTGGATGCTGGCGTTGAAAGAATCCCAGTCGTCAGCCATTCCAGCACGGATACGGGTGAACGCACCGGCCACGGCACCGCTTCCCGACATCAAGTTACGGTTAATTTCGCGCCCGGTGTTAATCATTCCGCCGATTCCCGGTACGCCGCCCAGTGTATCATAACCCATCTGGCTACGGTACTGAGCATACTGCTTGTCTGCCGACGCCGCCGTCGCTTCACGAAGACGTGATTGGTATTGCGGGTCCAGTTTAGACTGAATGTCCAGACCAAAGGCACGGGCCTGTTCCGGAGTCAGTTGGCCTTGAGCCATCGCCAGACCCAGAGCGGATACCAGGTCCACTTTACCGGAACCGTCCTTCATCATCGCTGCCGGCGTACCACGAGAACGGTCATAGAGCGTGCTCATGACGGTATCGGTCATCGAGTGGTTGTTCAGATACTCAGAAGCGTTTGCCCCGAAGTTAATCTGATCCAGGCCAAAGGAACGCAGCGGGTTGTTCGCACGGTGGGCACCGAAAGCGCCTGACACGTTGAGCATATTACCCGTTCCCAACTGGCCACCGGAGTTGATCGCCGCACGGAAGTACGGAGAGTTCATGATCTGTCCGGAACCTTCCAAGAGGTTCTGCGTAGCCCCTTCAACACCACCGAGAGCGGCAATGTCTGCAGAGTGGATCGCACCGGTCTTGTACGCGTTCGAGAATCCGGCGAAGATCGAAGCTGCCTGACGCTGTCCCATAATCGGGAGCATGCCGAGCTGCTGGGCGACCATTTGCCCTTGGTTACCCACGGTGTTCATGATCTGTTCGGCCGACGCCCCGGAAATCCCAGAAGCGATACCCATTTCAGACATGACACGCGTTACGGCCCCAGGGTTGGACACACCGGCCGCCTTCAGACGACCCATGTATTGGATCGCTTCTTTCACAGACGTGGTGTTGGCCACGGCCATGATCATCTTCACTGAATCAGCCATGCCTTCGACACGCTTCTTCATTTGGTCGACGTTCATGTTACCGATATCGTTGAAGATACCTGCCTGCATGCCATAGTCGGCCATCGCTGCGTAGTCACCCTGCTCGAACCCGAGGTCACGGGTGTTCGATTGGGTAAACGCACGGCTCAGTGAGTTAGCGTGACGTGCGGACATCCCGAAGGTGCCGACGTTAGGGCTCGAGATGCCACCGACGAATTGGTTTGCCGTCCCGGCCAGCATCGCGTCTTCACCACGGCGAATCCCGATGTAAGGCTCAGAGATGTAGTAGTTTGCCGCTTTCGCAGCTGCCGCACCGGCTAACAGTGGTGCAGCGATACCACCGACCAGTCCACCGATCACAGCGCCGCCGGCTCCCAGAGCTCCTCCGGTACCGGCTAATGCTCCGCCCAGGCCGAAAGCACGACCGGCAGCACCGATCATACTACCGACGAGGGAGCCTGCACCGCGGCCGGCCATAGAACCCATTGCTCCACCGAGAGACTGGGTCGCTGCGGTACTTGACCATGCAGCGGCAGCCGAAGCCATCCCTTCTCCACGGTAAATCGAGCGGGCGTAAGCTGCGGAACGGTCGAACAGGCCGGATGCTGGAGAGCGAGCGGCGACACGCTGGCCGAAGAACTTATTCGCCCCGTACCAAGCGGCTAACGGTACGCCGATCTTGGTGACGCCTTCCATAGCAGCGTCGGAGTTCATAGTGTTCAACGACCAGTTGTTGGCACGTTCTTCCTGAGACGGATCGCTCGCGTAGTTCCCGAAGGTATTCTGGAACATGTACTGTTGACGCATAGCGTCCATGTACCCACGATTGACCGCGAAGGGGTTGTTGGGGTCAGTGTCCGACGAGTACGCCGGACGGAAGTTTGACATGTACGCCGGAGTCGTATACGCCGGGTTGATCCCGAAGCCCTGGTACGTGGACATCGGTCTCTGGGAGAACATATTATCGGCCATTCGTTAATTCCTCTAGTCCCGTCACTTTGAGGTTAGTGTTACCTTGATCATCACGAACCATCTGGGCTTCTGGCACCAGGTGCTTGATGTGCTTATCGTAGTATTCCAACATCTCATTGTAGTGGGCTTTCTTGGTGTCAGCCGAATCAAATATCGCGTTAGAGTATTCGGTAAGGATCGACCTAGCAGAGGTAGCGTTGTTTAGCCCGCCTGCTACAACAGCCATGAGTTTTCTGGACTCCTGAGACAGTTCACTCAGGGCGTATTTCCGAAAGATTACATCCCTCGGGGAGCCCAGAACATCCGGGTCGATCCCTTTCATGTAGAGACCGACGCGGAGTTTACCCCATGGCTGTTTTAGAAATTTTCCTTGCCGTATTCAACGGCTTGGAGAACATTCTGGTCGAACTTGCCGAGTTCCCCTGCCAGGATAATGATTGCCGGCGAAGGTAAGCTGCTGACGTACGTGTAGCGGTCAGAAACGCTCATGTCTCGTAGATCTGTGCCGTTGTAATCCACCAGCGAGTACGCCAGGGTCAACAGGCTGCTTTGGTTCTGATAGCTGAGCATCGTATTGAACGTACGGCCGTCCAACTTGGTGGTCATGTCGTTGTCTTCTTTCGCTGTACGGCTACGCAGGGTAGCACGGTAGCGAGTACCCAGGTGAACCACCTCGGTGTAAGACCCTTCGAACATGATCGCATCGAAAATCTTGAGGAAGTAAGCTTTACGCTCTTCCGTCAGATCTGGTTCCTTATCTTCCTGATCCACTTTCTTTGTAACTTCAGGGTCTGGGACAGGTGCGTCCTTAACTTCTTCAGGGAAGAGCTCCCCTGCGGAAGCCACGTCGTTCATGCTGAAGCTGTCATCTGCGAACAATTCATTCATTTCTTTCTTGGCGCCAATCTTCTTGCTTGTCATGTTGTTTCCTCTTGATGGTATTTTAGATTACTCAGTGTAGCTGAAGTCGCCACTGATGTATTGATAGGCCACGTTGCCGAAAACCACGGAGTGAAGCCAATCATCCGGCTCATCTGGGTGGTGACGATACACTCGGCGTCCTACCGTCGTTTCTTCTTCGAAGATGTTCAGGGCATCGGTCCACATCCCTTCGGTCAGTTCCCAGCACGGGGACACGAAGGACTTCTGACCTAGACGCCACTTCATGAGTACGTTATCAATCGCTTGGGAGCGGTCGGCGGCCAGGTACTGACCTTCGCCATCCCAACGAAGACGCTTCTTCGCTGCAACGTAGTTTATCATGATGACCTTGTTATGGCCTAATTCCTTTTGCATCAACTGACCCTGAAGCACACCGACACCGCGGTCAGAACCGATGATAGATACGTTCCACTTACGGGCCATTTGGCAGCACTTGTCGACCTGCTCGAGGATATGAATCCCCTGCATCTTACGGGACTCCAGGAGGTAGCACTTGCCGTAGCCATCATAGCCGAGAGCCGTGGCGACGGTGTAGGACTTGACTCCACCCGTTACTGACCAGTCGATGCCCAGTACCGTCTTCACGATGGTCGGAGCGATCGCCGCCCAGACAGGGTTCGAGAAGTCCTGAGGATCAGCCCAGCCCTTCCATGCCGGTACGCAGCAGTCCATCGCTTCACGCATTGACAGTGAGCGTCCGGAGAGGTCCGTTGCCAGACCGAAGACTTCGTTGGCCAGCGTGGCCGGAGTATACAGTCCGCCGTCCTGAGCCTGCTTCACTTTGTCGATCATACGGGCCCACTTCTTGGGCTTGGTGTTGTCACCGATCACGAGCTGCGGAAGGTGGAAGCCGACTTTGTCACGGATAGACTGGTTCGTTGCGACCCACTGCCCGGTTCCAACGTCGATGACCTTACCACACTTGTCACAGGACGGGCCGGCCGGTTGGCAGATCTTGATGCACGTTTCGTAGTCACGAGGAATAACCCAGTGATTACAGTGCGGACACTTGCTCGCCCATTCTAATCGGTTGGTACGCAGCCACAACTGCTCGAGGGTGTTAGCGGAAGACTTGGACGTGCCAGCCAGTACCTTGAAAGCATACTCGGAGGCGTTCAGGATTTCGAAGATCGGCGGGAGTGCGTCATAGGACACATCCTGGACTTCGTCGACGGTCAGCAGGTCCGCCATCAATCCACGGATACGGTCAGCGTCGCTTTCGGTCTGAGCGTACGACAGGTAAATCTTAGAGCCGTTCGAGAAGGTCTTTTCGAACACGTTGCTCGTGTCGCTGGTTTTACGGAAATACTTCTTCACCAACGGCGACTCCAAGAAGGAGTCGAGGTATGCATTCGAGAAACGCTTCGCCTGGATCTGGAAAGGAGCGATGTAAAGGGAGTTGAAGTACCCCTTACCGATACTCTTAGAAACCAAGCGGCCTCCTAGGGATACGGACTTACCGATCTGACGTCCGGCCTTGAAGACCATCAGGTCCGGGTCGATGTCATAGATCTTGGTGAAGGGTTTGTAATCCGAGAAATTGATCGGTTTACCCTTCAGTTCCAGCAGGGCCGCAGCCAGCTGGGAAGACGTTGCAACTTTCATAAAAAATCTCCATTTAGGTATTCAATATTTTAGAATACCTTGGTATAATGACTTTGGTGTAGATTACTACGCTAAAAACAAAAAACCTAAACTAAAGGAAAATCCAATGTCTCAAGTAACTTCTACCGTAATCCACATCCCAGGCCGTGAAGCAACCACTCTGACCGGTATGGACGTAAAACTCGAAGACGCAACTCGTCAGTTCGACGCAGCATTCCAGACCTCCACTATGGACAAGCGTGAAGATATCGTTGACGGCGTACGTCACATTTACTTCAGCCGCCGTACTGGTACTAAAGGCTGATCCATTAGGGTCAGTTTCCAAAGAGGAGCCTTCGGGCTCCTTTTTCTTTTTTAGTTGCTGGAGAACACCATGTCAGCAATCAGTTCGTATCAAGGCTATTCCTCGTTAGCCGGTCAGAGTTACAGCCTGGAACTCGAAGAGATCTTAACGAGACTTCCCGAAATGTTCCAACGGCACGGCGTTAATATCGACGTCCTGGGTCACCGCCAAGTAACCCCTCTGCCAGGCGAAGAACCTCATCCTGAAGTCGTTTCCCAGATGGCCGGGCAGGATAACTCCGGGACACTCTCTACGATGCGTCAGGGAGTGGATAACCTTCGCAATATCTCTATGCGTATCAATGCAGCCGTCTTCGCTCAGTGGGCCCGACCGGTGCTTCCCCAGACCCGCCCCGTAGAAGCCGCTCTGCAGCGTATCGTACAGGGTACTGCCGGCCACCGTATGGATCCGTTCATGGATCTCATTATCAAGTTTTTACGCAAAGATATCAAGCACCCAATTCGTAACCTGCCGATCTTCGATGCGAGTATTGGCTTCGGGATGGGTGTTCCGACTAACCCTGCGTTTAGTGAAGCGATTGGGACACTCGGGGAAGTCTATTCGGTAGGCCCACGTCGAGCGTCCGGTACTGTCGTCGAAGATACACCGGTGATCCGCCGCTATCTTCGTTATCTTAACTACCTGGCCCGCCAAACCGGTATGCATGTGGTGTGGATGCCAACGTCCTTTGATACACATCCAGCGATACGGGCGGCAACGGTCTCCGTTCAGATGACGAACGGCCAACCTCGAATTCTCGGGGAACCTCAGCGTCTTCGAGGGTTGGCAGTCTACCTGCTCGGGGACTACCTTCGTTGGGCACCACTGTCCCGCTACGAGTTCCTTCAGCAGCCGGGACAGGTGATGCTCGAAGACCCAAACATGTCTTACGTGCCCATTCTTAATGCCCACCTGCCCTCGATTTCGGCAGCACTGTTAACGTTAGGAGCGTTCTCTCCATGCAAGATCTTCTACAAAGACTTCAGAGCGCAAACGAGCTCACGGCAAGCGGACCCATCGCCTTCGACCTCATCCACGCCAGACTCCGAGCAGATACCGTTCTAGAGTCGATGATGGTTTTGTCTAATCTTCGCGTTCAGATCACTCGCCAGGCACGTGGTAACAACATCCGTGAGCGTATGCCTGAATTCCATTCTTACCGTAACCTCAGAACGGGGAGCACTTTTATATGAGCAGCGGTCTTAATATCACGATCTTCGACACGCACGTCCGTGTGCCGAACGGTACGGGATCTTTCAAGAACATCTCCCGTGCTGACTTCATTGAAGAGGTCAAGCGTATGGAGAGTAATGAACCCGCCCGGGCGACTGCCGGGACGGCGTTCCGTTTCCCTAATGAAGTACTGACGGCAGAAATCTCGCCGGCACAGTGCCGCTTGTTGATGTACTTCCCGGCGGCCAAGCGTACCGTGAAGCATATTCGAGGGGGTAATCGCAAAGCGGATTCCTATGAGATCCCGTTCCCGGCGACGCTCATCCACGTTACGATGACGGCAGACGCAGCCGGCCGTTGGGTTCTCCAGCAGCCACGCTGGTACTGCACGGACATGAACATCGATGAAGTCCCGAGCATCCGCGGTCTGGACTTCACTCCACGTAACCGTATCTGGCCACTTCCTTTCCCGAACCAGTATGGCGATGGCCGCATGTGTGTCGGTCAGAACAACTACAAGTCGCTCTACACGAACGACCTGCGTGGCATGAACGAACTGTTCTACGGCGTGTTGATCGATTCTGCGTTCAACGATGACCTGGGCGTTCGTATCAACTTGAATATCAACCCGGATAAGTGGTTTGAGAAACTGTCAAGACTGGACGAATTCCCGTTCAAATACCTAAGCGGCTATGTTGGCCAATCCACTGTTGCAATCGATGATGAAGACGAGGAAGAAGATGAAGATTGATTTGATGCCATTCATGAGCGTGCTGGTTACTGAAGAAGCTTTCCTGGCCGCCACTCCTGAACTGCTCCAGACGCCGATCGTTAACGTCCTGGGCAATGACGGGCAAATGTACGTGTACTCTCGCTTCTCCCTCGGCCGCTCCATGCTGACGGCGTCGACCAAGACCACGCTGAGCAACGGTAAGCCTTCGATCCTGAAGGAAGAACTGCAGCCACTGGCCTTCGGTAACAAGATCCCTTCGGCTATGCTGGACAAGATCCTGGCGTTCTTCAAAGAAGTCATGGAGATGACCGGCTCGTCTGGTAAGCATGGTGAATACGAAGCGATGGCACACATCGTGTGGAACACTCGTACCAAGTCCTACCGTATCGCTATCCCTAAACAGAAAGTGTCCAAAGCGGCAGTGACGTACACCTGGGAACACGTTGACGAAGATTACGAAACGGTTATCTTCGACATCCACTCACATAACACCATGGATGCTTTCTTCTCCGGTACTGACGAAGCTGATGATCGCTCGTACATCGGTATTTCCGGTGTGGCCGGCCGTCTGAACACCGACGCTAAGCTGATCTGGCGCTTCAATGCCTTCAAGCAGAAAGTCAAAATGGAGTACGGTGACATCTTCGACGCCCCAGAGAAATCTGCGATGCCGGAAATGCAGGAGTGGATGGATAAGGTTACCATCCCACCGGCCTACGTTGCTCCGTCCTATGGCAATGGCTATTCGTACAAGCCGGGCGGTGCTGACCCAAAGTCGGAAACGCGTGTGTTCGGGGTTGCAAGGGACCGTGCGGGCATCGACGACCAATCATCTATTGAAGACAATCTGTTCTCTGGTAACGAAAGCTCTTGGTATGATAAAAACCGGGATTTTCCAGGGGCCGGGCTCGGGCTGGACGACTTAGCCGAAGACCTGGCCGATAAAGTCTGGAATGAAGAAGACGATGAGTTGAACGCAGAAGTGGCTGCAGTACTGGCCAAGCGTGTCGTCGAAACAGAAACCCTCTATGACGCCGGCGTGTTCGTCGTGACTAACCGTGCGGAAGCCGCTGCGGCGATCGCTCGTCTGAACTCTGATTACACCATAGGACAATAAGATGTTTACAACCAGAACTGAACAGATCATGAACAACGTGATCGTCGTAGGTTGTGGTGGTACCGCGGGTCGCTTAATCCCACTGATCTCTCAGTTGATGAGCCGCGGTGCGTACCAGGATCTGTTCCCTACGATCACCCTGATCGACGGGGATGAAGTCGAGGTGAAGAACCTCAATCGCCAAAACTTCATTGCTGAAGATGTCGGTCGTAACAAGGCGGAAGTTCTGGCTGAGCGTTATGGGAATGCTTTCGAGATTCCTATCATCGCGATCCCACACTTCTATGAAAACAGTGGTGACCTGCGTTCCTGGTTAGTCAGTCGCCTGCCAGAAAACATGCGTCGTCTGGTAGTGGACCGTCCGTACACGATTTTCCTGTGTGTGGACAACATGGTCGCTCGTTTCAACATCATCTCTGGTGTCATTCAAGATACCCGGGCGACCGGCGTCATGAATACCATCATCGATGCAGGCAACGAGAACACCTATGGTCAGGTTCGCGTCTTCCACAGTCGTTTAACGGAAGATTGGACTGAGAGCACTGCTATCCTGGATCGTCTGGTCGGCGGGACGGAGAAGCTCGACATCCGTCTACCCTACATCCCGTGTCCGATCGGGGAGTATCTGGATGGCACCCTGTACAAGGGCAATCCGGATGCATCCTGTGCGGACTTGGAACAGACCGGTGCAGTGAATGCTCAGATGGCTACGGGCATGTTCACGATCTTCCAGAACATCTACATGATGCTGCCGATCGGTGTCGAAACGTGGTTCTACGATATCCATAACGGCAACGACCAGACTCGTCTGGCTCGCTCGTGGATTGAAGATCTGCTGTACGGTACGCGTTACAAAATCGGTGAACGTGCGAAGGACCTGGATAAGTACCCAGTGGATAAACGTGCGGTAACTTCACTGACCAGTACGGCTCAACTGTGGGATGTGGTTAAAACGAAAGTAGAAGAAGGGCTGAAGAAGGGGACACTTGAAAGAATGTCCCCTGAATTGGCTGAGGCCTTAGGACTCTAAGTCCACGCGGCGTTCTCGCTGGGCAACGTCGGGGGAATCTGAAACGCTAAATACTGCGAATTCAGTTCCTTCGGCGTTGAACATTTTGAGAATGCCGCTTTTTTTATCCCAAGACCACGAACCAGTACCGACGGCCTGCAGTTCTGCCAGAACGGCGTTCCCCGCTTGAATGTCCGTGTGCATCGCGTTCAGTTTGGTCATGATGTCTGCTAAAGTTGGATCCATATTAATTCTCCTTAGAGAAGACACCCACCATTTTCTGGTGGTGTTCAAGCAATTTCTTATCCCGTGCTCGGTGAACGAAGCTCATCAAGTCCGTACGAGGCAGGGATAACAGAGAGACCTGGGCCTTGTGGTATCCCAGATCGTGGTAACGTTTAGACGGGTCGCCATTAAGTTCCGCGACACGAGCCCGCTCCATTTGATTGAGCTCGTGCCACCGTTTGGTCTTCAACCTAGTGTTTCCCCGTTCACGACGGATCTCACCAAGTGTCATAGTCGCTCCATGGCCAGTCCGTACAGACGGATTGCTTCGGCTTTGTTACGGGCCGCTTCCGGTGTTTCCCACTGATTCTCGAAGGGCTCAGTGATGAAATCGAACGGAGGTGGAGCGGAACCGTAACCTTCATCGCTCAGGATGTAGTGGCAGATACGCGTGATAGCGTGGCTGAACTCAATCCCCGGGACGATTCTTTTTAGCTCGTAAAGACCCCACGCCAGCTCCAGAGAGTTTGGCATGTAGACAACCGTCGGGTCGACGTAGTGGCCATTCGCCGCTTCGACGAAACGCAGGAAATACGAGGCGTCCGTTTCAAATAGGTGTGGATTATGGGCCAGACCCTTGAGCACCGACAGCTGAGACAGCATGGCCGGCGTCAGGACGTGGCCGAGATCCAAACTAATGGTCTCCAGCTCCATCTCTGGCCAGTCTTTGCCGTATCGGGCGTCGAGCGTGTTCTTCAATTTGCTTAGCATTTGCACAGTCTCGCGAGTAGTTGTTTCTCAGGAAGCGGCAGGGCTTCTACACCACGCTTCAGATTCATCAGGTCGCCGGAGAGCAATTGGGCCACGTCATCACCGATTGCAGACTGGATAGCCGCAGCGGGCAGGGCCTGTAGGGACATAGCGGGAACAGTCTTGCTGCCCAGATTCACAGTGATGGAGCGGTCGATCGCTTCTTTGGTGAACCAGAAGGCATCACGGTAGAAGTCGCCAAGGTATCCAGACTGTTTTTCAAGGTAGAGCACGGCACTGGCCAGGGCACGGTTTTCTTCAACGGTCAGTTCATCCGGGTTAGTAGCGGACAGGATACTGGCCATCTTCGAGAACCCTTTGTTACCAGTCGTCTTCGCACGGCATTCTACTGCCAGGACAGCCGCTTCTTTGTTCAGCTTTCCGGCACCGGCGTACAGGCGAACCAATGGTGACTCAATTTCTTCGGCATAGTTATCATACAGGGCTGCCGCGGTAGAGGCAACCTTCTCGATATCAATCAGGCCGGAGCAACGAGATTCCAGGATGGCTTCTGCAGTACGCAGCTCGTCGGTCACGCCACGTGCTTCCATGGAGCGGTCGGCAGCGGCTTTCACCAGCGTACCGGTCAGGTCAGAGACCTGTTGGGTCAGACCGTACAGACGAACAGCTTTGTTCACACGGGCGACGTCATCCATATCAACGACTTGGTGGGCGACCTTCGTGAGGTAAGCGATTTCCAAGGCAGACGCTACAGTGCTGTCCTTGTCTTTAGTCGGGAAGATCTCTTCCGCGTACGCTCTTTTGATGAAACCGGAAGCGGCAGGTACCAGCTCCAGGACGTTCTTGATTGCATGTAGTGACATTAGTGTGTTCCTCGTTTCTCGTTCAGCAGATCACGGGCTAGTTGTGCCAGTTGTGATAAGTTTTCATTGTTGCTTTGATGAGCCCCGTTGTTGGCGGAGATCGAATCAATTACGTGTTGGGCTGATTCCGGAGAATACCCAAGGTCTCGATGAGAGTTTAAGAGAATATCCTGCATGGTCGTGCCGGCTTCCATTGCACCCTCAGTTTTCTTCACGTAATGGTCAAGAGCGTCAGCCTGTACGGGAACGCCAGAACGAATCTTGTTCATCACCCGCTCAGTGACCCCGTTCGTTGGATCCACTTCCTCGTGAGCGGCATCGTAGTAACCCAGGCGGGCTGCCGGGATCGCTGAGTTCAAACCGATTCCACTGACGACGTTCGCTACCGGTGCCAGAGAGAATCCTGAACGGGCTACACGGCCACCGACACCACCGAACATTGCGGTAGCCATACCTTCCCCACCTTCTTCGGCGTCAGCCAGGCCCGAGTACAGAGCGGCGGCGTCACGGCGATCGGCCAGGATATCCAGTGCAGAACGGATCAATCCGCCGGCAGCACCGATCGCCGCACCGGTACCCACCAGAGCACGGACAGTCTTGTTCCCAGAGAGCGACTTCAGTGCCCCGAGGACACGGCCTTTATTGGCCCCGGAACCGAGTTCAATCCCCAGAGGGATCAGGGAGGCCAGCGGGATGGTAGCCGCAGCACCACCGATGGTGTTCTTCAGTACGTTACCGGCCATACCGGAGACGGACGGTTTATGATCTTTCATGCGTTCACGCAGTCCAGCAATCACTTCTTTCTTATCGGCGAGCGGAAGGCTAGCAAACTGGGGATTCGATAGGAGAGAGGTGAACGGCTGGCCAGCTTTGTAAGCTCGGTGCATACCCCCGATAATTTCACTATTCGTTAATGACATCGCGTTACCTCGTTAGTTGATACTGATATTTTAGCTACAACGCCCTGTAACGTCCAGCGTCCAGAAATGTTACAGACAAAAGTGTTGTAAACCAAGAGTTTAGAGCGTTTTGTGACATTGTTACATGGGAACATGAGAAAGTCACCCTTATTAGAGACATCTTACCCCTATACATACATTACTATGGATTCAAAATAAGGTATATATAGGATGCTACTACCCTCTAGGGGATAAAGGGGGTGTGTGTTTGGAGACGTAGTTCCTGTCACAATGTCACAAACTCAATAAACGCTGAGATAACGGTATAACTACTTTGAGCAATCATCCCTATGCTAAGTCAATGGGGAACTTAGCAGGGATGGGATTACGGGGCTAAATCCCGTTGGAGGTTTCATGCTTGCTCGAGTATCACTGCTTCACTTTTTAACGTTTATTCAGACTATCGCAGCGATTATAGTGAGAGAGGCTATTAAACGAGGTATCATCTAGGGGGATTTGTGGAGAAAGTAACCAGCGTATTCAGCTTCCGGCAGATGGGAGACCAGCAGCTCAACCCGTTCGTTGAGAAGGCTAGTTTCGTCACCCGGGATCTTGAGTACAAGCGTAACTACTTCATCGTGGCAGACCGAGAAGAGGGCATTACGACCTTCGCGTACTGGCCGGTGAAGTTTGAAGTAAACGGTGACCTACTGCGGTTCCAGAAGTTCCCGGGGATTCTCTCCGACGGATTCCTGGTGCTGCCGAAGAACCGTGTGATTGAAATCAACATCGACGAACTCTCTCGTGGCAAAGTCCGCCTGGGTGACCGTTCGATCCCCTTCGCTGATTTTGCCCAAGCCAATCAAGGCCTGACTCAGGTTGTTACTGATGAAGGTATTCTGAACGTGCTCGGCGAAGTCGACGTCTTTACCTATTCCGCTAACCCGCGGGCTCATTGGATTTAAAGGATACTATGAACTTATTTATCGATGGCACTTACGTACCTACTATCAAACCGTTTGCCAGCAACATGGTAAGCCTCGAGTTGTTCTCCCAGGCCATCACTGATGTAACCCTGGATGAAAGCGACGCTCTGGATTGGCTGGAAGAGCATCACGGTCTCGACGTTGATGATATGAATGCCGATTGTGAAATCGCCCAGTTGGTCGATGACAAACTGTATGTCTGCCCGGGTCAGTTGGCCGAACTCTTCACCGAAGCTTACGGCAACGAATACGAAGACGTTCTGCAGCGTATCGTGGCTCACCTGGATAGCGACGCAGCGGTGCTGAACCTGACCGGTCGTGGCATTCGGATCACCCCAGAGAAAACTGAAGAGCAACTGCCACTGGTGGGTACAGCTGCAGTTAACGGTGTGGTTATCGAAGGTGATGTTAATGTTACCGGCGGTCCGATCAGTGCTAAAGAACTGGGTGAGATCTTTGCTGGCTCTCCGCTGGCTGAAATCTATGAGAAGTCCCAGGGTGCCGACGCACCTCCTATGCATACCTCTTCACTGAGCATCGACGGCCATCTCGTAGAGGTTCTTCACCGTAGCCCCCTCACCCGCGTGTATCACATTCGCGGTTTAGTCGGTGCGGTGTACGACGTATGGTATAACCCCGATCACGTCAAGCAGGTCTTGATTGCTAACCGTCAGTCATTCGGACCTAACGAAGTGATCAAGCACGGGGATGATTTCTATGCTACCTCCGGTGCTCTGGCCAAGATCGTCCATGGTCTGTCCCCGATCGCAGAGAATCAATCTCTGATGCTTAAGATTCTGCAGCAGTATGAAGCGAATCCTGAAGTCGGTTGTGTAGTGGATTTCTTCGGTAATCCAATCTACTAATGGTTGGGCCCTTCGGGGCCCTTCTATTCTTTTTTAGGAGAGAAGCATGAAGGTACAGCACCGTGACGGTGGCCGGGAAGAGACCGCGATCCTCTGGAACGATAACCTGGAAGAGTTCCGTCCGCACTTCTATCAGGTCGAACAGGAAGATACCGTCCTGAAGATCACTCACTACGGCCAGGAGTACCTCATCGAGAGTGGCCGAGTAGTGTTTACCGGGGAACGCCCCCTGGATATGTCGGAAGCGAAATTCAATAGCCGCTACCGTAAGACGGCCGGTGAGTACGCCGAGCAGCTGTCTGAAGCGACCGACGATATCTTATTACTGAAAATGCTCATTGAGGAAATGAAAGATGATTACTGTTAACGGTACGCATATCAGCATCGACCCCGGCGGCCGAGTAGATCCAGACTGCATTATCGCCTTGTTCGGCCGAACGGTTGACCTCGATGAATACCTGGGTGGACGACGGGAAGAACTCCTGGATAACTCCGACAGAATGGACCGGGTTGAGGCCGTTAAGATGGCAACTCACTTTGACGCGGACTTCGGGAGAAAGATCGAGCATCTCCTTGAAGGCCTCACCTATCTTCGACGGGTCTGTGGGTGGCACTTGGAAGCGGAGATCAAGGCGCCTAACCTGAGAATGTACAAAGGGGATGTCAAGGCACACTTTCGTAACCCCGACAACATGATCAAGGCAGTATTCGACGACATGTACTTCCACAAGCTGTCCTTGGAGTTCTTCGGGGTCGGTGAGTACGGCGTCATCAAGAACAAAATGACCAAAACCCAGCAGGAGCACTACGATAAACTCGTGCAGTGCCACCGTTATCACCGCATGCGGGATGCCGGTCGAACGACCTTCATCAAGGATGAGGTTAACCGCTTCATGGTGGAACTCATTGGGTATAACTCTACGGAATACGACGTAGAAGGAACGGATTGGGCATGAAACTCTACCGCTTCCACCACGGCCTCTTTGGAGAGATTCTCAGCTCGATCCCTCAGGAAGATCTCCTGAACCGCCTTCGTCAGCAACCGGACCTGGAGTTCCTCGAGTCGACCACCCTTAAGTTCTCCTCCGGGCTTCAACTGACGATCTCCGACCACGAAGATATCAGCAAGCCGTCCTGCCAGCTCTGCTCCGACGTCATGACCCTGGTCTACCAGCACTGCTGCTCCGGGACCTACGGTTGGTTCGTCGACCTCTGTCTGGCTCTCGAGAGTGCAGAGCTGATGGGCTCTCACGCCGAGTTAAGTACGCCGCAGGTCCTTCAATTCCTCGCCCTGGTGGCCACTTTCAGTGACGTGAATTCCACGCCAGTGCTGCTATATATGACTGATTTACTGGTATAAGAATAGTACAGATAGATAGGAGCTGTGCTATGTTTGACGGAATGTTAGTGAAGTTGCGTGTTGTAACCCTGCCGAGATATCTCATCATTATCCGGCTGATCTCATCTCACGTGTGCCGCTGGGGCGTACGTGTAGGATTCCTCTAACCCAAGAAGGACTTAACAATGGACACGATGTCATTGGACGTTAATGTTGTTGCCATAAAACAGTAACCACCTTCTCTTTCGGGAGCCTTCGGGCTCCTCTTTTAGCTAAAACGCCCTGAGAGCCTCTCTACGAGGTTCCAGGGCGAGGCAAGGTGATTGTACCTTTTTAGATAAAAAACGCCTTAGGATGCGTCTGGCTCATCCGAAGTAGGCGTTCTGAGACACGCCATCGCCGGACAGGATGTCTCCGTCAGAAACGGGGTCACCTTCTCGGGCAGCAAAGCGTCCTTCGATCCGGACCTTCGAACTCACACCGAGCACAAAGCACTGGCGGGTTCGGTCATCCTTGTGATGGGTCTCACCACCGGAGCCGAGCAGCAGCACCGGTTTGCCGTTCACGAAGACCTTCGTGCTGGGGTTACCGTAGAGGGCAACGCGGGACCATCCAGTGATTCCCGCTGTCAGAGTGCCGACTACCGCGACCTTAGCCAAGGTTGATTGTCCCACGCGGAATAACGGTGAAGTCCCCGGTAGTGAACGTCGTGTTACCCCCGACGTTGAAATCCAGGTCACCCTGCGGGCTCACCTCCATGTCAGCAGAGCAGGTCATCTTGATCTTCCCAGAGCGGGGGATCTCAATCGTTGCCTGTCCGGCCGCCGAGAGGATATAGCCGTCCTTATTACCGTCAAGGGTAATATCACCACCGATGTCCAGGTGCACCGAGCTTTCATTCATGTTGAAGAACGTGGTGTCTCCTCCGTGGACCTTGACGAACGAACCGCTGATCGTGTCGTCTTTCTCGACGATACTCGCCCCCGTCTGGATCAATTGGTGGCGACGCCCGGAGATGTAATCCGTCTGGGTACTGGTCTCTACCCCGTCAGCATTGAAGAAGGAACGCTTCGAGAGCTCCCCTCCGTCAGCACCACCACCGTTACTGGCCACGTTACCCCGGATTTCCCGGAAGGCTGGGCGATCGGAGCGAGCGTCGCTGGTGGAACGGAAGAATTCGTGCTTAGAGTAGCATCCGCCGCCGGTCGATACCTTGTACGTGCTGTCCATGTCGGTAAAGTGCTCGAAGTTACGGGATACGATACGGACCATGTCGTCGTACTTGCTGGTCATCACCATCGCCGTCGGTGACGACTTCATCATCGCCGTGCCACCGCGGAGCAGGGCAATAATGCCACCACCCTTGCTGGTCTTCACCCAGTCGCCGGGACGCTGGTCCGCCGGGCCCGACGAGCTGATCACGTCAGGACTCTGTGCCTTTGAGAAGTCCGCCAGATCTGCCGGTACCACACCCTGTTGTCCGAGAGCCGGCTTCGCTGCCGCTTGATCACGGTTCAACGGCTGGGCCATCGATCCGATGATCACGTATTCGTTGTTCTGCAGGCGAACCATCACTACACGATCCCCTTCATTCGGGGAATACTCTTGAAGCCAGCGGACACCAGGAAGGGTCTGGCCTGCTTCACCACGCACTTTAGCCTCACAGCGAACCAGGTCGACCCCGGCCACGTAACCATTTAAGAATGCACCGGCGGATCCGCCGGCTTGTTGCCCTGTTGTGAACATAGTTTTTCTCCAATAAAAAAGGGCCCGAAGGCCCTTTCACGTTAGTGTATCCGTTACTGCAAGTCAACCGGTACTGCACGGTCGAACTCGATCTGGACGTTCTCAGCGATGACCGGAGCCTGAGCCTGAACGTTGAACTGCCAGCCGGACATCATGCAATACTCGAGGTACGCAGCACCCAGAATCTTACCACGAAGACCAGAAGTGCCTTCCGAACCCTTGGTCTTGAACAGCATCAGCAGACCGAACGGTACCGCCATGGTTTCTGAGTCAAGGTTCAGGTACAGGTTAGACACGCCCGGAGCCTTCGTACCCTGTGCATCCAGTGTATACTTACCGGCAAGCAGAGAGTTACGGTTATATGATTCCTGAGTCAGGACCTTCAGAAGGTTCTGCTGGTCAGCAATCATTGAAGAGATCTGCATTTGGCTGATCGTCTTACCGCGGGTGAAGAACGAACGGTTTGAACCGATTTCGAACATACGCTGCAGCTGTGCACTGGCAGAGAAGCTGAATGAATCGATCAGACCGATTGGGTGCAGCTTCGTAGTATCGCTACCGATACCTGTAAAACGGGCCGGACCGGCAAACAGAATCGTGGTATCTGGGGTTGCTGAACCCTGAGAGAAACGCTCCAGGCCATCACCAGAGGCCAGACCATCGACGTACTCACCTTTCCAGTCCCAAGCAGCTGATAGACCTTCGTTATCAGTAGCAACGCCCAATGCGTCATTTGGTGTAGACATGTTTAATTCCTCTTGTTAGTTGTACTGATTTTACAGTCCACTCGTAATCCATCATAACTCCTAAAAGGGGCCCGAAGGCCCCCTCCGTTAGATCACCAAGTGGATGTTGGTGTAGTTGTTCGGATCGACGATGCTGGTGTTCATGATCAGCTCGATCGTGTCTTTCGACGTAGCGCTCTGAGCCAGGCTCACGATCGTGTAATCGATCAGTGGAGCACCGATACGCGGCAGCTTCTGGGTCTTCAGGTTCTCCGACGCCGAGATGATAGTCTGGCGGATTACACGCAGAGTATCGTCGATGATGTTCCAGCTACCGATGAATGGATCGACCAGATCCTTGTAGAAGTAGGACAGGTAGTCCCAGTTCTTCACTTTCAGGATCTCGCGGTATTCCAGGACGGTCATGTCCGTGGTCAGTTCGTGACGGCAGTACGGCGGAGCCGACTGGTTGTCCTGCACGAAGATACACGTACCGGCAGCCGCCATGGTATCCAGATCATCGCTACCGAAGTAGTAGTTGCTGTTCTTCAGCGTTTCGATCCCGGCCACAGTCAGGTTCGTAAAGCCCTGCTGTACTGGGAACCCTGCACCCATCCCTGCCAGAGCACACGCCAGGAAGTACGAAGGAACGTACTTAACGACGGAGTTCTCGGTCACACCAACCAGGCACGGCATCACGTGTACGACACGGTTGCTGGCGAAGTTAGAGGAGATCGCAGCGATGTTCTTGGCTTTGCTCGGAGCGTCCAAGTTACGGTAGATCTCGAACTGAGTCACGTTGGTTTCAACTTCAGGGATATAACCGGTTTCGCCGGTCAGGCCTGTTTTGACACCCAGCGTGGTGTTGCTGTAGATCGTATCGATCTTGAATGCACCCTCAATGGTCGCATCTTCTGCGTCGATGATAGAGAGCATGTCGCCAGACTCGATGCCGTCGTTCAGGAAGGTTGCCCCTGGAACGGTCAGGATCATGTTGTGACGGCCAGCAGAGTCACCGATAGAGCTCTTCGTCAGAGCGTAAGAACCGGTGAAATCACCCAGGTTCAGAACGTCGCTCGGATCAGAAGATACCAGGGCCATACGCCACATGCCTTTCAACGGATCGGACATCTGAACGGCGTGTGCTTTAAACGCAGTCAGAACGGCCATCTGTGAAGTCAACGGCACCATGTAGTACAGGCGTTCGTTTTCGATCAGCTGCAGAGCGGCTTGGTAACCGGCCTGAGAATCTTCTTCGATCGCTACCGCACGGACGCTGGTAGTGGTGTTCGCCATCGTGATGCTCACGCCCAGGGCCAACGGGTTGGTCGTGGTCGGTGAACCCAACTGTGACTTCAGGTCGCCAGCGGTCTGAGTGATCGTCATGATCTCACGAGACTTGTCGATACGCAGAGCACGGTAACCGATGTACGACTGAAGGTTTGCACCACCATCCTGAGCCGGTGAACGTAGGGTATACGAACCGTCTTCAAGCGGGGTGTTCAGCAGCTGGTACTGGTTGCTGATCTTCAGGACTTCCTGGCCCAGGTAAATCTGGGAAACGTCAACGTCGTCCGCGTTTACACGGAAGATATTCACGTCGATGCCGGTGAACAGGTGGTACACTTCGAATTGAATCGTCTGTGTAGCATCCAGAGCGGCCAGCGAATCGGTCACTGACAGGGTCAGTTTACCGGCAGCCAGGCTCACGGAAGAGATCGTAGTTTTCACTACGTGCGTACCGTCACGGGCAATCAGGCTGTCGCCAGAACGAACGTGTGCACCCTTGTCACCCAGAGCCATCAGGGCCAGTGGGTTTGCGTCTGCGAAACCGAACTTAACGGCAGAGACGTCAACGGTGAACTTCGACGCAGTAGCCGGTTCAGCGAAAGTCAGGGATACTGCTGGGAACGCGTAGGTACGAACCTTGGCATTCATCAGGTACAGTTTGATTGACTCGTCGTTCACGACCTTCTGACCCGGATAGGTCGTATTGCCGTTGATCGCCAGATCAATCATTTTGCGTGCATCGCCAGTTTCAAACCAGTTAGCAACTTCGGTCGCCTTCGAGTTAGCCAGCGTGGTTTCGCTGGTAGGATCGATCGTCACTTCATTGTAAAGTGGACCGATAATGACCGCTTGGAGATCTGGCGTGACGTTCGCCGCTCCACCAGAGTTTTCCAACTCTTGGTACACCGCGGTACTAGGTTTTCTGTAAGCCATTATGCTTGTTCCTCACTGGTTGTTAGGTGTATGTTACCGAGAATCTTCTTCAGAAGAATAGTATCAGGGGTGTAATTCCACCGGTCTTCTACACTGTACGGTATCTGTACCTGTATTTTAAATTTCTCTTTGTCTTCCGTGATCGCTTCGCACTCAGAAATTGCAATCTGGTGACCGAAACGCAGGAAGCCAAACTCGGATTCGAACATCGGGCGATTGCGTACGACTAACCGGCGGACACCTTCTGCTAACACTTCGCAGGTTCCTTCACGATCAGCCTCGACAATCACCAGGATAGAGCTGTTAACGTCCTGACGCATCCCTTTCGTCGGCAACTGTTGTGGACCCTTAACGGATTCCTCGGAGTTGTTGATGAATTGAACCTGCTGTTGCAAGGCGCCTCTCTGGACGAGGATGCGTGGCATTTTCTGCGTGGCTTCATTACTATTATAATCGTTTGCCGAGGCAATCACGATTTTATTCAGCTTGACGTCAGCACTCCACGCAAAATCTCCCCCGTACATCAAGAACCACTGACGGACAGAGTCTCGGAACATTGTGACCGCCATCAGCGGCGTGTAGTTGATCATTTAAAACCCCCAGTTCTCTTCGAAGAAATCGACGTCCTCTGCGTTACACACCCCAGTTCTCCTCGAAAACGCCCCAGTCCTCTTCACGGCACTCGTTGCTGCCACCGAAAAGTCCCCAGTCTTCCTCTGAGCGGATACCTTCGCCAAATCCTACCATAAAAACCTCACTTGTGAATGTGTTTCGGGCGAACCCGAAGTGGTGACCAGCCGCCACGTTGTAGCAGTCGGTTCTCGATCGCGACCTTCGACAGTTGGGTCAGCTTGAAGATCTGACGCTGTGGAACGGTCATCATGGTCGTATTCTGGATCATCTCCACGCGATAGATCGTGAAGTCAGTTAACCGTAAGATGATATCATGGGTGCGAACAGTTGGGTAGTTCATCGTCCACGCCATCACTTGGTTTGGCTCATACTTACCAAAATACGTGTTGCTCTTGGTCCCGGCCCATTGGTTGAACTGCAGGAGTACCGAAATACCCTTGTAGTAACCGCCTTCATAGCTGGTCCCGTAGCAGTGCTCACAGTCGTCACGGGTAACTTTCTCCGCCCGTGCATCCCAGCAGTAAGAACAACGGGTGCCGTAATCCTTCTTACGGAGCACCACACACTCTACGCCGTAGAACTTGTCGAGCATGATCCACTCACGGCGGGTCATTTCTCTCCAACGCAGGAACTGCCAGTGAGGAAGCTTGTTCCCGATCACCTGTGGGGATGACTTCAGGATACGCCCGTCAGACAGCTTCACCTGAAGGATGTAGAACTCACGGCCGAACTTCGACGAATCGAAGGTATTGGTCACGGTGTAGAACGGTTCCGGGAAGAAGTTCGGTGTACACTCCCGGAACGGTCCTTCTTCGTTTTCTGACAGGAGAACACGGAACTGAGGGTTCAGAGCGAGCATTTCGCCAGGAACCTCCCAGTCCATGCGGATCGATTCAAACCAATCAGGGAAGAAGTTGATCCGCACGTCGAAGTATCCCAGCTCATCACCGACGATGACCGGGACTTCGGTAAAGCCTGTGAAATCCATCCAAGATACTTCTAAAGGTCTCATGCTATTACCACGCTGGGAAGGTTGAGTAGTCGGAACGTACGTGTTCCCATCCAGATTCCAGGTTCATCTGGATCTTTTCCTGCTTGGCCGCCGCCAGGAAGGCTTCACGGTAAATACCGATCATCTGAGCGTAGTACGGGAAACGTTCTTCGATCGGGATGTCCAAGCCACCATCACTATACGACATCGTGTTACGGGCCGCCAGTGCCATCTGTCCGCGGAACAGGTGGTAGATCGTCCCATCAAGCAGCGTGGTCAGGTACGGGAAGCCATCTTCTACGAAGTTGCTGCGGGGTGGCATGGCGTTATACTCAGACAGAGCAAACGTCTTGGCCAACTCCACGCGAGCATCGTGGAATTCCACGTCGTCAAGCAGGTGGTTGTTTTCAGGATTGTCCGCCAGGTAGTCACGGACCATTTGAGTTGTCAGCATAGGTTAATCCTTTGCGTCGTAGATCAAGCCGGAAACGATGTAGGAAGCTCGTTTCATTTCAGTATCGATCGACTTCATGTCCATTTCGGAGTGGTCATCTCTCCACGTGGCTAGCAGGACGCCAATCATGGTGCCATCCGCTGGGGACATCACCGGACACATGTAGGTTTTACGGGAGCCGTATTCCTCAAATTGTGTCTGGGCGACGATACTCACGACTTCTGCCGTCTTGGCCACGAGGACACACTCGCCATTTAACAGCGGGGTCCACATGCCAGCGAAGATCGACGTGGGAATGTTCTGGAAATCCATCAGAACTCGGGTCATACCTTTATCATCAGCTTCATAAGTACCGCTCATGTATGCGAAGCGGACACCGGTGGTGTTCTTCTTCCCATCATGCAGCTCGGCCACGATCAAGCGGTCCGAGTTGATTCTCTCACGATACGTCTCCATCACCGGGGTAATCTTATCGTCCGCCTTCAGGCGTTTAGCCAGGGACGTGTAATACTCCGTGTTTCCGGTCAGGTAAAGGTAAGAGATCTGGTACACTAACGCCCCGCCGCCAATCATCAGCAGAAGAGTGGTGGTCATCAGGAATTTCTTCCATGAATCTGTAGCGTGAGAGATCAAGATAAGTAGGGCTCTGATCTTATTAAACATAGTGGTATCCTGTGTTATTGTTTCTTGTACTCGTGCCTCAGAGCGGTCACACCTCCTGCGAGGGTTGCGGCCCTGGCAACGTGTGTCTTCCTGCGTTCTTTCGCGAAAGCCCGACGTTCTTCTTTCGTCCCGTATCGCTTCACGATCCGTTTCATGATTTTACTGTCTGTCTTCGGGTGAGCAGCGGCCCGACGGAGCAGTGGATTGTTAACAGACCGTAATACATCCCGAGCATTCCCACCAGCTACCATGTTTGCGGCTTCGAGCGGCAGTTTAGCAATTCTTTTTAGTAAAGTCATAGTTTCCTCTAAAAAGGGCCTGAAGGCCCTTGGTCTTAGTTGATCTTCAGGGAGAACGCCAAACGGCACACTGCGGCACGCATTGACGGATACATCGTCGTCGCCAGACTCAGAGCGATGGTGAAAGTACCGCTGGTTGCCGAAGCACTCCACCCATTGAAACGCATCTTCAGGGTGTATTGCCCGTCTGACCCATCCGTAGTCGGTGCCAGCATCGTGCTGACAGCACCACTGTTACGCGGACCTACGATGTTGGACACGGACTGGGAGGCGATCGCAGTACAGGTCACACCGGTCAGTGGAGCCCCTTGATCATCCAGTAACTGAATGAAGTAATCCGGCAGATCCTTGGCAGGATACGGACCTGTATTACTCGTCGTGGTGTACACCGGTGATGCTGGGTTCTGTGTCACGTACGGAGCTCGAGTGATCGCAATCGGATCGCAGAAAGCAACACCCACGGTATTACTCGGCGTCGTCATAGACCATTCTACCGTCACGTTTGGCTTCGGTATAGCGAAGGCGGTTGGGGTATAGATCATCAAGCCTGTAGTATCACTATAAGAACCCCACGAACCTGAGAAGTTCTGCCCGGCAGCTCCGGTGTAATCCAGAATACTCATTGCACCCTGCGTCTGCTGGTTTCCGCCACCGGTAATTGACACCGGAGACTTGTCCGAGTAGATCGTACCGTCTACGATACCACGAGGGTATGGCCAGGCGATAGACGTGACCGTAACCGGTACGGTGTAAGTCTGTCCACCCCGAGTGTACGTCAAGGTCAGTGATTCCGCCACTGTAGCAACAGTACTGCCTACACCGTATGCAGAACAGATCGCCACCGGTTTGTACAGACCGATTGACGTATCCTGACAAGTCCACGATCCAGTAGAAACGGTGTGGTACGTTCCGGCAGAGAGCCCAGTGATTGTCGCATCCGTAATAATGCCTGAGACATCACGCAGGATAACCCCGATGACACGAGAGAGACCTTTGGCGCTACGGGTCGTTGCCGTAGCCGGAGAAAACGCTGTCCAACCTTTAGTTCCAGTGCTCGTAGAGTAACCTCCGACAGAGTCCACCAGTGCCAGGCCGCTGAACGTACCGCTCGTGGCGCTCGGCGTGAAGTGAATCACGTAGATCCCGGTAGCCGCGTTCGTCAGGTCCAACGTTTGGTTAGCGACAGCGTTAGATACCGTAATCGTGCCGGCGTAAGTGTAGAACGGAGCCGGGATCGCACCCCACATTACTTGGAGACGCATGCTGTTCGTTGTACCGATCAGGAACGAGGAGTCTAACCAAGTGACTGTCGCCGCCACGTTAACGTGAGCTGTACCTTTCACGGTATACACACGGGTACCGACGTTCGACCCTTTGTTGATCGTCGTCTTGAACTCATAATCGTATATCATCGCGTCTGGCAGAGAACTCAGAGAGAACCCGAAGGAAACGCTGCTAACGCTGCCCTTGGCCGCCGGGGTAGTACCTGCGATGTAGTTCGTTCCGCGTGGCGTTAATTTCAACGACGTCGTATCCACGGTACCGATCAGAGCGGAGGTAGTAGCAGATACCCCGGCGTCATAAACCAGAGCGTTGTAGATCGTGTTAGCCAGCGTTGGACGGTTATCCCCGTTGACGAATGAGGTTAACAGGTAGCCCGCCGTCACGAATCCAACCACACGGGTCGTTACGCCACCGTCGGTCACGTCGATAATCACTACACCGTCCTGGCCGTTACACTCATACGGAGCCGTTACGGCCATCGTGTAAGTGCCGTCACCCAAGCGAGTTACTGCAGAGACCGTCAGGATACGGGAATTGCTCGCATCATAAGTCGCAGAAGCCGAGAAGGCCGCCCCGCCGATCGCCGTCATGGTGAACGGAAGCGTGGTCGTTGCTGTCTGAGCGTGAATGTCCGTCGCACCGGTCAGTGTCATCGGAGACGTGTCGACTACCGGAACAGTGATCGTCGAGGTGTACAGCGCCCCTGACCACAGATAAGTCACGTCGAGATTCTGAGAACCGGCCGCCGTCGGCGTCACGTTCAGGGTATACACCCCGGCGGTAATCGGCGTAAGCGTTCCACCCGCCGCTACGTTTCCGTTGATCGAAGAGAGTGTCGCTCCGGTCACGTTCGTAGAACCCTGCTTGATTGTCACGTTCAGTGTCGCTGGCAGGTTCTTCGTCGCCGTCCCCGAGGTCAACGCCATGATAGGCAGTACGCCCGCCGCAATCGTCGTCTGGAAGGTCAGCGTCTGCGTGGTCCCATTAATGGTCACGACCAGGCTCACGTTGATCGGATCCGAGTAGGCGGAAGTGCTCACCGTTAAACGGTAAGTCCCGGCCGACTGAGAGATCACACCCAGAGTCTGTTGGTACGCCCATACGGAACGGCTGGTGATGGTCACAGAGACGAAGGTCACTGCGTCGGTCACAGCCACGCCGGCACGGGTCAACGCCAAGTCGAGGTTGGTGTTGGACGTGTTGGTCGCCAGAACGTTAGTCCCCGTCGCCACTACCGGAGGTTGAACCGGTACTTGGGTCGTGAAGGACAGCGGGTAATCGATTCCGGCAAGCGTGGCCGTGAAGGTCACAGTCGCTGTACCACCGGCACCGTTCGTCACCACGTTCGGGATAGAATACTGTCCGCTCGCCGAAGCATTGATCACTAGGGTGGTACCCGCAGAAACGATCGGTGGGCCAGAGACCACGATGTTCTTCGCCGTCGCCGGAGTCAGCAGGGTAACTGCGGAGTCTCCACGTTTCAGCTGCATTGCCAGGCTCTGCGTAGCGTTGTACGTCATCGTGACGATAGACGCGGTGATCGCCGGCAGGGCCGCTACCGTGATTGGCACGTCGTACGTTACCGCGTTCCCATTCACAGTCCCTGAAACGGTGGCGATGACAGTCCCTCCCGAGTTGTTCAAGATCACGTTAGGAATCGAGTAGTACTGGTTAGTGCTGTCCGCGTACGTCATAGTCTGCGGAGTCGTCGGTGAGTACACCGCGGTCCCCGACAGGGTCACGACAGGGTTAGTTAGCACCGCAGGATCGGTTCCTAAGAGGGATTGGATCGTCAGCGTGCTGGCACGTTCAGGCACCAGAGGGTTTCCCGCCAGTACCGCCGTCCAGTTTTTAGCCACTTCGGCAGTCCCGACAAAGGATAGATCATAGTCAACCCCCTTATCGTTCACCGTGAAGGACACGTTCACATCACCCCCCAGCCCGTTGGTAGTCACGTCAATGCTGTATCGCCCACCGGATTGAGATACTGTTTTCACTACGGTGTCTGCAGAGACTACGGGGGTACCGTTCACGACAACATTAGTGAAGGTTAAAGCGTTTGTAACGACGATGAAGTGGTTATTACGCGTCATCCTAAAGATGAGAGGTGTGGTGGTATTCGCCGGAAGTGTCACGGTAGGGGTTACCTCAGGCGGTACGGCTTGAGGCTGATATACGTCTACGGATAGGCTATGGTAATCTACGCCATTGGTGGAAGCGGAGAAAGCCACTGTAACCGTGCCTTCTTTGTTATTTGTGATTGCCGAGGTTGTACCGTATAGGCCACCTGCAAACGCATTGATAGTAGTAGGTGCGTAGCTGATAGGGTCTCCGGTAACCAGTACGTTACGGAAACTCACAGTATTAGTAGGAGACGCTCCATCGATTGTCAGATAGAAGTAAATCGCCTGCGTTGAACCCGGTGATAAATCGGAGTTTGCAGTCGGTCTTACCGCCCATACGCCCGCCGCCGCTGAAACGGTGGTGAAGCTGATAGGGTATACTGTCCCGTTAATAGAGACGCTACAACCGATTGTAATTACTCCGCCCAATCCATTGGTGTTTACGGTGACCTTGTAGATCCCCTGTGAGGCATTGGAAACGGTGAACCCGGTGAAGGAGTTAACTGAATCCCCTGTGACCGTACCGCGGGTTAGGCTGCCGTTTGTTACGGGAACGCCACCTTGCTTCAACGTGAAGAAGACCGTCTGACTCAACTCTGCCTTCAGAGGGTTCGTCACATCATAGATAGAGGGTGCCGCGACATCCACGTTTACCATCTTGGAATACGTGTAAGTGATACCGTCGATCAGAACGGTCCCCGCGAAGGTCACCGTCCCCACGTCTTCTCCGGTAGTCACCCCTGAAATGTTCCCCAGGCCGCCTGTGGCCGGCGTAAGCACAGAGGAGTCCAAGGATACGAATGCGGCTCCTGAACCTGCCACAGTGCCGCTGGTGAGCTCCATGACGGCTCCATCGACCAGGAATGCCAGTTGGTAATCCTGCTTGACGCCACCTTTCAGATTTTCCCCGGCGTTTACCGTCAGTGGTTTCATCGCTTCAGTGTATGAGCTGATCAGAACGCTGAACGCGTAGCCCTGAATCGTGATCGTGGTGGCAATCTGGAAGTTTCCGCCAACAGAGTCACCGGTCGCGGAGTTCAGTTGGTAGATACCGTTCGGAGCATCGACTGCAGAGAAAGTCCTCAGGTACGACGCTACACCAGAACCTGTGAGGGTTGCCGGTCCGAAGGTCGCTTTGGTCACAGGTACGCCAGCACGGGTCAGTTTGAACTGAATCGGGGACGTTACCGTTGGACGTAAGTGCCCTGCTGCCGCTGCCAGTGGATCGGCGATAGCCGTTACCGGTACGCTGAAGGTCAACGTCTGAGAGTAACCCTTGATCAGGCCTACTGCGGTCAGCACCAAAACGCCGCCTTTACCGTTCACGTTAACGTCCAGCCAGCTGTAAGCACCCATACCAGTGTTCGTTACCGCACCTTTAGAGATCAGAGCAGTTCCGGTCAGAGTGAAGGTCGGGCTGGTCATCGTGATCGGTTGGCCATCCAAACGAATTTGGAAAGGAAGATTCGACGTAGTCTCCCCCACTAGAGTGGTACCGGAGGACAGCGTCGCTTGGTTTAGCTTAGCTGCAGAGGTCGTGAACGATACTGGATAGGTAATCCCGCCGACTTGAACGTTCATCGATACCGAAATACTCCCACCCTTTTCATTTGTGGTGATACTTAAGCTATACACGCCATTACCGACTTCAATGAGAGACGAGCCATATCCATTCACAGGAGTCCCTGATGCCACAATACTTCTCGGGACGAGTGTAGCCCCCAGCACTGGTTGGGCAAGGCCGGTCAAAAGGTCTTGCGTCAGAGTGAAGTTTTGGGTCTGAGAATCCGCAGCCATCAACGTGTTAGTCGCTTTCGAAATCAGAGGGACTTTTACAGCCTGCACGGTCAGGTCGTTTAAAGTGAACTTGCGGTTCTGATAGCGAATCACAGGAGAAATTGTGATCGGGCCACCTTTCTCGTTCGTCTTAATCGTGATTGCATAACGACCTGCGTATTCGTCGATAACTTTAAAGGACTGCACAGAATCCCAGGCTGCACCGGAGACAGTAACGCTGTCTAAGGTCACTTCCTGAACTGCGTTGCCGTCGGCTTTCAGGTTAAAGATGACGTCCGTCGTAGAGTTAGCATCGACGTCCGTCGTTTCCTGAGTCATGATGATCTCTGGCGGGTCCATCGAAACGACACCGAACGGGACGGTTACTTCCCAACCATCGAAGTCGTACGTGAAGGACAAATTACCTTCGAACGGCGTGCTCTTAGCGACCGCGTTCATGCTGTAGGTCATTGACGGTAAGTTATCCAGACGGAAGTCGTCGAGCTCGGTAAACGCGTCGTCATAAGTGTAGGACTTCAGCGTAGGGACAATCTCAGAAGGTCTGCCAGCCAGCCAGATGTCAAACTTCAAGCGGAATTCTGCTTCAGTATAGAAAGAAGAATTGTAGGCGAGCATTTGAACTACCGGAGGGTTTACCGTCCAGTGTAGCTCCCGGTCAAACGTACGGTTCTTCATGCTCTCACTGGTAAAGGTGAAAGTTTCAGTGAAAGCCGCAGGAAGTAGTGGCGTCTGTGTTACGATAAGCCAATAATCCCCTAGTACCCCGGACGGATCCGGTGCAAGAATGTACCCTTCTTTGGCTTCCAACTCCAGGTCAGTGACAGGTTGGCCGCCGTAAGTGGCAGTGATGGGGATAGTACCCGCAGAATCAGCGGGTAGAGCAGCTTCCTGTTGCACTAGTTTGAAGGACAGACGGTCCATGGAGAAGTGACCAACCGGCGTCAGATCGAAGGCAATCGGAGACCCGTCACTCTCTACGGAGAAGTCGATCTCGAAGATGTCACCCTTACGCATCAGCACGTTAGCTGCCTGCAGGGTCACGTCCTTCACGATTTCATACTTACCCACGGCGAGTTTCTTCACTGCGTCTGAAGCAATCAGATTCAGTAAAGCTTTGTTGCGTGTAGCATAATCCCCGAAAACCAGCTCAATCGGTGTACGCACCACTTCCGCTTGGCGGTAGATGCTGTTGTCGATCGGCTGAGTTCTCAGGACGGTTAGTTTGGTGGTCTGGGCCATTGAATACCTCTGGTTATTTCCTATAGTTTAATAGGATCCCACTATGTTACCGCAGGATCCTAGGTGAGTCCAGATTAACCGCCAACGGCTACCGTGATGTTGAAATCAGGCACCGTGTAGACATTCCCGGCATGATTGATCTTCAGTGAGACCTTCACGTTCCCCGGAGTAGCATTCGTGGCAACCTGGAAGTGGTACGCACCGGTGGCTGCGTCGTCGAGCACCAGCGTCTGAGCGTAGGTTGATAGGGAACTGGTCACTACGGTCATCTTGTTGGTGGTCGCATCAGTGATCGGTACGCCATCTACGGTCAGGTTGAAGCGGACGAGCTGTACCAAACTGGTGTCCAGACGCGTAGTCACTTGGGTAAAGCCCAGGTCGCCGAGAGGAACGGCTACCGTTCTGAAGTCCAACTTCACCGGATAGTTTTGGTACAGGAATGCCTGTTCTTCCACTCTTGCAGTACCGGTAATGGTGATAGGGGATGGATCCCCTCCTCCTGCGGAGAAGTTCAGCTTATAGGTACCTGTTGCAGAATCTACCAAAGTAGGTTGGCTGTTAACTAACCCCCCAAACGCGGTGAATCCAGATAAGGTGCCAATAACTGGCTTTAGTCCCGCGGGGATAGTTCTCTGGTATTGCTGAAGGGTGAAAGTGAGATCTTGAGTCTGACCCACGATAACCTCCGAACCATCGGTAAGTGCCGCAACTAGCGCCTGAGACGTTACGTTAATTACAAAATCTTCTACAGTGTAGAGACGCCCGGCGATGAATCCGTTAAAGGATACCGTCGCTGGTCCACCCACGTGGTTCGTCGTCAGGGAGATGTAAAACTCTCCTGGATTTGACCCCGGGATGACCGAGTTGGCGTAGGAGCCGATCGGCAGCTGTGGAGAACGCACCGTTACGTGTGATCCGGTGAACTCCGTTACCGGTAGACCGGCTTGCTTCAACGTGAAGTACACTTGGTTGCTAGCATTTGGCAGGAGATTATCGTTGTTGAAACGTTCAAAGATAAGGGCGGCCGGCTCCGTTACGCGAATCTGGAGATTGGCCACTTTGGTCACTCCATTAGCCGTCACGTTAAAGGACACGACGCTCTCCCCTACGGCAGTACCCGCAGTGACATCAATACCCCACAGGCCATCTCCGAGATCGACTGGGATAGATTCTACGTCGGTAACCGGATCGAGGAACGTAATCGGACCCATCTCCCAGGCCACTGGAGCATCTTCCCAGAGAACTTTGAAGGTGATTCGCTTGGTCATCGAAGTGTACATGGCCAGATTAACCTGTGCGATGCTCAGTTTGCTCGTGAGTGTCTGATCCATCTTAAAGACGCCGACGGGATCCAGATCAAATACGATCGGGCCTTCTTCAACGATGGCTTCAAGATCTGCGATAAACTGGTCGTTTTTACGCATGAGGTAGTTACCGATGGCTACGGTGATATCCCCGGTGATTTTGAATTGGGTTTTAGACACTGGAGTGATGACTTCAGAATCAATGAGTTGAACAGGGGCCAAAGCACGGCTGAGGCGATTCCCAAAGAGACTGCTCGCAGGCATCTCCAGGACAGTTCCACCGCTGTAGACATCACCGTCAAGCAGCATGGTTTTTAAAAGGGTAACAGTAGTTTGCATATAGACCTCATAGTGAATGGAGAGGATCTCCTCTAGGTCTAGTTTAGAAGGGAAAGGCCCCTTTCGGGGCCTAAAGATTAAGACACAGTGACTGTACGGTTAGCAGTCTTCGCACCGGAGTTCGTAGTGAAGGACACTACAGAAGTACCGGCAGACACGCCTGTCACGGTACCATCTTGAGCGACGGTCGCTACAGCTGGCGTTGCTGATGCCCACACACCGGATTTATCCGTTGCACCGGCAGGAGTAATCGCTGCTGACAGCTTAACCGTTCCGCCAACAGTGGTGGTCGGAGAAGCCGGGCTGACGGTAACGCTCGTTGGTACTACAACTGGAATCGTGATCGTACCCGCAGAGGTACCCACTTTAGCACCGTCGGTAGTGGTGAACGTGATGTTCGCCGTACCGGCTTTCAGTGCAGTAACCAGACCTGCGTTATCCACAGTAGCAACGGTCACATCACTCGATGCCCACGCACCGGTTTTATCCGCAGCGTTAGCTGGGAGAACGGCAGCGGCCAGAGACTGAGTATTACCGACGTCAATGGAGAACGTTGCAGGAGTCAGTGTTACGCCCGAAACGTGGATGATCCCGTCATCCAGAGTCCACAGGCCCTTAGTTACGCCTTCTGCGATCCACTTCGGATAATCGACAACGTCAACGTAGGCAAAAGCTTTCGGTGCAACGAAGGTGGAGTTTTTCGCGTAATTCTGGCCAGCCAGAGTCACAACGATGTCCCCTACGACCTTATAAGTGTTCGTAGCGGTTGAAGAAATCAGGCCGGCGTCCAAAAGAATCTGAAGGCTCGATGGAATCTCTTGGGTTTCGTAGTGCAGAAGCGTTTTATGAGCTTCAACTGAGTCACCAGACTTGTAGATCTGCCCAGCAAGGGTGATGTTCTTCAGGATGTTTAGTTTTAACATTTTGATTCCTCTAATAAAAAACCCCCTTTCGGGGGTTTCTGAAAGGTCCCTTCGGAACCGGTGGATTAGTTCAGTGCGACCTGACCCAGGATGAAGCCTTTGGTGTTACCGATGCCGATCCCGATTGACTCGTAAGTCTGGAATTCGATCATGTCAGCTTTCGCTTCCAGGAACACAGTTGGCTCCTGCAGGCTGTAGAACTGACCCAGGTATTCTTCTGGAGCGAAGACCGCAACCAGGTCACCAAGTTCTTTCGTGATGTCCGTAGACAGCAGGTCAGCCTTGATGGTGGTAACGATTTCGAAGCCATAGAACGTGTCCATGGAACCAGTTTCGAATGCCTTGGTAACTACTGCATCACCCAGCTGGGTAGCAGGCTCACGAAGCATCTGCAGGTACAGCACGTGAGACAGCAGGATTTTACCCGGCTTCTGACGAGCGATAACCAGCTGTTGCACCAGGCTCATAACACGGTCAGTGATACGGTCGCCGGTAGCAACTACGAAGTCAGCACCCAGACGTTCATTCTGGATCGCACGGAGACCGGCGATGAAGTTGCTGTCTTCCTGCTGCTGCAGGTCCTTCACGGAGTTTTCCTGAAGGATGTTACGGATGTCCGTACGGTAAGTTGCCAGTTCGAACTTCGACTTAACGAAACGCTCGCTTGACAGCTTGTAGAAAGGAACTTCGTAACGAGCGCCACGGAAGTAACGCACAGTTGGCTGACCGGACAGGCTCATGTAAGCCGCCACTGAATCAGGTTCCTTTTCGATGATCACGCGAGGCTGATCATCAAGACCACGGTCCAGGTCACTTGCAGTAATCATCTGAGGGGTCAGAATCTTACGGGCAAAGCCGGTTTCACGCAGTTTCTGGCGAACGAAAGCGGACATTGCTGCCCCTGCTTCCTTGACCATGCCCTGATCGATTTTGTCGATGAAAGACTGGTTCAGGAAAGCAACGTTTACTGTTTCTTGTGGAATGTTCATCAAACGTTTCTCCTATTAACGAACCAAGATGACAAGGGCTTTAGTGCCATTTGCCAGAGTTTCAACTTCCAGTACATGGCCCAGGGCCTTGTCACCAGCAGCTTTACCGAACACGCCTGTAGCCGTTGCGGTTACCGCATCGCCTTCAACGTAAGTTGCGGTTGCGTCAATGGCATCGGTACGCACGATGTATCCGCTGAACAGCACGATACAAGTGTTACCACCACCGACTACGTCAGTACCGTTACCCGCAGCGATACCGCCGGCGATGCGTACTGATTTGTCGTCTTTCGGACCACGAACTACGATGCCGACAGCACCAGTAGAGTCTGCGACGGTTACACGTTTAACTTTACCACCAGCAACTGGAACAACCAGATCGCCGTTGGTCAACGTAGCGTCGTCAGAGCCGTAGTTCATGTGCAGTCCGTTCGGACGCGGCCAACCGTGTAGGAACTCAGCACGGTATTCTAAAACAGGCAGTCTGCTCATTTAATTCTCCTAGTTGGGTCTTATGATAAACAGAAATCTACGAACGGGTCAACCCCGCGAGAACTCTGTCCATTACTTGCTTTGCCAAGATCCCATGGATCCTGTTGGCTGCTAGCGATCTTACTCAGCGTACCTTCTGGTAGAGATTTTAACGCTTCCCAATCGGAATCCGTCCAATCTCCCTTAGATTTTAATGCATCCAAGGTCGGTGCTACGCTAGCGCTTTTCTGAAGGTCGGTAATCGTTTCTTCACTACTTTGTAGTTTAGCACTGAGTTCATCAATTACATCAGCACTTTTAGAAAGAATCCCGGCTTCCTTCTCGAAAGTCGCGGCGTGTTGCAACATTTCTGCTGCATGACCAGGAGTGAATTTTTCTTCGTAACCGGCAAGAATCTCTTCCGCCTGGCTCGCATCCACTCCATTCTCTGCCAAAGAGTTTAACGCTGCTTGCTTGACCATCGAGAAATCATACTGATTTTTGATGCCCGTGGCAATAGCATTCAGATCACCAGCTCGTTTACGAAGAAGATCAGTATTCATGTTTCCTCTCACTGGTTAAATACTTCCGTTGTTCTTACGGAAATTGTACACAGCGGCTTTACCCGCAGCACCGTCAAGTTGCTCATCGGCGACGTGTGTAACTCCGAGTCCAACTCCCCCGGCTACTGTTCCACCTACAATTTTAGTCAGAGTCGGAGCTTTACGGCCATAGAGTCTTACTAAAGCGAGGGAACGGCGAGCCAGGCCCGCAGATTTGCTCATTGAAGAGCGTGCAGCTAATCCACCAGCCACGCCGACAGCGAGGCCCGTCTTAGCAGGATTGGCTTTTGCGATGTCAGCACCACGCTTTAAGCCGCCGAGGACGCTTTGACCGGTAGAGGTCTTCGCCAGGGTTGCTCGAGCAGAATTGCCGGAACGAGTCACGAAACCGCGTGCTGCGTTGACGCCTTCAGTGATGAAAGCTCCTACGCCCGCTTGTTTCTTCATCGCATCGTTATAACCAGTGTGGTACATAGTAGCTTGGGCAGCGGCGGAACCGCTGTAACCCCCAATGATATGTCCTGCGACCAGGCCTGTGCCGATAGCTTGCGGAGAGATGGATTTGATAGGCTTATAGGCTTTCGCAATGGCTCGACCCGCGGCATCCTTCCCGGCTTTAATAGCCTCAAGAGCACGCTTGGCTTGACCCAGTACGGTTGCTTCCTTCTCCATTCTCACCTCTGAAAACCCCTCCGAAGAGGGGCGTGGGATTAACCGCAGATTTCTGCGATTGCTGCTACAGCTTCTGCGAAGTCAACGCCTTCATCCAGCAGTTGATCCAGGGCAGCTTTCTTTTCCAGATCGCTGTACTCAGGAGCTTCTTCGAGAGTCGCTTGCTTAACCAGTTCTACTGCGTCAGAGAAGTCGATGCCTTCTTCCAACAGAGCTGCAACGGCTGCAGATTTTTCCAGGTCCTGAGTCATCAGGATGGAAGCTTCTTTAACCAGATCAGCTGCTTCAGCGAAGGTTAGACCATCGTTGATCAGAGCGGTCAGGGTATCAGAGGCTTGCTTATCCAGGTTAGACTGGATTGGCTCACGGCCAGCAGTTTGAGCGCCGCCTTCAGCAGACACTTCAGTCTCAACTTTAGTTGGAACTGCAGTCTTGCCTTCGTGACCAGCACGTTCCAGAAGAGCTTTAGCCACTTCGGTCACAGTCTTACCGGCCACCGGAGTTGGTTTGATTTTAGCAGTGTCCTGAGCGACCATTTCGGCAGTTTCAGTAGCTACGTTGTTCTCAGCTTGCTTAGTCAGACCAGCAAGGATTGCGTCGGCGATAGACTGGCCAGCCAGTTCATGTGCACTTTTGGTCATTACAGTTTCTCCAGCAGTTTCGTTTGAAAGAGCAGTTTCCAGCTCAGTTGAGGCATCGGATGCCTGTTTGGTCATTTCTTGATTTGCTGAATCCTGCACCTGCAGGCTAGCAATCAAGCTGTCCAGTGTATAATCACTCATTTTAACTTCTCCCACAATGGCGTTTAATGGAACCTTCCATTAGTTTAACAGTAATCTCTGCGGACTTCACAATTGTTTCCCCGATAGGAGAGTTTAACCAACTGATCTGCTTCTGCAGTTTACGTTTAGCTAAGTCGGCAATCATGATCTTTGCCAGCAAGGCACTCCCGGCGATCGATAGGAGAGTCTTCAACAAAGTCGGCTCTTGAGCCGCTACAGCTGGAGTCGGCAGTACCGGTGTTTCCATCGGAACTCTTCCGTGCTCCCAATTAGTATAACCTGTTGGGGCAGGAGGACGACCAACTACATACTCAGCAGCACGCTTTTCTACCATATCGGATCGCAAAGAGGAGCCCTCAATGTATCTTAAAAGTAGTTTAAGCAGAACCGGGTTCGCTTCCTTCTCAACTATCTCAGGAATGTTGTCTAAATGCAAGGGAATCGAGTCGATACCGACGTGATTCGCTACCGCAACAGCCAAAGGTCCCAGGTGTTCTTTCTCCCGACCGAGGTACATCGTGGCGAAATATTTCGACAGGAAGTCCATGGAAGGGTTCATTCCGAGTTCCGCGAGAGCGTTCATCACGTCCTCAAACGGGTACGGTTGCAGAATGTGGAGGATATTATCGCTCGGATCCAGCACGCGGTCAAGGATAGGGTCCAAACGATTGTCATAATCGACAACGTCTCCCTGGATTTCCTTCACCAAATCAGCCAGTTTCTCAACGGCTTCTTTCTTGATGCCCGTCTCGATGACGGCGGACGGTTCGTATGACACGCCTTCCGCGAGGGCCGCTTCTGCCGAAGAGATTGCTCCCTGGTGGTTAGCCACCTTCTCGAGCACCGACGAGGTCACGTCAGCAGGACGGATCACGATGGAGATGTCAAAGAAGCGTAGCGGTCCCAGGTTGAGTGCCATGACTTTACGACCGTCAGGGTACAGTGAGTTCAGCTGCGATGTTAAGTGCGAGCAGTACTCGTTACGGGAATGTGCTTTGTTACCACAGATGCTACACACGTCGAATGGCGTATTGCAGGCCATTGAAGTCGCCGGGTATTGCCCACGTTCAGTAATCTGGTAGTACTCATCGGCACCGAGAATCTTGCTGACTTCCACGATGAGCTCCACACGGTGCATCCGTGGGTTGTAGTACGAGAAGATTACCTTACCGATGGACTTGGCCGGGTCTTTGTTGACGTGGTGGCGGAATACGTGGGCAGGAGACGTTTCGAAGGTCTTGTGCCATCGAATCAACTGGGCTTCCGGGAAGTAGTCCCCGTTGCGGTTCGACCCGTAGTACTCGCCGGCACCCATGGCATTAATGTGCAGATAAAAATAACCTTCGCGAACAGGGATCTGCTTCACGTAGTCATCAATCTCTGCCGCCGCAGCCTTCTTAGTCAGACCGGCCGCGTCGTCAAACAGTAACGTCGCTTCACCCATTTCCAAGTGAGCTTCGTAACGGCTGTCGAGTAATTTATCCATTTGGGTTCCTTAAAAAGGTGCCCGAAGGCACCTACAGATTACAGAGAGAAGTTACGGGCGGTAAGCGGAGTTTGGTTTCCACGACGGGATTCCAGTTCTGCCAACATCTTCACAGTCTGAATGTCCAGGTTGTCACCACGGATGGCGTTCGACAGAACCTGGCCCAGAATGTTCGGGTCGGTAGAAACACTCGGTGCTGTAGCATAAATGCTGTCAGCCAGAGACTTCACGCGATCCTGGTCAGCGTGCTGCAGGACGTTGTTACGAGAAATCGCCATACGCAGAGCTGCTTCGAATTTGCTGCGGTTCAAGCCACCGGCAATCGAGCGGATTGCACCCGCACCGGCAGCAACACCCAGGCCACCCAGGAGTGGGATACCGGTTTTCAGCACGGCTTTACCGAGTTCTTCACCCTTAAAGGCGCCGACGAAGTCAGACCAACCGGCCGTCTTTTCGAAATTCTCGACGGTCAAGTCGATGAAACGCTTTTGGTCTTCTGACAATTCTGCAGCGTCAGTCAGACCGGCAGATTTCATCAGACCGGACTGCAGACCTTCGCGGAGTCCGTTCAATACTTCTTGGTTTTCGTTCATGTAGGCCTCTTAGTTGTGTAGACTGCCCCAGACGTCTTTGGTCGGAGCGGATTTGCTGGCGATCTGGCCGATCTCAGGACCGGCGATGGCTACTGTTCCACCTAGTTTAATCGCTTTGCCTGCTGAATTGGCGCCTTTAGCACCACCCCGCATGATCGAACCCGCCGCACGAATCAGGGAGCCAACGAAGGCTTCTTTCGTCAAGTGAGGTGGGCAGATAACTTCAGCGATCTTCGTCAGTTTCTCTTCGAGGTCTTGGCGTTTCATGCTAGCCTCTTTAGCCAGACCCAGAGAGTCCTGCAGAGCCTTAACGTTAAACAGGGCTTCTACGCCACGGATAGACGGGCCGGAAGCTTCCTTCACGTGACCGAACACCAGCGAGCAGAGCTCATTGTAACGCTTTGAATCTCCACCGGTCAACGCCGCAATCTTCATCAGGGCGTCAGGATCCTTGGCAACCACGGCAGCGGACTTCAACAGGCCTTCCGTGATGTTCATTTCCTCCATCTGCATGCTGCGAAGTTGCTCACGGCCGGCGTAGAGGTGCTTGGTCAGCTGCTTACGGGCTTCGATCGGATCGATGTTCGGTTCGTAGGCCGACGCGACCTTTTCCATCGGAGCTGACATCAGCGACAACGGGCTAGGGCGTTTCTCACTCGCAGCTTTCTCCATTGACGGAGTCAGGAAGTACGCCATGATCTGCTCAGTGTTTGCCAGATCAAACTCCGCTGTTTTATCCATCGAGCCGTGTGGGCCAGAGAGATACGCTAGTTGGTTAACAGTTTCGACCAGGCGGGCAACCTGGTCAGCGTTCATTTCGTTGGCTTCTGCGACTTTGATAATGCCGTCGTTCAGAGAGACACCACCGTTACGGTAGCGGGCTACCACACCCGCCCCCACGTTCTTAAGGAAATCTACTGACATGTCCATTAATCTTCCTTCAGGTCTTCTTCACTCGGGAACTGAATGTCATCCCCAGTGAACTGTTGCAGTGCGATATTGATGTCTTTCATAGCTTCATCAGTATCAGTCACCCATGTTTTGAGCAGACGGGCCGCTTCAACAGCCTGCTTCGTCCACTTCGCGGATTCCTTGGACGCCTCAGAGGCGTTAGCGTTAAAGAACGCTTCCTTACTCTTGAAGTAACAATCCGAGAAGATACGGGTCAGACCCTCGACCGGCGAGACACTGACTTCGTTACCAAAACGCCACTCGAGGAACTTCATGCCCTGAGTCAGGGCCCAAGTCTTCATCGTACGTTCGCTGGCTTCTTTGATGCTGTCAACCATCGCCAAGCGTTGGAGTTTGGTCATCGCTTCCACGTCCCAGTATACCGTGCGGTAAATGTCCAGCACGCTCACCGGAACACCCAGGAAGGATGAGATCACCGCCAAGTCATTCGTGGCCAGTAGGCTAGACTCCACGTAAAGACGTTGTGTGCGATCCTTGTAGATTACCGTGGCTTCCGCAACCAGTTCGGCGAATTGGCCAGCCAGGAGCTGATCCACGATCGGATCAACCCCCTTGGTGCCTTTCGCGAGCAGTAGGCCGCGGTAGTTCGGTCCTTTAGACATTACTGGCGATCTGCTCGAGCTTGATGTAGCTTTCACCAAGGTTCTGGTAAGAACTACGCAGGTTCGTCACCATGTTACTCAACGCCTCAGGGTCCAGTGAGTCGGACAGTCTGTTTGAGTTAACACGGGCCAGGAAGAGAATGCGACCGAGGCGGTCTACTGCACTCCCGATTTCCGGCAGATATTCGTTAATGGTTTCGAACATGTTCGGATCGCTCAGGAGCTCAGCGATGATTGTCGCTTCCACGACGCTCTTATCGTTGGTCTTCGCCGCAGCGTTCAGACGGTCGGTCTGACCCATTTGGCGTTCCTGACGGCTACCCGCCATGGTCGGTGCGGGTGGCAGTTTCTGACCATACTCGAAGAACGGAGTAGGACGAGAACCTTCAACGGCAGCAGCCTGCTTGGACATGTGCATCCCGATCATCTTGCGTTCTTCCGCAGACTTCATCAGGTTTTCCGTGTCGATCGGCTGGAGCATCATGTTCTCGACCAGCATGCGAGCGGCTTCCGGACGTCCACCCACTGGGCGACCATCAATAGCGAACTCACCATTGTGGAAGGACATGGTGTGGTAATCCGGCAGATACGACGTAGTGCGATGCTCGTGACGGGTAACCGTGGCTGCGATAGACTTCTCGAACTGAGAGCCCAGCGAAGAGCGGTGGCCGACGTACGCACGACAGACGGCATTCAGGAACACGTCCTGGCCCCCACGTTCGTTGCTCTGGCAGTGAACCAGACCGTGCATACCTTCGGTTACAATCACGCGACCGTTGCTGCCACCCTGGAAGGTACCGCGGTAGGTCGTCGAGTGAGCATCCATCAGTGGCATTCCGTCAATGTCAAACAGGAAGTATCCCGTACCGTCGAAGAACATCACCTTCTTATCCTCTGCACCGTCCAGGAGTAACGCCAATTCACCGGCAGGAACGCCAGAGAGGTTTGCTGTCACTTCATCGTACGGCACTTCCTGTTGGTGGATCACGACGTCTTTGTCGACCAGGCCAAACTGACCCTCTACCGTACAGACCAGAACCTGGCGAGTGTCTACCGGTGCTCCGCATTGACGCAGTACCGCGATTGGGATTTCCCCACCGCCGACACCTTCCGCCATGTACGCGTGGCCTTCTTCAGCCGCTTTCAGCTTGGTGTAATGGTTCGCACCGGCAGACTCAATTACCACACGGGTCGTCGAGTGTTCCCCGGCGATGTGGTAACCCTTTTGCACGATATCCTGAACGGCTTCGTGAGACAGTGGAGCTCCACCGGCTGCGAAATCAGGAGTGTCAGTCAGCACTTGGGCTTCTTTCACCATCTGAACTTCGGGCAGTTTCTCAACCGTACGCAGGGCTTCGGCGAACTTCTCCAGGTTCAGCAGACGGCCGATCGAGTCGGAAATCTCTGGGTTCTGGGTCAGCGTGTCTGCCAGTTCGCCGCGAATCGCAGGATCGGACATCGCAATGATACCGTCCAGGCGGCCATCGCTGGCGTACATGAACTTACCGGTACGTGGTGGAACGACCAGATCTTTAAGGTCTGGGTTGGAAATAGCACCCTGTGGGGTACGGGCAGCGGCACCCATCCCGGCGTTCTGAGCGGCACGGACTTGTTCGATGGTCTTCTTGGTTAACGGGAAGAATGCCTTACGATCAGCCAAATAGATGGAATCGATAGGGAAAATTACCCCGCCGCGGGAGATCACCGGAATGTAGAACAGGTTCCCACCATTTCGCATGATGAAGACGCCTACCTCTACCCCGTCTGACTCGGACAGTTCAGAAGACATGTCTTTGAATGCCACGATGTACTTGCTCAAGCCGGGAGAAGCCGCGTTAAGCTTTTCCAGAGCCATCTGACTAAAATTCATAGTTGGGTTCTCCGTTAAATATACACTATTTTAGTTAATCACTCGTATTTTAGCTATTCATAGCGTCGAGGATTTCCTTGGTCAGGCTATCTTTGTTGGCTGCCGAGTGGTGCAGGTAGTCATCAATGCCTTGTCCACGAGAGATCTTACCGAAGAGCTTGGGTTTGGTTGCGAGATATCTCATCACCCGTACTTTACGCTCTTCCTCAGGCAGGTCTGCGTGGGAACGGTAACGAATGCCACGACCGATAACCTGGTTGATCTTCTCGTTGTTAAAGTGAGGCTCCATCCCTTGGAACGAACGGGTGCCCTTTAAATCCAAGCCTTCTGAGCCGGCTGACGACAGGAGGATCGCTTTGATCTTCCCTTCGTTGTAGTCACTGATAGCCTGCTTACGTTCCGAAGACGTGGTACTGCCGGTAAACATCGCAGCAGAAATCTTTTTCGCCACCAGTTGTCGGTGGGCCTCTTCCAGGCCGGAGCCCAGGTAGTTAGAGTAGATGATACCCTTGTGATTAGGATTATCCTTCATCATCGTCTCAAAGTCACTGACTATTCGATCAATCTTTGGCGCCGACGGTTTACGCGTGGTGTATTTAGCGTCGGTGTTACTGATCTGTCGAACGGCCTGAGAGAAGGCGTTCAGGTTCTGCTGCTCTTTCTTATCCACTGGAAGGTTCATACGGATCTTCAAGCGAAGAGGGAGGGGGATCGTGTCTTCTGCGTACTGGTAAGCCCGCAGCTGGTCCGGAGACATGTCAACGTGCACCATTTCGTCAGTACGGTCCGGGAAGTCCTGCTTCATTTCCTTCATGGCATCGAAGCGGTCCATGTACTCTTTACCCAGGCGACGCAGTTCCTTCTTGTTCTTCACAGACAGCTTATCACCGGGTTTCACCCCGAGAATACGCAGGAGTAGGCCTGGCTTGACTTTGTCATGCTGGATGAAGGCCTGGTCGAACTTGTCTGGATCTTCCGGCATGACTGACTTGCCGGCCGTCGTGTTGATGACCTTGGCGATGTCAGAACGCTGGTTGTAGATCGGCGTACCGGTTAACAGCAGGCGTTGCTTGGCGGAACGAGCCAGATCGCGTACGGCGTCGGAGCGAAGCCCCGGGTTACGCACACGGTGGGCTTCATCGAGCACCACCAAATGGTAGCCTTTGGCCTTGTAATCCTTCGCTTTTCTCTGAGCACCTTCGTAGGAATCGATGTCGATGTTCGAACGGATGTGCTTAGGGATGTTGTGCTTGTCCATTTCCTTCTGCATGTTGTCACGCAGCGGAGCCGGAACGATGAACAGGGCACGGGCCCCTGGATTCTTCTCAATGACACCGCGGGCGGAATCGAGACTCTCGAGGGTCTTCCCTGACCCAAGAGAATGATAGGCCAGGACAGATTTGCCCGAGCCGATCTTGTCGGATATCCGCTGTTGGTGGTCCTTCAGCGTGTAATCCATTAGTAACGACCTCCTTCGCCTTCACCGAACGCACCGCCGAGAATGTACGGGGCAATAGGGTCAGTGCTGCTTGATGGTGATTCCATACCTTCTGCTGCGGCCTCAGTCAGCGTCTTGCCGATCTGTTTGAACGCCAGGCGGGATAGCCAGTTGGTGTCTTTCAACTTCGCTGTCTTAATCCCCGGTACCATTGGCTCTACTTCCAAGCCAGAACGAGACGTGTGAACCTCGTCGATACCGTGTTTGCTCAAATACGCCAGGTGGTTGCTGTCCAGGATTGTTCCCGGGGTCAACTCCAAGACTGGACGAGCCAGTTTCTGTCCGGTAGCACGCTCAATAGGCATGACCTGCGAGTCACGAGCCATTTCGTCGGCAATGTGGTTCACGGTCACAACCTGGCCCGGAAGATACGCCGTAGTACCCGGATCCTTCACCTTCACGTATTTGACCAGATTCTTCGCGATCAGATCGAAGTGACGCGGGTCCAGTCCGCCGCCGTAGATTTCATACAGCTTGTTGGACATGTAGCGACGACCGTCACCGATGCCACGCAGGGCCACCAGCTCACGGGTGTTGATCGTACCGGTAGACAGAGCCTCACCGGTCTTCACTTTGTCGCCTTCCTTCACTGCCAGATCCTGGGAGTTCGGGATGAAGTACTCTTTGTCACCGACGTGCAGCGTGGTATCCCCGAGAGTCGTGGTCTTGATCGTGTGAACAGAACCGTTACCCTCTGCGATGATCGCTTTGTCCTGGAACTTCTGTGGGTTGACCAAGAGGTTAGACGTCAAGTCGTACGGGTTGATGGACTTACCGGATTTCGCGTTATGCTTAGTACCCAGAATCATCTGTGTCAACACTTCGGAGGCCGACTGAGCCGCCACGACACCGACGTTCTCTCCGATATCCGGGATGTGACCGTTGGCATTCAGACCGTAACACTTCTTACACACGCCTTCTTTGGCCTGGCAGGTCAGCGTATTGCGGACTTTGATACTCTTCACGCCGTCGTGTTGCAACTGGCGGTAGTAAGCTTCGTCGATCAGGTGGTTTGTGCCGGCAGTGAAGTGGAAGATTACCTTCTTCTTATCCGTCGGATCCATCTTCTCGACCAGGCCATTCGTCGTGCCACAGTCGTCTTCCGTGATTACTTCGTGGTACAGGTTCGGAGTGATCGATTTGAACATGTCGCCAGGCTTGGAGGTAGACAACTGAGCTCCCACGGTGTTACCGCGTCCCCAGTATGACATGGCCAAGTGTTCGGCGGGACTCAGACCTTCGGCGAAGGAGTGCATGATCGCCAGTGGGATCGGTGAGCCATCGATCTTCTTTGACTGAATCGGTGAGCTGGTAGCCTGTTGGAGCTGATCCGGGTTACCACGAGCACCGGTCTGAGCCATCATAGCCGCCGTCGACTTGCGGGCCACCATGTAGTTCAGGTTCTGGTCGGTCAGCAAGCGTTGATACTTGGTTGACACGTCCAGCAGTTTTTCACGGCGTTCACGCTCGGAGAGACCCTTCTCGTCGTTCACGTGGTTAGTTGCCGCTTCGTATTCTTTGAGCATGGCATCACGTTCGTCTGAGTCGTTGTAGTAGTCAGAGAGTGGGGTGGAGTAGCCGTGATCGGTTGCTGTGTGGAAAAACAGGTGTGACAGATTCGAGATCGTGTCAGCTGCTTGATCTCCACCGTGGGTAATGACGTTAGCAATCAAATCCTTAACGCCGTTCTTGTTCAGCACTGTGTGCGGGTCGAAGTGCTTCTGTGCTGCTTCCGGTAGCATGCTCTTAATCTTCAGAGCGCCGGGGGTAATGATTGTCATGGAGACCTCCGTTTAGTTGATCAACTAGACCTATTTTACAGGGTATAAGTACTGTAGTGAATAGGAGAGTCTATGTTCAAAATTCTTAAGAAATACTCTACCACAAGAGTAAGTTACAACGAACGGGCTACAGGTTGTGTAGACTACCTACCCGTTCAAGATCAGATCTTCTTCGAAGATCACTACATAGGCGGAATACGCGTGTATCGAAGGATACTCTTCAGAGAAAGGATACCTGTGTACGCGTGGACCGCCAGTGCTGTTATGGGCTTTACAGACTGGAAAACAGACTGCCCAGCAGACATTTGGAAACTTTGCACCGGGAAAGATCTATGAAAACCAAAACTGTACTTGCTTTCGATACACCCTTCATCACGTTCAAAGAGGATAACACCGTTTGGGTTTCAGTTGAATCCCTCTCGAACTTCCTCGGCCTGGGTTACGCAGAACAGGTGTACAACCTGTCCGGCGATACATCCATGCGGGAACTGGGGTTGAAGACCACCACTACCCCTGTCACGAAAGTCATCAGTGATGAGGGCCGGCAGTATCTTTGCATTCGACTCGAGGATGTCTCATTGTTTGCGGCCACGGCCACACTCGATGATCTCGGGAAGATTGATAACCAAAGACACTGCCGGGATGACCTGCCGGGTCTCCTGGCAGTATCCTGAGGACCCTTACGGGTCCTTTTTAGCTGCTGTGACATCGAAAGTCAGGGTCCTGTTCCCAAAATGTTCCAAAGAAAACCCAGATAGGACAAGGGCTTAGACGATTCTGTGACATTGTTACATCGGAACGTCTCCAACCCACCCTTATTAGAGACATCTTACCCCTATACATACATTACTATGGATCTTTAAATAGGTATATATAGGATACTACCTACTCTATGGGGATAAAGGGGGTGTGTGTTTAGGGGTGTTGTTCCTGTAACGGTGTCACAGCCCGGTCACGATAGTACCCAATCATGTTACCTGCTGCGTTTCCTACCTTCGAGGCAAGATACGCGGTACCCAAAGATCCCCCGATGGCGAACAATGGGTTTGTCCCATTTGTCATCATACGGGCAGCCAGAGGAACGACCGACGCGATACCCAGGGCAGAACCCATGTTTGAGTAACGTGACTGACGATCACTCATGATGTCCACGTGGGTCAGTGCTTCCGGGATCATATCCACAGAGTCAGCTGCAGCAATCGCTCCGTCTACTACTCGACGTCCGATTGCTCCCCCTACTATAGACCCGCCGATAGCGCCTGCAACGCCCGCTGCGACCTTAGCACGCAGTGACCCTGGCATTGCTGCGGCTGCAAGGTAAGAACCCAGCAGAGAGCCTCCTATGCCACCTCCTGACTGGATTACGTCTTTGGCCACGTACCCCAGGTCATCGATCGGGCGATCCATCAGGGCCACCTTCTCGAGCGGTTTCTGACGGAGCAGAGCACGAATCTTCGCTTTGGCGTATGACAGCGCCATTTTATGAGGACGAGGGTCAGTACTCGCCTTCAGCAGCACCTTGATTTCCGGGCTGCGGTATACTTCAGTTACGTTAGAATCCTCCACGTCTGGCTCCTAATTTCTTTGCACGACGGTACATACCGTTGATCGACATACGGGTGCCACGTAGGAGTCCGCGAAGAGCGATGAAGCTGCCCAGCCCGGCCCCGATCTTGATCCCCGTCTCCAGATAAGACTTTTGTTCATTCATAGTGTTCCTCCATTCAGCTCATATTTTAGGGTATAAGCAAGGTGTAGTAGAAACCATTGTACCCCAAAGGAGGTGCCTATGAAATATCGCATTACAGAAAGGATTGCCGGGTTCAACTACGCGGCAGGACTTCTGGCGAGCTCACGTGCCCTAAGCGATGATGACCTTCGTCTCGCGGTAAATACCATGATCGAAAACGCTGAGATAGCCACAGAGAGCTACCAGCGGGGCGTCGAAGATGCCCTTATGCATTCCCATCCGTATCTTTCTAGAAGACTCGGCCACTACTGATCCCGCGAGGGACATTCTGAATGGTCTTCATTCACAATTTTCCTTAAAGGAGATTTCCATGGAAATCTTAAAAACCCCCATCACCTTCAACTTCTGTGGCCTCCTGTTGAAGTTCGTTATTGATCCATCTGGCCGTCGTCTGGTTGATTCCGCCAAGCTTTGGTCCGACCTGGAACTCTGGCAGCGTCCGGCTCCGGATTGCACTGAGTATCTGTATGAAGAAGATCGCGAGGGGATACCATCCTGGTCGGTCTCCCGGTTCAGTAACCTAGAGGATCTGAAGAAACGCCACGAGCAACTCTCCACGATCGCTCTGATGAAGGACAACAAAGGTTTCATCCAACTGGGCTTCCTGCTCGAACATTACCCACAACTCCTAGCAAAGCTAGATAAGGACTTACAATGTCAATAGAAACATTCAACTTCCACGGTGAATCAATCCGCTTCAACTTAGACACCATGCAGATCAGCGTTTCGGATATTCTCTCCGTCATCGCCAATGACGTAAGCCAATTTGCCCTTGAGTCTAAATTCTCCTATTGGGTAGGCCTGGATAAAGTCATGGATGTCATCTCCGAAGGTTCGGATGGTTGCGGTGAATGTGGGGTCTGCACGATCTGGCTGTTGGAATTCGTCCCGACGTTGGTCAAGTGGTTGACCTGGCAGCATAGCGCCCTCGACCCAATCACGATCAACGAAGACGAATACAGCAAAGGCTTCAAAGAGGTCTACTGGGCACAGAAAGACGCCAAACACACTACCGCGTATCTGCTCTCAGGTGTTTTCACAGATTTGTACTCCCCGTGGGACGATCGCTGTGAAGTGAAGGTGGGTATGGGATACATTCCGTTAGAGGGTGAATTCCAGTACCGCGTCGTTCACGTGGTCCGTGATGTTGATATCGTAGAGGATGTCCCGGGTGGCTTCCCGCTCCGCTCTACTCGCTCGGTTACCCTACGTCTGGGTGTCGAAACGATCATCAAAAGTGCGGATCTCGGCAGCTTGCTCCACACGCTGTCCCGTTAAAATCCGGGGTGGAGGTACCACCCTATGATCGAAATTGTGTACTTGAACGGAACTCCGGTAAATACCATTAAGACTGACGCGATCTACGTCGATGTCGTGAAGTTCTGGAAGGACCTAAAGATCCGCGTGGATCTGGCACCCCTTCCTCCTTTCACGGAAATCCTCACGAGCGAATCAGAGAAGAGCTTCGCACTGGGCCAGTACGTGACCCTTGAAGACTTCGTCCAAGCCGTTTCTAACATGAACCCGATTGCCATCGATGCAGCTATTCAGCATGCGATTTCCGTCGGTCTCACGGAAGCGGTCACGACTTACTGGGCATCACTGCCGGAGTTCACACCTATCTACAAGCCCCGCTAAGGGGCTTTTTTCGGAAACTGCTATGGATTTTTTCGGTTGTCCAATTGATATCACGGTAGAACGCGGGCAGGTACATATCGCCAGCACATCCCTGACTGAAAACCTCATCCTCCCTAAACGATTGGACCGAATGATCCTCGAGACCGACAAGATCCCGTTGGATTTACTCCTTCCAATCCTCAACCAATTCTCTGATACGAACAAGCAGGGCATCTTCCGCCGCCATCTGATCGAGGCCATCGTGATTGACAGTACGTGGATGACGAAGAAACTCCAGAAGGTGTATCCTCGCGTCGTTCCCGTCGTCCCGGGGCTTAACGTAACCTGCTACAACGAGGAAGGCCTCTGGATTGACGCGATGGATCTGGAGTATGACTTAAATCCCAAAGCTCGCCCCGCCCGTATCCCCCGATTATCCATGCGTCCATTCGACATGATGTATCGCCCTCGCCTGGCTCATCTGGAGCAGATGGAACGCGTCCGCTACTTTATCCCACTGCGTAGCCTCGACGATTACCTGGCCGCCAGCCGCAATCTGGCCAACGACAAGAACGTCCGGGCGTGGAAAGGACGCATCGAATCTGCCCTCCTGGATTACTGGGAGAACCTGGCGGACCTATCCTCTATCGGCTTACCGGAGAAATACCGTGCTTAAAAACGTTGTCATTATCTTCGGGGTATCCCTCCCAATCATGGAGGATGGCCACCTGGTGTACGTCGACCCTGGTGAGCTTCTGAAGAAGCTGTCGATAGACCGCGAGCTGATCCCGTGCAATCGTCGAGTTGGCTGGTGGGATGGCTTCTGCCACATCTCTAAGGCCACGATGACTTCGGAGTACTTAGTGTATATGCTCAGGACTTTAAGGGGTTCACAGGAAGAGATCGAGAAGTACAACATCTACGCTGATGAGATTGAGCGACGGGTGTAAAAGAAAAGGGCCCCGTTAAGGGCCCTTTTTTAGGCAGGAAAATGAAATTTCAACAGCATTCACAACATTCAATAACATAAGGAGGACTTCCACTATAGCTAAGTCCTCCTGGACTGTCAACCCGTAATTCGAATCGGAGTGTCACTTTGTACGTGACCTGCTTCGAGAGCCGCCAGTGCTTCAGCTTCTGTCTTGAATTCCACGACTTTCTTATCCATGTTCGGCTTAGTCAGGTGAACTGAACCGAGGATCGCTTCGTGGCCCGGTGCGAACATCGGGTTGCCGTAACCTTTACGAGCGTCGTGCAGGTTGCTCGAAGGCATCAACTTCTCCTTCGCTTCCCGTACGGCTTCCGGAGTCATCGGCACGAACATCGACATGGCGTCACCGTCGTAGTCGGCTGCGAACGCCGGTAGGTGGAGGATGTTCACCCCGATCGTCTTACCGTCCGTCGGCACTGCCTTCATCGCCATGATGTTGGTACGCATCAGGGTCGGTGCACGGTTCAGCATGACCGGAACGGTATCCACGATGTGGTTAAAGCTCGCCGTCGCTGCGTCGTTACGTCCTTCGTAGGCGTTCTTCGCTTCCGCCAGGTCATACCCTTTCTGGCTCAGGTCACGAATGATGTGCATCTTGTACATCGTCCAGAGCTGATCAGCGGGGATACGGGCCTCGTTGAAACCAATATCTGGCGCCGCGTAGATCGTACCACGACCGGAGAAGTCCTGTTTCTTCTTCAGGATCTTATCCTGGAAGTAACCCGTCTTCGGTCCACCGGTACCTTCCAGCTGACGCATCAGGCCTTTGGTCCCCTTCTGCTTCGCTTGGAAGTCAATCGGGTCACCGCCGTCCATGATTGCTTTCGCCCCGTTGTACAGGTCACGACGCAGATCGACCATCCCTTCCATGTCTGGAGAGATCATGTCCATCCCGATTTCGTCATCCAGACGCTTCAAGCGGCCATTTACCAGCATGTGGTGTTTGTACAGCTCGTTGACGTCAGCGTAGCCCAGACGGTTACCCGAAATGGTATACGGACGCATGACCGGAGGAATTACCGGCATGTGGTGCAGCACGAGTGCCTTCGATGGATCCGTAAAGCCCTGCTTGGCCAGACCGGCCAGGTACTTCATCTTCTTCACGATGGTGTCACGCTTGGTGGCAGACTTCTCGTCCATCACTTTGCCACGCAGGTGGGCCAGCTCGTCGTCGACGTGAATGTCTTTCAACATCGCTTCGATCGCGTGTCCGCCGACCAGTGCTTCCCCACCCTCTTCTGCCGCTGCTTTCTCCAGCGTGTTGGAAACGGTCAGCTGTTTCACCAGAGCATCGTCCTTGTGGGTATCGACCAGGTCGAACAGGCCTTTACCGCGACGAATCACCCCATACTTCCCGGAGATCAGGTTCGTCATGTGCTCTTTGCTCAGACCCAGCAGGGCACGAGCAGGATCTTCCATGACCGGGTTAACGATCGGTTCCATCAGCTTGTAGTGAGACCAGTTGTTACCTTCTGGACCACCGGTCACGTCCATATCGAACAGGCCGCCCTTCACTGGAGAGACGTTACGAGCCAAGATCATGTCCGGCTTGTGAATCTCACCGCTCGAGTTACCTAGCACTTCACGGTCGGTCATTGGGCCGGCCACGAGGTTACCGTTACGCTCAGAGACGTTGATGCCTGAACCACGCAGGTAATCGAAGAACTTACGCGTGGCGAAAGTCGTCTTCGGCTGCGGCAGTGGCAGGCCACGCATGAACTTGTCCCAGTAATCGTGGGTGTCAGAGTGATCACCACCTTCAGACTTCACGGTACCGATCTCTTTCAAGTTAGCACGAGCGTTGGAACCCAACAGGCCCAGGAACTCCATGTAACCCACGGCCTTAGCACCATCGTCACCACCCTTAGTAGGCTGGGCGTTGTTGTCGTAGCCACCAACTGAACGGGCCGAGTAGTTCGCATCGGTCGTCTTGTTCAGCTTCAGGAAGTACTGTGGCCCCGTCAGGACATTCGTACCGTACACGTGACCGGTTTTCGGATCGATAACGGTGTCGGTGTCAGACAGGCCGTGCTCTTTTAGCTTAGCCATCAAGTTCTTGACGGTGTTGCCTTCTTCGTAGACTTTGGTCTTGTACGGCTGCCCGGTCTTCTGAGCAATCTTACCGGCCGCAGCTTCGAAGATCTGACCCAGGTTGATACGGGACGTTACTGACGCTGGGTTCAGAATCAGGTCGAACGGCTTACCGGTAGTACCGCTGGTAGGCATTTCGTCGTCTTCGAGAACCGCTGAGACCACGCCTTTGTTCCCGTGGAAGCCAGTGACTTTATCGCCGATCTCCAGGTTACGTTCACAGCGAACCATGATGCGAATCTTCTTCCCGTCAACGCTGGTGTCGGTCACGGTACCTTTTTCTTTGTGGTCCCAGACTTCTGCAGCAGAACGGTACGGGTTCACCAGCGTCTTATGCAGACGGCCGAGCACCATGTCCGTTTCGGTCAGTTGACGCTGCTCGAGAACGGCGAAGACCGGGTCACCGTATTCCAGCACGGCACCCTGCTTAGCGAAGCCACGGGAGTCCAGCTTGGAGAGCTGCTCTGCAGTGAACTTGCCGGCGAAGGCTGCTTTGTACTTGTTGACGTCCGCGATGGTGTCTTTACCCATCTCGTATTCCACTTTGTACGCGTGGTTGGACTGCAGCTTCTCCGTCGCAGAGCGAGACACGACGATACCATCTTCGTGGTTGAACCCTTTGAATGGCATGTACGCCGTTTCCAGGTTCTTACCGATCGCCAACTGGCCGTCTTTGGTGTAGTTGTTGTCCGTCAGTACCTGACCGGCTTCAACCTGAGCACCGACCGGGTGCAGGTTAGGTTCGTCATCGTGGAAGCCTTTCATGTTGAACGGCAGGTTCTGCACGAAGTCGACGGTGTGTTCTTTCCCGTCGTGAGCCTTGATCACCATCTGAGACGGTGTGGACTTCACTACGGTACCCGTCACCGGCGCCACGGTAGACACGATCTTACCGATCGCAGAAACGAAGGTCTCGCCGTTATCCGCAACGGTCTGCACCAGCGGAGTCTCACGGTTCGTCAGGGACAACGCCTGTGGGATCGCCTTGCCTGCCATGGTCAGACGGCCCGGGTGGTTGGTGTTCAGGAACGGCACGAGGTTAGTCGTGATCGTGTACATGTCCGTACCGGATGGAATCCAGTATTGAACCTGGCCGCGAGGCACGTTCTTGAACTCGCCGTGAACCTGAGCCTGGACGATTGGCTTACCGTTGTCCTTCTCACCCGGGAACCCGATGGTGTGCGTCATGATTTCGTTGGCAGACAGATAAACCTTCTTGCCTTGATTATCGACGGCACGAGCGTACATCCCACCTTCTTTGTCACGGTGAGCCGTGATGGTGAAACGCTGGTCCAGACCGGCAGTTGACGATTCTGGTGTACGGGACGGGTCAATGATACCGAGCTGAGAGGGGTGCACGTTACGGCTCTCCGTCGTGGCCTGGCGCTCAGAGGACATCCCGCCGTCACCGGCAGCAATTAGGGTCACCTTACCGACGTTCTCGATAGACTCGACAGGGTTGGTCTCATCCGGCGTAGAGCTCAGCTGAGAACCGATGATGAAGTCCGAGTAAATCTTGTTGAACGGCTTGGCCGGGATCACTTCACGCAGGCTCGGGGCCGCGTCATTGATTCGGCTCAGGTTGTACTTGATGCGGTCAAAGGACTTCCCAACGGTCTGGTGCAGCTTGTTCGCTTCGAAACGACGACCGATGAAGTCCGGCAGGTTCTGAACACGCTTGAACTGCAGGGAGTCACGGTTATCTTCCGGACGCTTCTTCGAGTACACTTCGACGATGTTCTTCATCGCACGCAGCAGTGTCTCTGGCTCGATCCCACCGAAGGACTTCCCAAGGGTTGTCGCGGTAGTCTCTTTGTCCAGAGTCATTTCGGCCAGACGGCTCTTCAGCGCCACGCCCATTTCCTCAGTGGAAACACTGCGGGACTGTTCTTTGCGGTCAACCAAACGCTTGTACAGCTGGCCGAGGATCAGGTCTTCCTTACCCTTGGTGATCTTGCGGTTAGCCATCCACACGTCAGACGGAACGAAACGCATCACGTCGGCGTCGGACAGGCCAAAGCCCTTGGTCATCAACGGAGCGATCGGAATGTGCAAGTTCTTGCCGTTGATCTTGGAGAAGTAAATCTCCATGGTCTTCGAATCCAGGCCGAGAGAGAACGTCGCACCCTTACCGGTGTTGATGTTCGTTTCCAGCTCGCCGTTGTTGGTCTTACGGGTGTAAACCCCGGGACGCAGCTGCATTAAGTTGGCGACGGAATAGTTGTTCCCTTTGTACAGTAGGGTATGCTTGTTGGTGACGTGGAAGGTGTCAGCCAGGGCGAAGTTCTGCACGCGGTCAACCAGTTTCCCGGTCGCACGGTCGTGCAGCATCAACGTACCGCGGATTGGGTACGTCAGAGAACGCGACTTCAAGATCGCGTCCTTCTCATCTGCCGTGGTGTAGTTCTTCTTGTCGACATGCATGTCCTCTACCGACAGGGTGTACTTACCCGTCTCGATAGGGAACTGTTGCTTGATACCCTGGAGCATCGCGTCATCAGTGGCCGCGTTGATTGCGACCGGTGACGAGAAGATAGGCATCAATTCACTTGCTGTCTTAGGCATTGCGTTTCTCCATGTAGATTACAACGGCAGTATAGATCCCGGTGGCAGACGAGATGGAGTCTTTACGCTCCACCACAATGACACTGCCCTGCAGGCTTCGAGTCAGGAGAGACTCCATCTGCAGCGTGTCATCGTCTTCACCCCCGATAGTGAAGTACCCGATACGGTACTGCCACTCGTCCATGTTAATCCCTAACTGATCAACGGCCGGGGTAACCCCGGGCATTGCGTTCCCTTCATTACTTGGTTCCAGCGGATTCTTGGCCATCTTGTTCTCCTTGTTGTGCCGGTGGCAGGTTTTCGATGATGTTCATAACGCTCTGATACATCGTCTGGTCTTTCGCCTGTAGAGCCAACAGAGCTTGCTGCTGAGCTTCTGGAGGAGTCTGCAGAATCTTCGCAGCTTCGTCATAGGCTTCTTTACGGTTGTCAGCGAATCCTGAGCTGTCTTTATCAGACGCCAGGCCTTTGGATTTCGCGAAGATTGCTTTCTCGACGAGGTCTTTCGTTTCGACCTGGCTTTCAGCAGAGGAGACGGTATCGTTCATCATCTTCTCGAGTTCTTCATCATAATCCATTCCGAACGCTTCTAACAGGGTAGATGCAGACAAAATGTTAGATTTCCACATGTCCATCATGGACGCTTTCAGTGCTTCGTTATCCGTAAGTTTAAACGGCACGAGCTTCACTTCGGCAATCTCCAGAGACAGATATGACGCGATCTTCTCCATGATCCATTCGATCATATCCTTGAGCTGGCCCACGTAGTTGTTCATCGTGTTTTCCAGCAGACGCAGACCGATGGTTGAAGACGTCCAGTTAGTCGTACCAGACAGCAGTTCACGGGATACCCCCATGGACATCAGCTGTTGCTCTTCAGCGTACTGCAACTCTTGGGAGACCAACAGGGAACGTCCCTGGCCACCGATTTGCTGCGAACCGATCGGGATCGGAGAGATCAGCACGTGGTTCGGGTCCGACTTCATCTGACGGATTGTCCCCTTCATGTGCTTCGCGAAACCACGCAGTGACATCTGGGCCACCGGGTCGGCGTTCGCTGAGTTCTGCTGCGGGAAGATAACACGCAACGGAACCATGTGTTCTGCCGCCACTGCTTCGTTAGCCTTGCGGAGCATTGCCTGGTAGAACACCAGACCGTAGTGAGAGATCAACGGTGGGATGCCCAGCCCATCAATCATGTTACCCATCGAAATGGACTTCATGTGGTAGATGTTGGTGTCATCGAACAGGTAATCTTTACCAAAGCGTACGGCTTCAACCATAGACCACGGCACGGTAGACAGGAACAGTGGGTCGCCCATCATGATCTTCTTCTTCACGTCGCCAGGAATCTGATAGTAGAACTCGGATTCTCCGGTCACCGGGTTGTGGTTCAGAGAGACGTTCTCTGGTTTCCACTTGATCAGGTTGATGCGAGACACGTCACGGGACTTAGTGTCGACCAATTTGTAGTTCACGATGTTGTGACAGTTCGGGCATTCCCCGACGAATTGCCATTTCTTGAACGCTGCGAAGCCAGAACGCATGGCAGTCTTCACTTCGTAGGACGAGCGGCAGTTCGGGCAGTGCACGTGGCGGTCAATCGGGAAGTAGATCGACGTGTAAACGTTACCGAGCGTGTAGTAATCGAAACCGGCGTCACAGAGCTTCTCTTTGAACTTGATGCTCTTGAAGATCTGCTTGTACGTCTCGATGGTTTTCTCGTTCTTGGAGTCCGTCAGGAACTCAGTGATCGGGTAAGAGGAAAGCTTACGGATCACTTCGGTGGTAGTCGGCGCCTGGGTAGTGATGTAGCGGGACCACTTGATAATGTCATGAAAGCTACGCGGGATGAACTGGTTCGCTTGCGTAAAGAAAGGACTCGGCAGTTGGCCGACCTCGTAGCTGTCATACATTCCACTCGGGGTGGGGTTAAGTCCGAACATTGACATGATTAGTCCTCGTTAGTTGTTCTAAGATTTTAGACGATCCAATTCTCAGGAACCGGCCTGGTATAAGTATTGTGTAAACCACATAGGAGATAGTTTATGTCATTACTGAAGAAATTGGAACCGTCGACTTCTAGTCAATTAACGACAATGGCCTTAGTTGGTACGGCTATTGTACTCGGTGCGGTGGCAATACGCCATAGCATTGAGATCAAAGAGTTAAAGAAGTGGACTGATCTTCAGACCAAATTGAACAACAGCCTGGTCCCCGTAGTTCTGGCTCAGGGTGGTCAAATCCGTAACCTGCATGCGAAGGAAACTCTGTGAATATCATTATCGAAGTAAACGGTCTGAACCAGTGCGATTTCGTACAGAACGGCTACTGGGTGCGTAACCCGTCAGTTGAACTCTGTGGTGTAAATGATAGCGATGACTGTAAAGTCAACGTTATCCAGTGGTTGAAAGACCTGGAGCCGGTACCGTTCGAGAACATTTCGGACTTCGAAGGTCAGGTGCCATTGGTCGTCGATCAGATCGACTTGTTTATTAAAGAGTTGGAAGGCATGGATGTAATCACCCAGACCTTCTCCACTGACACGATCTTCATCAGTGTCCGGGCTATTGCGAAGTACAGCAGCGATTACGTCTTCGACCCTGCGGATTTTCAATAACAGAAAACCGTAATGGTATAAGAAGGTTGTAGAAAGAGATTAGATTAACCATAACCCCATAAGGAAAGTAACATGACTACCCAGAAAACCAATACTGCTAAGAACACTGCTAAACCTACTCTGTCTGTTGAAGAGCGTCTGGAAATGATCGAGAGCGGTCAAGAGCGTACTGCTCAGATCGTTGGTGAATTAGATCAACGTCTGAGCAGCATTCAGGCTGACGTTGCGACTGAAGCAGTAATCGATGCGTTGGCTCCGGCAGCGAAGAAAAACCTGCTGGCTGGCCTGAAACAAACCAGTACTACCCGTAAAGTTGTTATCGCTACTGTTGCTACTGCAGCGGTTGCTGGTGTTGGCTATGCAGGTTACCGCGGTCTGGAAATGTACAAAGATCGTAAAGCTGCTGGTGCAATGGCAGAAGTACTGAGCGTTGCTCACGTGGACTCACCGTCTACCGTCAGCAAACAAGATGCGATCCGTCAGGGTCTGGGCGTTAAGTAATCGGTTGAGGGGTCACTAGCTAAGGCCCCTTTCCCTCTCCACTAAGAATAACAGGAAATACTCATGAGCAAATTACTCGATCAGTTGAAAGAAAGTTCCCCGAATGTAAAATTGGGTGTGGCAGTTGCAACAGGCGTGGCAGTGGGCATCGCAGGTACTATCGCGATTCAAGCTTACGGTCAACGCAAAGAGCGTCTGGCTACTCAACGCACGCTGAGCCTGCAGGATAACAACAACATCGTTCCCCTGCGTATGTTTCGCACAGTGAACGCTCAGCAGTAACAAATTTGCCCCGGTCGGTGCCAACACCAGGCCATCACACGAACCGGTCGGGGCAAACCACTAAAGACTTCGGTCTTTTTTACATTAGGGTTAACTATGGACTCCAAAAAGATTCTCAACGACGCACGCGATCCTAACTCGAAGGACAATACCTTCCGTCAGCTCTGGGCTCAGTACCAGAAGACGAGTTTTCACGTGGAGCAGAAGCGACTCATGGGGATGCCCTTGAAGACGTTGGAAGCGAACATGACGAGTATCCGTGACATGATCACTAAGATGCGTTACGGGCCGGAGACGGAGAAAGAAGAAACCGCCGAGGAGTGCTTGAAGCTGGTCGAGCAATCCCAGGCGGTTATGGAGCAACTACTTAAGCTGTAGGGCTTTTGTACGTGTAGATCTTCGTCTGAACAACCTGCACGTCTGCTGCGTAGGTCAGTTCCCCACCCAGGATAATGCGGAAGAGAACCGGGTCGATACTGAAGTTGACCTGGTTCACCCCTGTCAAGAACACCTCGAAGGAATCCTTGCCGAGTGACCAGTCGAAGTCAGAACGCCCTGACAGATCGACAATCTTCGAGCCGAGTGGAACAGTGATGTTTGCACGGGCCTTCGCAAAGCGAGCCTTTTCTAACTTGGTCTGTGACTGACCGTTGACCAAATCCGAGATGTTCGACTGGTCAACCCAGTTGATACCCACGATGTTTTCTTCGGTTAACGCCGTCTGGCCAAACTTCACGATGAACGACAGGACTGCAGTATTGCCGGTATCTGGATAGATAATCGGTTCAGCACCCGTCGCAGTGTATTCACCTGAAGACTTCAGGGCGAAACGACAGACCTTCGTCAGTGAGTCAACACCCGGAACGATCGACGTGGCGTCAGCCTCTTCCATGTAACCCTGCAGCAAGTACTTGATGTTCTTGCCGGCAGTTACCGGAGCAGCGACGTTCGTCAGGTTGGTCGGTGAGTCATGAACCGCCATAGTCGGAACACGGAAGAACGTGTTGTTGTTATCGTACGGCACGGACTGGATGAGATATCCGAACAGCACATTCAGGCTTAAACCACCAGGGAAGTAGAGATTACCCACGAACCCTTCGTTGGCCGAAAATTGCACGCCAATAGATGCCGCCGCCAGTGAGCCGCGGTTGAAACTGCCCTTCGTGATGTCCAGCTGATCCGCCAGGATGTTCATGTTATCCATGATATCCTTGAGTGGACGGTTATCGACGTCAACGTAGTAAGGGTCCAGGTTCGTGTAGTAACGTACCTGCTTTAATTTTGATTGAGTTGTAGACATGTGTTATCCTCTCTAAGGAACGGTGTACTCATAGTTTAACTAAAGGTGGCGAATGAAACTTATCTTAACTCCCGACGGACAGAACGTTGAGTTCGTCCCGGAGAGCAATGCGGAAGAGACCATCATCACGATGTTCCCCGCCCTCTACAAGGTCCGAGGCAAACGCTTCGCCCCAAGTCTACCCCATATTTTACAGAATATCATCGAGCGTTTGAAGAAAACCCTCAAGACGCCAATCACGACGGCGGACAAACGCATCGTTGATCTGCTAAAGAACGAAGTGACGCTCCGAGAGATTCCGGAAGAGTTCAACTTTATCACAGATCCGATGAAGCACCAACGTATCGTTCTACAGTATCTGCTGACCAACGGCGGCGGCGGCGTGCTGCTCGATCCCGGCCTGGGCAAGACGAAGATCATCCTGGATTTCATCAAGCTGATGAAGTTCAAGAAGAGCCTGATCGTGTGCCCGGTAGCCCTGCTCGATGTGTGGGTCGATGAGACCGGTACGCACCGTCCGGACCTGAAGACGTACGTGCTGCAGTCCACCAGCTGGCCGACACTGTTCAAAGCCGCTAAGACCCGGGTTGAGAAGCACTCCGCGGCACTGGCAGAGGAAGAAGAGGGATCGGACGAGTACAAGAAGATTCGCACCAAGCTTCGAGCGGCAGAACGGGAAGTGAAGTTCATCCCGGCGGCCATGGCGGAAGACCTGGAGTTGGCCGCTGCGGCCGACGTGGTAGTCATCAACTACGACAAAGCCAGCAACTACGACTACTTGATGAAGCACTTCGAGTTTGACTTCATTGCCCTCGACGAAGCGCTCATCAAGACGCACAACTCGACCCGCACGCTGTCCCTCTTGAAGATCGGGTCGAAGATCCCTTACCGCGTCATCATGTCCGGCACGCTGATCAACAACACGGCTCTCGATGCCTTCGCACCGATCCGTTTTCTTCAGCCGGCCCTCACCGGTATGGCCTACGGGAAGTTCGATCAGCATTACGGCATCAAGATCAAACCCCGGGGTAAGTCCTTTGAGGTCACGATCGGCGTCAGTAAGAAGAACGTGCAGGAGATCCGCGGTATCCTCGAGGCCTGTTCGATCGTCATGCGTAAAGAAGACTGGTTGGATCTCCCACCGAAGCACTTCCACCGCGTTGACGTTCCACTGACCGAAGCACAGAAGAGAATGTACTCCGGGTTGGTCAGTAACTACGCCTACGAGTTGCCGAACGGGGAAATGGTCTCAGTCGATAACGGTCTGGGTATGCTGGCCAAAGTCCAACAGATCGCCAGCGGGTTCCTGTACTACAAGGAAGAGTCCGACGATTACTACGATATCCTCTTTGGGAACGATCAGAAGGAGTCTCCTCGCCAGACATATCTGTTCGAAGAGAACCCGAAGCTCGATGCCCTGTTTGAGCTCCTCAATGGCCCCCTGGTTGGACGCAAGGGTATCTTGTGGTACAACTGCGAGGCAGAGTACGAGCTCATCACAGCGGCCTTCAGAGAGCGTTCTGTGACCCATCGGGTTATCAAAGGCGGGACGAAGGGGACGGGTGCGATTATCCGTGAGTTCAACAACGATCCGAGCATTTCGTGGCTGGTCTGTCAGGCCAAGTCGGTGAACTACGGGATTACCGTCCTCGGGGCGAACCCGGAGAACCTCGATCGGGCCCAGGAGATCCTTCCTGAGGTCTCGACCCGGGTGTTCACCCACGTGTTCTACTCGTTGAACTACTCGCTGGAAGTCTACCTGCAGCAGCAAGACCGTTCCCACCGAATCGGTCAGACGATGCCGGTCGACTATTACGTCCTTCTGGGTGACTGTGAAGCCGAAGAACAAGTCTATAACGCCCTGCAAAACAAGATGGTAATCCGAGAATCGACCCTGGTAGACTTTTCCAGAAGGCTCAAACCACTGGTATAAGAAAAGTGTGTAAAACAGCCAGAGGTCACTATGATTAAGGACTACTTTCCGTTCGACTCGATACGAGAAACGCAAGACCGAGTGCTAACGCAGTTAGACATTATCCTGCCGCAGCACTCTTGCATCATCCTGGAGAGTCCAGTGGGTTCCGGTAAGTCCGCAATGGCTCTCGCCGTCGGGTGTTCCCGAGGGCGGAGCTTCTTACTGACACCCCGCAAGAGCCTGCAAGACCAGTACTTTGACGATTTTTCCCAGCACGTCGTCACGCTCAAAGGCCGTTCGGCCTACCCCTGCGTCGATCCTTCCCGACCGGGCAATGAGAACCTTCCCGTCCATCAAATAGAATCCGAAGTCTTCGAAGGGAATCTCTCTACCAGATTCCTGACGGGGAGAATGTGTGCTACCGGACGCTGCACGACTTTCTCAACGGCGGCCCGCCGAGAAGCCTACGTGGATGACTGTGAGTCGTCGAGCGGTATTGCCTGCCCGTACAACTCTGCTATTCAGGTCGCTATCGGTGCCCCGCACGTGGTCTGTAACCTCCACTCATTTATCTTCCAGACGAACTTCGCCGGCCGCTTCGAGCGTCGCCCGACGTTGATCGTTGATGAGTGTCATGATATGGCCGGTATCGTACGGGATATGCTCGAGAAGGACTTCTATATCCGCGGGATCTTTATTAATGAGGACAGCGAGATGGAGCAGTGGGATCTGCCTCGCTGGCAGCGTTTCTTCCACGCCCCGCAGAACCGACCGATCGGGTCAAACACTCGAGAGTTCCGTGATTATCTCGAGGACCATGACCTGAAGGTTGAAGCCCTCGCGGAATCTATCTTCGGTGCCTTCGTGGTAGACTTCAAGGTCTTGCCTGGTGGGACCGTCATTAAGTTCCGACAGCTGAACGTGGCCGCTGCTTCCCGCAAGCTCATTCTTGATCACGGGGATAAGATCCTCTTGATGTCGGGGACGATCTACAACAAGAACATGTTCTGTTGGGAGAACGGTCTGGATGCCAGGGAGACGGCACACGTTAAGGTGAACTCCACGTTCCCAGTAGCGAACCGTCCGGTGATCCTGCATCCGAACGCGATAGACACGTCGGCCCGAGTCTGGGAGAACAACTTCGGCCACCTGGTCGACGTCTGTCGTGAGATTATGGATGATCATCCTCGGGAGAAGGGGTTGATTCACGTGTCGAGTTACGCCAAGGCCATCCAGCTGCAGGCCGCACTCGGTGATCGTGCGGTTACCCACACGCCAGAAGACTTCCAACTGGCCCTGATGGGCTTCTTCATTGCCCCGGGCAACGGTGTGTTTATCTCACCGATCTGCCAGCAGGGGACAGACTTCAAGGATGACCGTGCCCGCTTCCAAATCGTGACTTCGGTACCGTACTTAAACGTCGGTGACAAAGTGGTGAAGCGGATGATGGAAACGGTCCGTGGTTGGTACGACCTGAAAACACTGGTGGTCTTTGGCCAGATTCTCGGTCGAGTAGTACGCTCCGAAACTGACAGTGGGACGACCTATCTGGTAGACAGTCGCTTCCGCTCATTTATTAACAGAACCCGCCGCCATCTTCCACGTTGGCTAACGGAATCCTTCATAGGCTTATGAATGAACATTTGGAATTGGGAATTTTTTCCTAACGGAGAAGAGAATGAAGATCGAGATGAAAGACAACCTGTTAACGCTGACACCAGAAGGCCGGTGGGAGCGGAAGACTATTGAGGATAAAACTAAAAAGGCGATGGCGGCTTTTGGCGTTTCTTCTCGTGTTGGACGGATTTTCGCAGCAGTGACGATCGCTACCGAGCTCGGTCATGACATCTCGGTAGACAATCGCCAAGTCACGGTGCAGGATCAGTCGTTCTCGATATACCCCAGAGGACTGGACGGCATGTCCATCCCTGAAGTACTCATCAACCCGTAACCCGCCTCCATAACTTCTCCAATACTCTCAAGACTCTTCGCCAACGTCTTCTTGACGAACGCTTGATTCACTTTAGGATCGTTGATGTGCTTCACGATGTCGGCCGGCTTCATCTCCGTGCCGTCGATCAGACCGTATGTCAGCTTAACGATTGTGCTATCAGGATAAGGCAGTGCGTTAATTGCACCCATGAGACTTTTGTCTTCGAGCTCGTTGACCAGTTCATCGATCGGGTTAACCGTTGGCATCTCTGCCTCCTTCATGTTATCCAGATAGAAGGTGATGTACTGGGTCTTACTGAGCTCTTTCAAATCCCGCACGGATGCATTCGGGAATTCTTCACGCAGCTCACACAGCGTTGGGACAACATCGAGACCTTCAATGTGCTTCTTCAGCTTGGTCGCCAGTTGTTGCTTCTGAGCGGGAAGAGCCACCAAACGCCACTTGGACATCTCTTTGAGTTGGCGTTGCATGACCCACCAGCCGGCGTACGTCAATAGACGAACTCCCGAGGTCGGATCAAATTTGTCGAGACCTGCAAGCAAGCCTTCATTTCCGGCTGCGATCAGGTCCTCGAATTGCTCCAGGTTACCGCGGGAATACTTCTTGGCCCGTTTGAACACGTAGCGGAGGTTTGAGCAGATCAACTTATCGCGAGCGGCCTTCTTTACATTAGGGTTAGTGGCGGGATCGAAATAAGTCGCCAGCAGTACCGTTTCGTCCTCACGGGATAGAATCGGGTAGCGGTCGCAGATCTCTTCGTAGTATTTTGTCAGGCCCATTGTGTTCTCCAGGTTAATAGCAGTATAGTACTCGGCGAAACCCGAATAGTCAATTGAGGAATACCATGATCAAGATTGAAGCAGTACAGCGAGATAACGGCGTGGTCGCCCTTATCCTCAACAGCAATGACCCCGATCGAGACCGTGACCAAATGGACCTGATCGGTGCAACCATCGTGACACCGTCCGAGCGCCGTGGCCGTTACACCATGCAGGGTTCTGGTCGCACCATTGAGATTCTCTTCCAGGAACCTCAAAACCGTAAATCTGGGGTATAACAACTATGGAGAAATCTGGACGCATCGTTCTGACTCCGGAAGACCTTGCCGAATTTCGAAAAGGCTTGGTATCAGAACGTATTCAGACAACTTGGGGCTTGACATTCGCCGAGCTTTCAGAGATAATTGCATCTCAAAACACAAACTCTAACGGAGAATCCGAATGACTGACAAAATCGAACAGCGTATCATCATCCCAGCAGCTAAAGGCGAATGGTTCCACATCGTTGATCCAGACACCAAATTCAACGCGGAAGGCGAATACAAAGTAACCGTCTACCCGACCCAGCGTGAAATGGAAGCTCTGTTTGAGCCGCTGAAAGCAATGGCTGAAGAAGCGCTGGCCGCTTATCAGGAAGAAGAAAACGAGAAAGCGAAGGCGAAGAAAGTTAAGCCTAAGATTCTCAAATTGGCCGATAACCAGCCGTGGACCGCTCAGGAAACTGAAGAAGGCACTCTGGTACTGAAGCTGAAACGTAAAGCTCGTATCACCAAGAAAGACGGCACTATCGAAGACATTCAGATGAAAGTCGTTGATGGTAAAGGCAACTCGATGACCCCTGAGCAGGTAAAAGCCGCTCGTGTGGGTAACGGTTCCGTCGCTCGTTGCGTAGTAACTGCGTTCCCATACAACATGGCTTCCGTCGGCGTCGGTATCTCTCTGCGTTTAGAGAAAATCCAACTGCTGAAAGTTGTGGCCTACGGTGGCAACAGCGGTCCAGATAACGAGCTGGGCGAATACGAAGGTTCTGACTTCGTAGCGGCTCCAGCCAGCTCTACTCCATCAGATCCAGATTTTGCACCTGATGAGCAGCAGACTAACTACACCGTCTGAGTGTAGTAAATAGGGGGCCTTCGGGCCCTCTCTTTTTTAGGAGATTCCATGAGTCAGAAGCAAGAACTTGAAGAGGCACTCGCTCGCGTCCCGCTAGTGACTGACATCTCGCCGACATCGTTCGGTTCGTGGTCCGTGTCAAAACTGAAGATGCTTGAGAAGTGTCCGCTGCAGTTCTTCTTGAAATACTGCGTGAAACTCGTCGTGGTAAAAGAGGAGAATCCCGATGACGTTCTCCTGCGTAACACGGGGACGACACTGCACCGTATCCTGGAACTCATGTTCTCCGGCTATAACTTTGCAGCGGCTGAAGCGTTGGCCCGCGAAGAGAATATCGCCTCCGTTACTCCCGAGCGTTTCGAGTTCGTTGAGAAGCACTACGCGAACCTGAAGTCCTTTGAGCGCCGTATCGGTGCCTTCGAGGAGAACCACCCGATCGCGTCGATTGATCCTGAGCTCAAGCTCGCGGTTAATCGTAACTACGAACCGGTGGATTTTTTCGCTGAAGATGCTTACTTCCGCGGCGTCCTTGACCTCCCGATTCTCATGGAGAACGAAGACGTGCTCATCCTGGACCACAAACGCGGTGGCTCACCGGCGTACGGTCTGAAGTTCCACATGCCACAGCTCTCCACGTATCACTTACTGTATCACTTCGGTCACCGAAAGGTCCGTGGGTCGCAGGCAGGGATTCACTTCATGGAAGCCGGGGCGGTGGTCATGTCACCGTACACCAAAGGGAAGAACATCGAGGATCTGTTGCCGACGTGGTTGGACAACAAGATTGAGACAGCAGTCCAGGTCGTGCTCGAAGCGGAAAACTTCCAGGCGAACAAAGGGACTGCCTGTACGTGGTGCGATTACAAAGCTCTCTGCAAGAATGGCAAACGGAATACCGTCGGTGATCTCCAAGAGATCCGAGACGCGACCCGTAAGTTGTTCTAATAAAAAACCCCGATCTCTCGGGGTTTTCTTTTAGTTACCAATCACTCGCCAAGCCGCTCCGGCATAACTTCCGTCCGTCCCTCCTGCAAAGAACACCATGAAGCTCGTCTTGTCGATCACTTTGGCTGACGCATAGCCCGGGTTACCGTTGTACGTCAGTGTCGCCTGAACCTGGAACATCGCGTTCGGGAACGGTGAAGGCAGCGTTACGATATGCTCACCGGCTGCCGTTGAGGTGATAGACCCCCACTGCTCAATCAATCCAGAATCTCCGTCGGTACGAATCCCGGTAACCGCTACTGTGGCCGGAGAAATGGCCGGAGAGATATCCTTGATACGCGTCTTCGATTCCAGGAAGAATTGCTTCTTCGTTCTCGGGTTCGAGTAAATGCGACCGATTTCCAGGTCGACAAACACTGAAGCCCCAGCCGTCAGAGACCACGCGGTGCCGTTGTAAGACCAGACCGAACCGTCACGGGCATCGTAGATTTTGTTGTCACCAGAAGATGACGCCAGCGTCGTGAAGGTCGTTGCGTTCTGTGACCAAGAGAAGTAACCGTAAGATGACTTGTCGTTGAACTTGGCCAGTGCCGCGGTAGTCAGGTCCAGAGTGATCGTCGCTCCAGCGATGTACGTGTTGGAGTTTAGGTCACTCGTGTCCAGAGTGATCGTGCTTCCGACGCGAGATGCTTTGATAAGGCAACCCTGTGGGAAACCACTCCATCCCTGTCCGGCGGTGTTGGTCACGTAACCGGCCGCTGCAGCGTTCGCACCGTAGTTCCCGTTACCCCATTTCACCAGGCTCGTCTTGTTCGTGATATCCGCAACAGACTGAGCAGTTCCCGCGGCGTTCTGCGTGAAGACTTTAACACCCCAGGTTTGATCACCCACACCACCCGGAGAGCGACAGGCTGCCAGGATGTACTTGTTGGTGGCATCCTGAGTAACTGCCAGGATCAGACCGACCGAGTCGTCATCCCCGTCCGTCGAAGACATTTGGGCTTCCAGAGACCAGTTGTCAAAACGACCTGGAGAGATAAATCCGGTCAACCCTGACGTGTTACGCGTACACTGAATCAATCCTGTTGTGGCGTTAAAGGTCCACGACTGGGTTTCATCCACCCCACTCGCGTTCGTCAGGCCTACACGGCCCCACTTGGCAAAGATATCGCCAGCCGTCAAGATAGTCGCTTTCTCTGCTGCCAGCGTCACGTCAGAGTTGACGATACGGGCGTCCTGAACGACTTGTTCCGGAGACATCTTTTTAGATCCCGTTGCATCAACGAAGAGCACATCACCTTCACGGCCGGCCGGTACGTTGGCGTCGTCGAAAGCTCCCAGTTCTGTCAGCGTCGGCTTGTTCTCCGTAGAGTAGATCGGGATCCACGGCGTTACAGTGGTGCCGTCAGCACTCGGACGTTGATACATCAGCTTCGTCTGGTCAGAAGGGAAGGCTAGAGTAGCCGCTTTCCCAGTCGGCCCAGATGGAATTGTCATCAGCTGACCAACGTTTGAGCCAGTTGGACGATCTGCAACTGACGTTGCGGCACCCCCTGAGTCTGTACCCGCTTTATAGCCATAGAATCCCGCACCGATAGGGGAATCATTCACAGTTTGCACTTGGATTGTCCCGTCTGTCAGGTATGGGATATTTGTCATACCCAGACCGGCGGCATTATTGATGCTAAGGAAACCATTTACCTTTGCGTCAATTTCCGTTTTGGTGTACGTGTTGAACGCACTGGCATCCAGCGTCAAGCCGGTACCGGTCATTGGGATATCGTTGATGGTGTACGTGCGAGGGACCGCTTCGGCCTTCGTGTACGCTCCAACATCCCCCGCGACCAGGGTGATATCCTGGTAGAGTTGCTTTCCGTTTACCTTGCGAGTGGTCGGAACGTAACCCTGAAGCAGAGTGTCTACTTGACCACTGGTGTAGGCCCCGAGGTCAGCGGCGGTCAGCGTCAGGTTCTTGTTCAACTGCTGTCCATTGATCGTCACGGTGTTTGGCACGAAGCCCTGCACCTTGGTGTCGATCTCAGAGCTGCTGTACGTTCCGATATCTCCTGGTGTCAGGGTGATGTCTTTGTCGAGCAGCTTACCATTGACGCGAACAGGATTGTAGCCACCTGCTTCCACGGCAGCGATCTTCTGATCGATCGTGGTCTTATCGTAAGTATCCAGATCGTCCGCAGTGATCACCACGTCGTCGTCCAGCGTCTTGCCATTCACCATACGGCCAACCGGTACGCGGGTACCGAGGTATCGTTCCGTGGTGTTGGCCACGTTAAGAGCATTGTCGGCAATCTGTTGGATCGCTGCGATGTCTTCTTCGGTGGTGATGTCTTTACGCTCCACCCCACCGGGTGCTACTAACGTTAAATCGCTCATGCGTTCTCCATTAAAGTGTTGGCCAAACCGGATCAACCAAGTTGATACCCATTAAAGCTTTGATGTACGTGATATACTTGTTTAACTCGGCCTGTGATTCTTCATCGAGGCTGTCGGTCGATTCAAGCATCTTCAGCCGGGAGACAGTATCCGTAATCCCATTCAGTAGTACGGTACGTTTAGTCTTCGTCTGATCGATCTTTTCCTGCTCGCTTAACTCCCGAGCGACGAATCCGTCCAGCGTAATGCGATACTTAGAGAACGTGAAATCTTCCGGTATAGTTTCCTGATCGATCTCGGCGACACGAAGTCCACAAGGAGTCAGGTAACTCGGGTCGGTATGGTACGCTCTCGGTGAGCCATCTTGATCAATCAAGAAGACGTGCGGAGCAGTGATATCCCGGCGATACACGTACCAGTCTTGGCCGAGAGGGTCGGTCAGCCATTCAATTTTCGCGTCAACCGGTGCATTCTCCGGTGTGTACACTTCCCAAGGTCCAGTTATGATCATAAGCCTACGTTGTACCAAACGCCTCCCATTTTCTTTTGCAGATACACATACCAAACGCCATCAACATCTTCGATCCACAGTTTACTAGTCTGGTAATCCGCAACGTTAGTAATAACCCCGCCTGCGGGAACGCTTGTGCGACGCCCTTGTGAGTAGTAGGTGAACTGTAGTTTGTCGTTCTGAGTTTCTCCTGACCAACGGAGATCTTGAACGGCACCGAGGTTCGCAATCAGGGCGTTAACCTCTGCTTGAGTATACGCACCAACGCCGTGAGCATCAATCGTTAAGTCATTGTCCAGGGTCATTCCGTTGATGCGGCGGGTGAGCGGGACTTTAGAGTTAGCCGTCTCATAGGCCACACGTACGGCATTGGCAGAACCGGCGTCAGTGGTAGATCCACTCGTGATCGAGTCGAGAACGCGGGTCAGACCTTGAACGCTGCTGGTCGCAATCGGGATATCCGACAGTTCAATGCGACGGCGCCATCCTGAGAAAGATCCTGCGGTAACAGCGGCGGTATAGAGATTACCGGCATCGGAGATCAACGAGAGTGACTTGTAGTTCGTCACTTCATGGCTGGTACAGATGATTTCACCCCATCCGCCGACCACGTCGGTAGGATAGTTCGAATAGCCATTGCCCGGATAGTTATCCAAGTGATATACGCCGAACGGTTTATCGTTGAAGTACGTCGCCAGGTTAGTGCCCGTCGGGATCATAATCGATTTCGCGCCGACGCCATAAAGGTCCAGCAACTGCTGGGTCTTCAGCGAGGTCATCGCACGGGTATTCTCAGTCTTGCTCTGGGCTTCCGCCGTTGCAGCAATCTCAATGAAACCCTTCTGAATCTCCGTCGCGTACGGGTGGTTCACAGAGGATTCATGCAGAGCAATAGCCGCGGCGATCGCTGCGTTCATCTCTGCCGTCTGTACGAAGGTCTTCCACCCACGGAAGACGTCCCCGAATACTTCCCCGATAAACAGGTTGTTACCCTTGGTGTTTGCGAAGATCGTGATGTTACCCGGCACGCCGCCGTAAATGACGGTGTAGTACGTCTGCAAACCGTTAGGAGAACCGGTGCTCTGGCTGATCGCCGGGTCATCGTAGAAGAATCCACCGGTAGAACGGGCAAAGTAGTTCCCAATGTTAACGCCGGCCGGGATCGTTTTGGCCATGCCGCCGGTTCCGTACGAATCGAGTAAAGCTTGAGCTTGGTCCTGCGTCATCACGTACGGGTGGTTTACACCGGCACGGTCGACGACTGTTAATTCATTCATGGAATTCTCCTGTAATAAGCACTATTTTACCTGCGGATGATGTTCAGTGCCTGTCCACCTTGGATCAGGAATTTCATCGGGGTGTACGTTCCAACCCACTCACCGTTGACATAACGGAGGTTCGTTAGGATACCTGAATTTCCGGAAGCATCATCCGGATTCTGGGCCACCTGAGTCCCTGTGATCTCTTCTGCAGCGTCGGTATCAAAAAAGAGATACGGACCGGTAGGATCGGCCGGTCCTAGCTTAGCGTCAATCTCTGCTGCCGTGTACATGTTGAAGTCGTTCAGCGTCAACGTGACGTCGGCGGTCAGGGCTTTCCCGTTGATCTTCACCGTCGGCAGGGCTTTTGTCTGGGCCAGCAGTTTCTTTGCAGCGTAGACTGAAGCGGCTGTCGTTTGAGACTGGGAGCTGGTCAGGGAGTCAATCTTGGCCAAGCCTACCGCACCGGTAGAGGAATCTGCGTAGACGGGGTTCTCCACGTCTGACCACGGTACCGCTTCCCCGGCGCCCATTTTCCCTTCCAGGACGTCCATGAGATCATCCGCCCGCTGGCTCTGAGCGGGAATTTCTTGAGTTAATCCTTCCACGTCACGCGTGGTTAAGAAGCTCGGGTCTACCCCGACTTCGCTTACGAGTGTGATCATAGATTTACCTTCACGTTAGTGTATACACCTGTGATCATGTCCCAGATCTGCAGAGGACGAGATAACACCGGGTCCGTCGGTGAGACGAATCGGGTGATAAAGTTCCCCGATGGGACGGCGGACAGAGAGGTGGTGACTGCTGGGCCCCACAGGAGGGTTCGATCTCCCGGAACGGTAGTGATCAGGGCATCTACCTGGGCCTTCGTCAGGGAGTACACGTCTTCTGCCGTCAGCACCACGTCACGGTCAAGTGTGCGGGAGTTAACCTGGCGGGTAATTGGCACGAAGCCATAACCGTTCGAGTTCACCTTCCACAGGCCCAGCAGTGACGCCGCTCGGGTCTTGTCGTTAGTGATTGCGTCGGACAGTTCTACCACACCGGTCACACCGATTGCCGCTGCGGGTTTACCCACGATATCCACCCATTGGATCTTGCCACCTTTATCTACCAAGCCGGCCGAACCGAGTTCCACCCCATTCAGAGTGACGTCCACGGCGGCCATGCGAGTATAGATCGTGGCGATGTCTGACTTTAAAGCCAGCGGGCGAGGACTCTCCATCCCGCCCAGAGTAATTTGTGTCATGCTACCACACTCCAGATGCCTTTTCTCAGTACGGCAAATTTATAGTAAGTCATCGTGATCGACGTTGGGGTAATCGCCGTGATCGTGCCCATGGCTCCCGGGGCGTCGGTCGTCGTCGGGTTATACGTCACGGTCGTTTTCACTAATCGATAGTCGTCCCCGGCCAGGTCTGTCGGTCCGTGGCGCCCACCGGCCTTGGCCAGAATGACATCCGTCGAGTATGACCCGAGATCTTCTGCCGTCACGAACACGTCATGGCGAAGATCATACCCATTCACCTTCCGGCTGGCCGAGAGGGCACCGAGGAAGTAGTTCTGGATAGCGAGCATCCCAGCCGGCGTTGCTGCGACCAAGTGATCACCGTCGACCAGAGCACCGGTCACTTCACCGTATTTCAACAGTCCGGCTACCGGTTGGAACCCCCATTGAATCCCGGGGTTGGGCGTTTGAGCGTACGGGACGCCAGACACGTCGGCCCAGGCCCACGAGGTTTTCTGTGCGAGTTTCGTATCGTAATAAGCTTGTAATGCTGCCGTTTTGACTTCAAGAGCGGTTACATCCGCATCGAGATTTGGAAGGTCACCGACTCGGACTAATCCGGGATTGATGAACGTACCGTCTGCGACGACAGTCAGCTGGTCTGCCATAGAGGCCTCCTGTTTCGTAGTAGTGTACTGCATGTGTGAGGGTTTAGCTATATTCCCTAATCCGCTATTTTAAGGTATAAGATTTTTAGAAACCACACTACACGTAGAGGACCTATGAACAATTTATCCGATCAAATCAAGTATCTTTCAGACAAGCTCCCAGCGGCCATTGAGATCTACACCGATGGCTGTTGCAAGGGCAATCCAGGTCCTGGCGGTTGGGGTGTGTACTTTGAGGCTCTCGACGATGGCCTGTGCGGCGGCGAAGTGATGACGACCAACAATCGCATGGAATTAATGGCGATGCTCACTACCCTGACCGTGCTCAGCCAAGTCCCCTTCACCTCTGCGAATATCTACCCTGACTCTCAGTACGTCCGTAAGGGCTTGACAGAGTGGCGTAATAACTGGGAACGTAATGGCTGGCGGACCGCCGATAAGCAGCCAGTAAAAAATAAAGACTTGTGGGTTCAACTTTTGCCGCTCTATGATACACTAAAGTCCAAACTCTCCTTCCATTGGGTGAAAGGCCATTCCGGTATTCCTGGCAATGAAGCCGCCGATGCACTAGCCAACAAAGGTTACATTGAATGTTTAACGAAATAAAACAACGGGTATCCATCGTCGATGCCTATGACAAGTACTGCCCTGAAGTCCCACTGCGTGCCCGCGGTGAGAACGATTTCATCCCCGAGGATGATTGCTGTCCGTGGCATGGAGGCCACGGTTCGTTCCACGTCATGTTCGACATTGAAGATCCGACCAAGGGTTTCGCCAAGTGTTTCTCCTCAGCGTGTACCCATCCTGAGGAAACGGCCGATGTTATCGAGTTCGTTCGCCGTACGCTGAGCCTGGAGAGCCCGAAAGAGGCTGCCCAGCGTATCATCGCGGACTTCGAACTCGGCCTGGTCTTCGAGGTCAGTACCAGCCAGAAGATCTTCAACGAAGCCGCTCAGTATTACCAGAACATGTTCCTGACGTCGAAGATCTACGAATCCATCGACAAGAAAACTCCTCTGGACTATCAGAAGGAGAACCGTGGGCATAAAGAGGCTACTCTTTTAGCCTTCCGCATCGGTTGGACTGACGGTGCCGAGTTGTGCAAGCACTTGGAAATGAAAGGGTTTACCGTCGATGAGATCGTGGCCAGCGGCCTCGGTGCCAAGACCGGTACGTCCATCCGTGACAAGTTGCCGAAGGAAGCGTTCGTCTACACGGCGTACGTCGGCGGCCGCCCGTCTCGCTTTACCTTTAAGACACTACGTCTGGGTAACGACGGCAAGCCGATTGCCTACCAGTTGAAGAAAGAGTTCTGGCTGAACGGTGTGGTCGTCATGGGCCAGGATACTGTCGCCAGTCACGAAGACATTGCCGTGGTAGAGGGTGAGAACGACGCACTCTCCTTGATGGACATGGAGTGGCCGGGCGGTATCATCATCATGAATGGCCAGCCAGGCAAGAACCAATACGAGTACCTGAAGACTGCCTTGAAGCATAAGCGTATCCATACGTTCTATGACGCGGATGAAGCCGGTGACAAATACCGACTGAACTCCTGGGCGTGGGCGGAAGGTGAAATCCATCAATACCGAGTTCCGGAAAACGACGAAGATGTGGATCTGTATATTCAGCGCCGCCGTAATGATGAGCTTAATCCTGTCGAGCGTCTCATGGATGGCGGTGAAGTTGCTCGTCCGTCTAACGGCGAGGCTGATAACGCAGCTGTTAAGGTTACTGGCTCCGGTCAGATAATCGAGAAGGACGGTTGCTACTTTGGCTTCAAGCAATTCACTTCGGCGAACGGTGACGTGAAAGAGCAGCTGACCCAGCTGACCAACTTCACGATCAAAATGAAGACCGTGCTGGTACACCGTGGCGACCGTATCCGTGAGTTGGAATTCACTCGCGACGACGGTTACCGCTCCGGTTCTGTCTACCTGAACTCCTCGTCCAAGTCCTCTATGCGACTGTTCAAGGAATTCTGTGCGAAGTCCGGTGACGCTCTGTTCCTCGGAACGGATTCTGACCTGAACAACCTGTGGATGCACTTGGCGGCGACACAGCGTGAACGTGTAGTGAACATCCCTGAGTACTGCGGTTACGTCGCTGAGTTGAACATGTGGCTGTTCCGTAACGTCATGATCAATAACGCGACCGGTGCTGTGTACTTACCGGACGAGCGTGGCATCTTCTGGACGCAGCCGGGCCAGGGTATCATGCCACAATCCATCTCCTCGGACATTCTGCAGGACGGTGTGAACGTGGAAGACGCGATGAATATCCCAATGCTTCGCGATGATATCAAAGATCCGGAAGAGTTCATGGAGTGGCAGGGCGAGGTGATTCGTCGTCTGGCGGATATCGTTGGCATGCAGGAAGCCTGTACCCTGATGGGTTGGGCCAATGCGAATGCGTACTCGACGGCAATCTTCCAGTCACAGCACTTCTTCCCAATGCTGATGTTCTGGGGCCGCCACGGTAAAGGCAAAACGACGATCGTGCAGTGGATTCTGTCGACCTTCGACATGCTGGAGAACAACAAAGGCTACATGGTGGTGTCAGCGATGGAGAAATCCACCGTCGGCTTCCAGCGGAAGATGGAGTATTACTCCAGCCTGCCAATCTGTGTGGATGAACTGCGTGCGGACTTCAAGACCAAAGAGCACTACTCCATGTGGCGTGGTATGTTCAACCGTGCACCGCGTACTCTCGGTACTCCGCGTCAGGGTGTCGTTAAGCTGCAGAAAGTCCGTGCCAATCTGGGCTTCGGCGGTCAGGATGCCTTCACCGATGCTGCTCTGCAGTCTCGCTGTATTGGCATGAAGACCAGCAACATGCGTAGCGACGAGCGTTCCCAAGCGTCCTACCGCTGGTTGAGCAACGAAGTGGACTACTTCCCACGCTTTGGTTACCACTGGATTCTCGAGTCCACCCGTGCAGATAAAGCCTCGATGGAACTCGCGTGGGAAGAGATGAAGGAGCGTATCAACGCTGCCCTGCCAAAGGGTTCCGACGTTGGTTCCCGTACGAAGGACATGTGGAAAATCGTTGGGTGGTTCGGTGAACGCTTCATGAACACCTACTTCCCAGGCGAAGAGTACATGCCATGGATGCTCAACCAAATCCGTCAGGACGTTGAGATGCAAACGGAAGTCGATATCGTCACCGAAGTGTGGAGCAAGATTGCTTCCCGTCAGGTCGGCCGCAATCCCGATATCACCCTGGACCACGTCATGACCGACGGCAGCAAGCTCTACGTGTGGTGGCCGGCAGTGATGGACATTCTCGACCGTGAGTTGGCTCACTTGGGTCATGCCAAGTCGACGATTCGCACGGCAATGCTAGAGGAAGCGTACTACGAAGGCACCGCTACCCGTCGTATGGGTGTGGCCAACCATCAGCGTCGCGTCCTCGTGTTCAACCTCGAAAATGCACCGGAAGTCGTGAAGCAAATTGCGATTGTCTCTCCGGACGGCTTTTAAGGAGCCCTATGTTCTACCCTGAAATTCTTGATCGCTACGAAGCGATCCTTCGGGGAGCAGAAGACTTCGGTGAGGGTGATACCTCCCGAGGTCACCTTCTCGACCTGATCGAGCTGCTCAACGGAAACGACGCCATGAGCCTGACCCGCAAACACCGCTGGCTGGGCTTTATCCAAGGAGTTATGATCTGCCACGGTCTGCTGACCGTCTTGGAAGAACGTAACACCACTCGCAGTATCTTTGCTGGAGCTTAATATGAAACTTCAACCCACCCGTGACCTGCCGATCTACTCCCGTGCCAACCGGCCTGCAGTCATGCCCTCTGAAATGAGAGTCGGCGAGCTCGATAAACCGGTCACGATCGATAACCTGACCCAACGAATTATCGACGATAGTGGCTACAACCCGATCTTCCCTCGCCATGCTCTGATGGTGGATATCGAGACGCTGGACACCCGGCCGTACTCGAAGATCCTGTCCATCGCCGGTGTCGTGTTCGATTCTCTGGCGGATCGCTCCTCGATCGTTGACGCCAACGGTAACGTCATTGCTCCACACTTCTCGATCGTCCTCGAGCTGATCGGCCAGGGGCATCGCACGCAGGATGAATCGACCGTCGAGTGGTGGTCTAAGCAATCTCCTGAAGCCCGTGCCCCAATCTTCGGCCCAGGAGTGGCCAAGGTGCCGTACGTGGAAGGTATCCGTTCGTTCTGGGCGTGGGCCAAAGAACAGCAAGCGGACGGGGCATTTGCATGTTCTCCTGCGTTCGACTATACTATCCTGGATACGGCCGGCGAGGATGTCCTCGGGTACGGCAACAAGTTCCCCATTCCTTTCTACAACCACACCGACGTCCGCTCCCTGCGTAACTTCGTGTTCGGTAAGAAGAAAATCGACTGGGGCATCAAACATGAAGCTCTGGGTGACTGCGTTCGCCAGATCTTCGAAATGCAGGAGTTATACTTATGGCGGAAGCAGAAACAAGGTTGATCGATCTATCCATTGAGAACAGTCACTGGATTCGTGCGTTTGAGTTCATGATGAGTGAGTTCAGACAGGATGCCCAGAAGGGGTTGTACCGTCCGGACCGGCAGGTAGTGGGCGTAGGGTTAGACCGTCGAGACCTGGCGTTGAACTCCACAGCGTTAACGCTACTGCTGAACACCAACGGTATCGGCTGTGAGTTCCACCCGGGCTTGCTCCGGGAAGTGAAGATCACCCGGCCGGTCGAGCAGGTTGGCAATGTTGTGTATCTGAACGGTGCACCGTCGCCGGAGCTCTTCGTTGAACTGATTGCGAACGATATCCCTGTTCCGATGGATGCGACCTTGGATGCTATCGCCGAACACTACAACGCGGGAGGGTCAATCTTCATTGTCCCTGCTGAAATTCACTGGCCGTTCTTACGGCAGTAACCAAAGGCCCTTCGGGGCCTTTTCTTTTTGGTGAACTATGAAACAATACTTGGATAATATCCTGTTCGTTCTTAACAACGGGCTGGAGAAAGGGGATCGCACTGGGACGGGAACCGTCTCCGTTATCGGTCAGGGTACGTCTTATGATCTGCTGGGTAATAAAGTTCCGGTCGTGACACTGAAGAAGACCAACCTTCGCAGCGTCATTCATGAGCTCTTGTGGTTCATCAAGGGTGACACGAATATCCAGTACCTGCTGGATAACAACGTGCATATCTGGGATGAGTGGGCTGATGATGAAGGCAACCTCGGACCGGTCTACGGGAAGCAGTGGCGTTACTGGGATGATATCAAGCTCACAACTATTGGAAGCGACCGAGCAATTGATCTGTTAGGTAGAGGCTACCAACTTGAAGGCTCGATGGATACCCGATGGGTATTTACCCGCAAGATTGACCAGCTGCAGAACGCAATCGACCTCCTGCGTACCGATCCAGATTCTCGTCGTATCATCGTGTCGTCCTGGAACCCAGGAGATCTCGAAGACATGGCTCTGGCGCCGTGCCATTGCTTCTTCCAGTTCTTCTCAGAGGAAGTTGAAGGCAAACGCTACCTGACCTGCCTGTTGTATCAACGTTCTGCCGACATGTTCCTCGGCGTGCCGTTCAACATTGCATCCTACGCGATCCTCACTCACTTGATAGCCTCTATAACGAACCATACGGCTGCTGGCTTGATCCACGTCACCGGGGACACTCACGTATACCAAAACCATTTGGACGTCGCAGCGAGCCTCTCAGACCTCCCTATGTACGACCTCCCGACCCTTCGGATCAACTCCCGAAAGGAGATCGACGAGTTCACTTTCGAAGATATCGAGATCCTGGGCTATCAGTCTGGCCCGTGGATCAAGGCGCCGGTGGCGGTGTGAAGTACCTGTGGATGGCGATCGCTTGCCTCTTCGCTTCATTCTTCTGCGGGGCGAGCATGTTTCTCAGTGCACACGAAGGTTCACCGGAGGTGGTTCGCGGATTGTTCTTACTGGGGGAGTTTATCTTCTGGGTCGTCTGCGGGTATATACTGACGTGGCTGCTGTTTAAGATCTTCGACTAAAAAAGTCCCCCGGCAGGAAAAGGAGGGAAAACCTTTCCGGGGGCAAAGATATAAGTGAGCCTTGATAGTACCCACTTTCCGGGTATAAGTAAAGTAGGAAATTTAACTGAGGAACGATTATGAAACTGTATGCATTCTGCCAAGGACACCCGAGTGGTGTTGAAGGATTAACAATCAGTGCTGACGGTGATGTCATCGCCGGGCATTTCTCTTCGAACTCCACCTGGGCCCGTCACGACATGGGTGCCGATGGTCGGAGCGATTGGAAACACGATATCTATGACAAGAAGTACGGTGCCGGCAACTGGGAGATCGAGTGGGTTGAAAACCCGGATGAGCATCCTGGCCTGATGGCTGCGATCGCTGCGAACCACGCTCAGCCACACCGCCTGACTTACGTCGTGAAGGATGGTCATCTGGTTATCAACTACGGCAGCGACGAGATAAAGCTGGGTGAGGAATTCCTCGAGTCAGATCTCAAGAGTAATCGCCTTATCTACCGCTTGAACGACATCTTCGGCGGAGAAGAATGGGAGCTTGATCCGGCATGAAAACCTTCCTACCCAAACTCTTAAAGCCCAGTAAGGGCGGCCACTTGCAGCAGTGGGAAGTCTGGTATCGTCCGAAGCTCGACGGGACGGCGGAACTGGGCACGGTCTATGGGCGGGCCTGTGGAAAGCTTCAGGAACACTCGATCATTATCAAGGAGGGGAAGAACATCGGTCGTAAGAACGAAACGACTCCCCTGACGCAGGCGGAAGCGGAAGCCAAATCGATGCACGCGAAGCAGATCCGGACGGGGTATTCCCTGACTGGTGAAGTCGTGGCGGAGAAAGGCGTGATGTTGGCCGCAGATTACTTGGTGCTGGCTCAACGAAGGAAGGGTGTGGATCTTCCGGGCCGCGTTATCGTGTCACCGAAGCTGGACGGGATCCGTTCCCGGTTCATCTCGGGGAATCACGTATCGCGGGGCCACTTGAACTTCCGCGGTATCCCGAGTCGTATCACGGAGTACCTCAATCACGTGAACTCTCCCGCCGACGGGGAGATGTACATCCACGGGATCCCTCTGCGTCGGCTGAACGGGTTGGTGAACCGCTACGAAGAAGGCCTGACGGAACGCCTGCAGTACCACATCTTCGATCTCCCCGTTCCAGGCATTCCAGTTGAGGAACGCAAGGCGATCATCGCTGAACGTTTCGACAATCAAGAAGCCCGTGACCAAGGGGTTATCGTGGTGCCATACGAGACCGTTGCCTCAGAGCGGGTCGAGGTCTACAAGAACCGTTACGTGGAGCTCGGTTTTGAAGGCGTCATGATTAACCTGTTGGGCTTCGAGTACCTGTTCCAGAACAAGCGGGATAACCGTCTGATCAAGTGGAAAGACTTCTTCGAACGTGAGTACATCGTCACTGAACTCGAAGAGGACGCGGACGGCGGGGCGAAGGCGGTGGCCTACACGGATGAGGGTGTGCGTTTCACCATCACGCTGAAGGCGGAAGACTGGATCAAAGAGGATCTCCTTCGTCATCCGGAGAAGCTCGTAGGTCTGCCACTGACCACCCGCTACCAGACCATCCTGGACAGCGGTATCCCGCAGTTTGCCCGCGGTATCGTTGAGCGTATCTATGAAGGAGACATTGGATGAACATCGAAGAGCTACAGGAGGTAGTTGCTAACCCGAAGACCTCCCTGGAACAGTACTTGGCTCTTCAGTTGATTGATCTACTGAAGCAGGGGTCCGTGCGAAAGAATTATCTTGCAGGGTATGATGAAGGCCATTCACGGGGGGTGAATTGCGGAAGGCTTTACAAAGTGGACGATGGCATGCGGGGTCACCGCCATGCTTGTGCGAATGCGTATTCCACTTCTCCGGAAGTCTCCTGGATACCCTGCCGTGTAAGGAATCCGGAAGAGAGCGGGCGATATCTATGTTATGTCGAAGAGATAAACTCTCTAGGAAAAAGCCACTACCAGTGGAACTGCTCCTGGAACGGTCAGGTGTGGTCCGACGCAGCACTGACCGGACGTGTTACCCACTGGCGTGAATTACCGGAACGACCGGAGATCAAATGAGTGAACTGTTGGAAGTAACTCGGGGAAGAACTACTATGGCATTAGTAGGTCGACACCATCAGGAGTGGCTCAAAATCCTTCAGGCTATCGAGGATGGTGCAAACCGAGGAGAAACATCCATCGAGGTCGATAACGACTACGGTGATCTGGCCCCGGCCCTCGTAGATGCACTGCGTCTTAAGGGTTTCCGGTCGAACTTCAATCACGAAGGACGCACCCGTATCTACATTGATTGGAGAGTACGCTAAACTCAATAGGACGCGAGTAAACGGGTATAAGTAAGGTGTAACCAACATAGGAGCAATCATCATGACCTACGGTAAAGCCATTCTTATCGCGATCTTATTCGCCACCGCATTCACCGCAGCGGGAACGCTGGACTACAATTCTCAACTGACAGTACTCAGCCGATAGTGGCTGGCGGGCGCCTTCACGGGCCCGTTCTTTTTTAGCGAGGAAAGCAATGAACTGGTCTGATATCGATGGCCTGGATGTGGACCAGGCAGCCGAAGCGATTTGGCAACACAACCACACGAGAACTCGACTGGAGACCATCCGGTCTATGCTCGGAGCGGCACCGACGGATCTGAAGGGTTACCGTCCGGACGGTGATTACAAACACCAAATGGTCAATCTCGGCCCGTACGCAGAGAAAGTGGTTGCCAGAGTGTTGACAGACGGGGATAATATAGCCTTACGCTCACCGGACAATAACAACGCCCGGGACATCTACTTCGTCAACAACGGCCGTGTCCAGGATCGTGGACTGCAGGTCAAACTGGGAGATCCAAATGAACACATATTCTATTCTCTACGCAAAAGACTTGCTCGTGGCCACGCTGATGACATTGTTCTTGATGACAGTCTCGTCAGTGACGGACGGCTGGGCGAAGCGTTTACGCCTTACAAACGCCGCAGTCTACAGACCGCGATTGATGGGGCCGGCGTTCGGGTACTCGGTGTCCCTGGCCTCCTGGCTCGAGCCCGGACCGAAAGAGCTATCGATGCTTCACGAGGGGTCCGCAGTGGGATACTTCGAATGGTCCGTGCGGGACAGAATTTAAAATATTCGAAAAAGATTGATGTGTAAGGGTTGACAGCCAGTGAGCAGAAGGATATAGTAGCTACATCTTCCACCCAACCTGGTAAACACCATGAAACTGAAGCACGAAGGTCAGCAGTACGAAATCCGCCCTATTCTTCCAAAGAATAAGGATGGTTCCCAGAAGAAAGGCCGTTATGGCAAAAAGCCGGCGACAGAAATTGTCCACGCTTACTCCGCAGACGCGGCGATGAAACTGGCAGTGGTACGCGGGATTATCCCAGCGAACACACTGATGTCGTACTACGAAGCCATCCCACTTCGTAAGTAACATTTGGGCCCACTTCGGTGGGCCTTTTTGTTTCTAGAATGTTCCAAACCTTTCCCTTATCCGTCAAGCACTTACACCCTTCTGTGACATTGTTACATCGGAACGTCAGAAAGTCACCCTTATTAGAGACATCTTACCCCTATACATACATTACTATGGATTCAAAATAAGGTATATATAGGATGCTACTACCCTCTAGGGACTAAAGGGGGTGTGTGTTTAGCCGCGTTGTTCCTGTCACAGAAGTTCCAATCATCCCTCGATTCCCCGGTATAACTATCATGACAAGGTATCTCACTCTGAGAGCCTACTTTATTAGGTGACATTATGAATGCATTGACTCCCAAAGAGCTCCGTGGGCTGGCGGCTACCTGTGATTCTGACGTCCGCTACCTGACCACCGGACAGTTAATCGATCTGGCCGACAAGATCGAGAACCTGGAAAAGGCCCTCGTGACGCTGGCTTCCTCTCAAGCAGCGAGAGTGGACCGCGTCCAGCGAGGCCTGGCCCGCATCCTCCTTGAAGTTGACCAAAGTCTGCCGGCTGCAGAGTACACTCAAGCGGAAGTCCGCTTGGTGGTCGACGCGTTGGATCTAGAACGTAAAAAAGCCCCACCGCACGTAGCACGTTCCTTCAGCTTCATCCGTAATGAAACACGTCGTATGAGCACAGAGCATTTCTACAGCCTCGGGGAAATGATGAACGTCTTCGAGCACTTCACCGGCGGTGGTGACTTCCGCACGATCGACAAGATTCGTGAAGCTCTGGACCACGAGCCCGGCGCCTTCCGTCCTGACGAAATGCGAATGGTCCTCATGGCACTCGACCAAGCCAAGTCTCTGTGGCCCGAAGCACCGCGTAGCATCAGTCAGATAATGGAGGAGTGTAAGGAACACCGTCCTGTACAAACCCGCTTCTACTCACGGGAAGAGATGACCGCCGTCCTCAAGTTCTACCGAGCGTTCGACGGTAAATACACCTCTGCAGAGTCTATACGTGGTGCTCTCTTTAAAGGTGTGGCATGTTTCGGTCATGAGGAGGTGGCGGGGATTTTTCGTGAATGGGACTTGAAACTCCTGCAATTTGATGAGATCCGCACCCGCCAGTGGGATATGGACACGATCATCGAACACCTGGAAGGGTACGACGGCTACTACTCGGCGTCCGAAATGCGTCTGATGGCCAAGGACTGGATGGCAGGCAACAAGCTGCGTGCGTGGGAAACTGACGGCGAGTGTGTCATGGAAGAAGCCCGTGAAGGGAATGACCGCTTCTACTCGCTGCAGGAAGTTCGTAACCTGTGCGATTACTACGAAGCCCGTTCTCGTATCCCTCTCATGCTCCGTACTCCAAAGACCACACTCGCGGAGATCATCGAGTTTCATAATCGTCCTTGTGGCAAAGGGATGTACTTCGAGTCGGAAGTGGCTATTCTCCTGCAGGAGATCAAGACCCGTGACCACAAGCTCTACATCATTTGCACGGCCCTGAAATGAAAGGCATCAAAGACTTCGGCCCCTTCTGGGTAGATGACGATGGCGTCTACCTTAAACCACTGCATTATAAATCGCCGGGATCCTTCCTGATCTCCATGCAATCCGCCCTTAACTTCCTTGAAAGAGAATTACCTGATGAATCACAAACAGAAACTTCGCATCCTGACCAAGAATGAAAACTCCGTCCGTCGTAAACTGGCCGCCGGCTGGAATGCCTTCACGCGGGAAGAAGTGGAGACCCTACTGGGTTCGCTGCAGATGTCCCGCGAGAAAGCTAACCGTCACCGTTACCGCCTGAACGCCGCCTTCCCGATCCCGTACGGCTGGCACGACGAAGACGGTACCTTTGCCCTGTACCCGGAAGAGAAGCCGGCGACGGCTCGCAACGTGTTCGTGAAGCCACCTTCCGTGAACTTCGAAGCCGGCTGGCGTCTACAGAAAGGCGAGAGTGTTCGTGGCTACGGGCGTACCGCAGAGGGTATGCTGCTTGCCCACCGCCCGAAACCACAATCTCCGAACGACGTGCTGCGTCACTGCCAGAACGTCATCGACCAACTCCGTCAAATCAAGAAGGCTCGCAATGACAGCATTCTCGGTTAACGAAGAGGGTTCCCTGATTTCCCACATCGGAGACGGGGTGATCCACTTAACAGGTGGTTACCTTGGTAGTGGAGAGAAAGCTCTGGGCTTCTCGGCCGCCACTCGGAAGTATGAACCCGGGGAATCTATCCCGATCGAGGACCGCACGACGCCGGTCCATATTATGGCCTTCAAAGATGAAGAAGCGATCGACCGCATGATTGCCTATCTCACCAAACTTAAAGGGATGAATAAATGAGTGCATTCACGCTATACGAAGACGGCACCCTTAACACCACTCTGGGTATCGGAGAGGTTGTTATCGGTACCGGAATCCTCCCCGGCGACCAGGGGTGTATGGGGTTCTACCAACCGAAAGAAAAAGGCACCCCAGGAGAGGTTGCGGATAACGACCGGCTGGGCGCCCTGGTCCACACCCTTACGTTCACGAGCCTGGCAGCCGTCGATGCAGCGATAACCGACCTGCAACGTATCCGTCGCTTGATGGAGAGCCGTGCTGAACAAAACCTGGAGAAATCATGAACGCATTCATACGGTTTCCCGATGGGAGCCGAGGAATAGTCCTGGGTACCGGAGACGCTATTGTTGGCACCGGAATGTTTGGGCCACGGACGGGCTGCCTGACTTTCTTCAAGCCTAACTGCCCTGGCAACTTTAAAGATGAGGTCGCCGACAGCGAGATCGAACGTGCCGTCGTCAACCTGATGTTCACTTCTCCGGAAGCGGTCGACGGCCTCATCGAAATGCTTCTCCATGTTAAAAGCACTATGGAGAAGGCAAAATGACCACCATACTTCAGGAAGCTTTCACGATAGTTTATGAAGACGACGGCGCCCCTATCCTGGTAACTCAAATGGGTATCGGTAAGGTGGCGGTCGGTTATGGTCACAATCAGGATGATGAAATGACTACGCTGGAATTCTCAGAGAAGCTCGGAAAGCCGAAGGAAGGTCTGCTGGATGCTGAGGAAATCGGTGGTAGTACGCACATCATCGCTTTCCCGACCCTGGCTTCTTTAAAGAATTTCCACCAGAAGATCGGTGACCTGATCGACAGGGTTTCAGAGGTATAAGTATGTTAGTCATCTTGGGAAAAGCCATTGAAGAAGATAACGGGTGGTTCCGACTGCACGATGTTTTCTTGGTAAGCGACAGACCTGACTATCTGGCACCGTCCGCGTGGGCGGTGTCACGCAGCTTTAAATTCCTTACCGATAAGCAAAAAGGGCGTGTGCGGAAAATCGGGGATTATGGTACAATCTGGGTCCGGATTGATATCATCCCGATCTACGCAAAGTGGATATCGATCCATTTCAAACGCAAAGTAGAAGAGGCGATACATGGCTATAAACTCATCAAAGCTTCGTTCGCGGGCTCCTGCTCGAGTGGCCGAAACGGTAACTCCGAAACCTCGAGTCTCGAAGGGTCCCGCGAAGCTGAAAATCAAAGACATGACGCTCGATCAGCTCTACGAACAAGAGAAGATTACCCCCAGTGTCAAGACGGCTATCTTGGAGAAAGAAGACTTCTCCCAGATCCAACCTCGCTACTGCGAGAAGGTGTGTAAGTTACCCTGTGAGATGAAGCATCACAGACTGGCCGGTCAGAACTATAACCGTGCCGACGTGGTGATCATCCAGGACCACCGTGCCGGTCCGGACGGGTGGAAGACGGCAGGGCAGGTCAATCGGTTGCAGGAGACGCAGATCCACACGCTCGCCCGCAACGCCTTCCCTGACTCTAGCTTCAAAGTGCTCAATCTGGTGAAGTGTCCGAACCTCGACGGTGACGACCCGGATACCCAGAGGAAGAAGCTGACCGCCACGCAGATGATGTCCTGTGCACCCTATCTGTGGAGTGAGCTGCGAGAAACGAAACCGAAGGTGATCATCTCCCTGTCTACGGAGGTGACCAAGTCTCTAGGCCTGACGCAGTCGAACTACAACAACCGGGGCGAGTTCGTTTACTCTAACCTGGATGCTCTCCCTGCGACGCCGGTCGTGATCACTCTGCACCCTCGCGTGCTGAACATGTTGCGACAGAACGCCAGCGGGAAGATGTACGGTGCGGACTACACCAGCGTCATTCAGCGGGATTTCGGCAAAGCGACACTGATCATGAAGAACCCCGTCCCAATCGGTGGCCTTCACGAACGTATCGCTCAGATCATTTCCGATCAGGTCTTTGTAACGACGACGCTGCAGGAAGTGAAGGATGCCATGGAGGATATCCTCCGACTGCCATCCACCTTCGTAATCTCCTGGGACTTGGAGACGACGAGCCTGGACCCGTGGGCGCCGGATGCCCGCATCCTGACCTGTCAGTTCGGTTACCGTCGTCCCGACGGGAAGATCCAAGCGATCGTCATCCCACTCTGGCATCGCAATCAAACGTTCTATGATGCCGATGAAGCGTGGGCCCTGGTCGTTCCGGTGTTACTCTCCCAGTACGCCAAGGTCGGTCACAACGTGAAGTTTGACATCAAGTACTGTGCAGTCACCACCGGTGTCCGTGTGGTCAACGTGAAGTTCGACACGATGTTGATGCTCCACTCGTTGAACTCTGGGATCGTTGGGTGCTATGGCTTGAAAGCCGGTGCGTGGGATTATCTCCCGATGCTCGGCCTGGGCGGTTACGAAGAATTACTCGATGAAACACTCGACGCCGAAGAAATGAAGCGTCTCATTAAGCTTGAGAAAGGGGATACCAATGAAGATGACGAAGAATCTGATGATTAACGGCCGTTCCATCCGCTACGACCGCGGGTGTTATTGCTTGGAAGATATGTATAACGCTTACTTCTGCCCGCCTCCTAAGATACGGGTCTGGGTTGAGCAACAGGGTATTAAGGATCGCGTAGTGTGCAAGGGATTCATGATCAAGACCACCTGGGCTGCCCTTCCGGACGTGATCGCGTACGCGGACCACCTGGGCATCGGTGACTCTGTCCGTAAGCAATTCGGCATGAAGACGCTGGCAGAACAGAAGGCAGAGCGGGAACGCGTTAATGTAGTGACTCGTCGAGAAACGCAGCGGGACACCCCTCCTGACGACCCACTGTTGAACGCAGCGATGTTTGGTGTCATTCTGAACGATCCAAGTCCGGTTCGTATCATCCAAAATGACCCTATCCCGACGCATCGTCACGATAACCACAGCACCAATCATCGTGATACCGACTTCAGCCGTCACTCCGCCAGCGAGACGTATAGCTCTAAAGGTTACGAGTCTCACTCGAATCACAACCACGGGTCTAGCCATTCCCATGACCACAGCTCCCACTCCAGTCACGACCACGGGTCTAGCTACGACAGCTCTTCCCCTTCAGGTGGAGATTCATGGTAAGACTGTGGGAGATCTTCCTCGGTTGGTATCATCTCAACGATGATCGTAACCTTCTCGAAGAGATGATCATGTGGTATGCCCTAAAGCGTAAGCCGATACGGTGTGTACCCATTGTCGTTAACGGGACGGTCATCTACACGTTGATCGCTTCGGATCTCCGTCACCACCCGCGAGTTGTCTGCCGCTCGCGGAGTGTCTACGGGTCGTTCTTGAAGTTCAGTGAGATCGATGCCTTCGTCGTGGGCGGGAAGCGTTACCCCGCTCGATTACTTCCCCTTTATATCAAAGTGGGTCTCTATCGTGTATCCAGAGAACTATAAGGGTCACCCGCAGCTCGTCAAGGACGACGAGAACGGTCTACCCCTACTCGAACTCGGTAAGTTTTACAAAAAGATTGCTTCCACACACCTCAGTGAAGACAATTGGTGTCTGAAGCAAACCTGGCAGCGTCACCCCCCGTTCCTTTTCATCGGCCGAGATCCCGGTAGCAGCAAGCAATGCTATCCCGGACTATCGGAATCATCATTCCCCTCGATGTTTCCGTACTTCGGCTTTTGCTGTCACTGGTTTGGTAAACGCTATTCTGACCACCAAGCCAACTACATCCTGGAACTCTTGCCAGAGGAACAGGAAATCTTCACCCGGTTCTACAAACGGATCAACCAAGACCGTCACCCGAACGACTTCAAAGCGGAAAGGGTGAAGTCTCGTGAGGATGGTAAACCCGATCTGAAACCCGGAGAGATCTACTTCGTCAGAAGTACCGGTAACTGCAAAGGTCCAACGGGCTATCAAAGGGCCTCCCTGAGAGGGGACTCGATTTGGCTGTCTGAGCTCACCTGGTATAAGATAGGCGGCCACAATTTTGCAGGTAGCTACGTGACTTTTGATGGTGATCATGAAGTCTACCGTCCTCCACTATGGGTTCGCCACGCGTACCACCATCTGGCTAAAGATCTTCTGGCAGCAAACACCCCACACAAACTTAGCTGGGCCTACTACAAGGTATGGTCCTTTGAGGAAGGAAAGTTATGAAATTCTTAATGCCTGTTGAAGTTGCAGTCAATCTAATCACCGAGGTGCGGGACGGGGAGTTCTCCATCGGTGGACCCCGCATCAAGTGGACGGGGGATACCCCTTCGGTAGGGGATTACCTCGTGACCGGCGACGGTGTCTATGAAGTGTGGACCGAGAAGTGCTTCGATGCGAATAAAGCTTCGATGATAGCATCCTTCGGTCCCGGTTTGACCCTGGATGATGAAGGCTGGAAGGCTCCGTATCTCGAGCTGAGGGCGATCGATCGGGAAACCGCTATCGACTACTTGGACGGGGATATCCCGCTCGAATATACCCTCCTCAAGGATACCGGCTGGGAAGATGAAGGCAAGCAGGATATCCGTGCCATCTACCTCCGCCACGATAACACCAACAGTAATTTCATTCTGGCCTACTCCCGTGAGGGTGATCCGTGGTCTGGCTACCGGACGACCTTCGACGGCGTCGGTATGGTTGCCGCAGTGCCGAAAGTCACCTATGACTTCGAAGAATACTCCGGTTGGGACGTTCGTATTCAGAGCCTGGTCAATCCAGGACCGGAGGTACCGCCATGCAAACCCGAGTAGTCAATAAGTTCAAAGAACCCTACGGGGTATACATCGGTCGAGGCTCGGAATGGGGTAATCCATTTACCGTTGAAGATCACGGCCGGGAAGAGGCCATTCGTTTATACGAAAAGTATATGCGGGAGCGTCTCTCCAAAGAACCCGGCTTGGTTATCCAGCTGCTCAAACTCCGAGGCAAAGTTCTCGGGTGTTTCTGCCATCCTAAACCCTGCCATGGTGACGTACTGATTACCTTAATCGAGGAATACTATGCGGTATCGTAGAGTAACGCGGATTGATGCCGACGGGACTTACGGCAGCCAGTATTACTTCGAAGATCTGGAAGAACTGCCCGAAGGTTACAAACTGGCTACGATCGGTCCGATGGAAATCGGTGACATCGAAGAGCAGGGCGACCACGGTTACTTTATGGGGATTTATCGTCATGTTGACCGCAATAAAGTGGTGAAAAAAGAAGACAACTAGTCTATACTCAATGGGTGTTCGGAGGTCCGACGCCCCTTTACCTCGCTTAGGAGAGCCTTGCGATGAAGAAATTAGCAGTCATTATCGGCCGTATGCAGTTCCTGCACAATGGTCACACCCACCTGTTCCGTGAAGCGCTGAAACGTGCTGAGAACGTCCTCGTCCTGATCGGTTCCGCCGATAAAGCCCCAGACCCAAAGAATCCGTTCTCGTACGCTCAACGTGAAGCGATCGTGCACAAAGTCTTCAGTGACATGCCCGGTAGCCCAACCGTTTGGGTTGCTCCACTGCCCGATCACTACCTGGATGAAGTCTGGGCGTCCGGCGTCATGCAGGCCGTCGAGCGTTACTCGCTGGACTCCATGCCGGAGACCGGCTACTTGGTTCGCGATGAAGATGTCGTTCTGGTCGGTCACGAGAAGGATGAATCTTCGTACTACCTGAAGATGTTCCCACAGTGGGACTTCTACAACGCTCCGAATGAACGTAACCTGTCGGCCACCGATTTCCGTCACGACCTATTCGCCCGCATCCCAGCTATCGATATTGGTTTCCCTGCTCGTCTCCGCGTGATGATGGAGCAGTTCGACAAGAAGGACGCCGGTTCGTTCACCAGTGACGTGATCCGACTGTTGACCGAGAAGTATCCGACCCTGGGGATTCACTTTATTCCGAACACCAACGCCCGTGCTCTGATGGAACCGTTGGACATGACCCACCTGAAGCTGAACTCGCCGCCGGCCATGCATGAATTCGTTGAGATGTACATCCACTCGCCGGAATACCAAGCGATGCTCGGTGAGCAGAACGGTTACGACACCAACAAGCTCACCTGGGATATGGCCCCGTACGAAAACATCTTCGTGACTACTGACGCCGTCGTGACCCACAAGTCTTCTATCCTGATGATTCGCCGTAAGAACTCTCCGGGCCGTGGCCTGTGGGCGTTACCTGGCGGGTTCCTGGGGCCGAAGCAGTGGATCCGCGATTCCATCATCCGTGAACTCCGTGAGGAAACCCGAATTGCCGTCCCTAATGAAGATCTTCTGCGAATCATGCAACCGATTCAAGTCTTCGATAACCCGTCTCGATCACTGCGTGGCCGCACCATTACGCATGCTGCTCGCTTTAATCTCGATCACCTGGGCATTGAACGTCCGAAAGTCCGGGCCGACGATGATGCCGACGCCGTTCGCTGGTTCTCCTTCGCGGAAATCCAACGGGCCGACGCCGAACTCTTCGAAGATCACGCTGAAATCATCAAACGTCTGGTCTTCTCCCGTGGCTAATAACTTCCGGAAGGGTCGCTTGGCTTTTCACTGTGATAACTACCCGGAGGATAACCCCTACGTCGCGGGGACTCCAGAGGCACAGGAGTGGGATGACGGGTGGTTGGATGCTTACGACGATTACTCAGAAGCTCGAGCCATGCAGCATGACACCTTCGGTCAGTCCGCTGCCATCACAATCTTCGGGGTGCTGGCAGTATTGGCTATCGGAGCGATCTATGTTTCACTTAAGGGGGCTTGATGTATAAGTACATAATCGGTGCTCTCGGGGCCGGCGTGATCATGGCCCTGATGTACAACTGGGGTTACTCCAGCGGTGCAGACTCGGTGAAGACGAAGAATCTCACCACCACCGTCGTTCAAACTGGGGAAGCCCGGAAGATCGAACAGGGGATTGTCGCCAAGCAATCCGACCTCGACCTTAACTATCAGAAAGGTGCAATCGATGCCAGTAAAAGTACGCAAGTGCTCGTGGATTCTCTGCTTAATGGTTCTGTCCGGATGTCAGTCCCAAGTCCTGCCGCCACCACCGTGCCCGGTGATACCACCTCCACCAGCAAGCGTCATGATCAAACGTCCTGCGAACTTCCAGGAAAGACTGCAGCAGATCTTGCCCGTCTCGCAGCTGACGCTGACGCAAACACTCGACAACTCGGTCTCTGCCAAGACGTCATCGATGCCTACCAAGCCTTGATGCCGAAGTGGGCTGCTCCACAAACGACGCATTTAGCACCGTAAAGTATCATATATGAACCTTTAGGGGTCAAAAGGGCCCCTAAAGGTCTAGATAATGTCTTTTAACGATAGAAAGTGTCAGAGATGACACTTTTGAGGATAAATTATGCAATTCAGTCACGTTCAGAAAGTCCGTAATTCCGCCCGCGTCCGCGTTGAGACGAATGGCCAGCCGAACCACACCCACCGCATCTTCGGGGACTATAACTTCAACCCTCTGGTCTGGATGGACGGTTACAAGTACTCGCAGTTCCCACAGTACCCAGAAGGGATGGAGCACCTGCTGTCCTACGTTGAGGCCCGTACCGGTGCCAAGCACAATAAGATTCCTTTCTTCCTGCAGCCTTTCCTGAAGGAGTATCTAACCCGTCCGTTGACGCACGCCCACATCGACTACATGATCCCGTTCCTGAAACGCTACGGAGCGATGTTCAATGAAGCCGGCTACCGTCGTGTCGTTGATGAGTTCGGTGGACGCTGGCCGGTCGAAATCAAATGCCTCCCAGAAGGCTTTGTAACGAAGGCTGGCACGCCTCAGCTCTACGTTGAGGAAACCCACCCAGACTTCGCGTGGCTCGTCTCTCCGTTCGAAACAGCCATGCTCCGTGCGGTCTGGTACATGGCGTCCGTCGGTGCCATCGCGATCAACATGTACGACATCCTTCGGAAATCCCTGGTCGAAACGTCCGATCTGGAAGGTGAAGAGCTGGAAGCCGTTCTGGCTTACATGTTGAATGACTTCGGTGCCCGCGGTGCGACGGGCCATGAAGGTGCAACACTCGGCGGGATGGCTCCGCTTCTGGTGGGCTTTAAAGGTTCGGATACCACGGAAGCCGTCCATGGCCTGAGCATCTACTACCACAACACTCCTGGTGTTGGCGGCGGGACCATCGCTGCGTCTGAACACTCTACGGCCACGGCCTTCGGTCTGGAACCGGAAGAGGAAATCGCCTTCAACAACCACATGATCGAGCAATTCGGTGACCTGCCGATCTTCGCTTCTGTGATTGACTCAGTAGACTCTGGTCGTAACGTGGAGTATCACTGGGGTGCGGCTAACCTTGACCGCGTCATGGCGATGAAGGCCCGCTTGGTCCTCCGTCCGGATTCCGGCGTGCCGGAAGAAGAGATCGTGAAGATTCTGGAATTGCTCTGGAAACGCTTCAGTGGTGATCTGAACTCCAAGGGTAAACGCGTTCTGAATCCGAAGGTCCGTGTGATCTACGGTGACGGCATCGACGAAGAGAGCATCCTGCGTATCATCACTGCCGTCAAGGGCGCCGGCTTCTCCATGGAGAACGTGGCATTCGGGATGGGCGGTGGGCTGCTTCAAGCGGTTACCCGTGACTGGGAGCGTTACGCGATGAAGGCCTGTGAAATCGACACCGGTACCGGCAAGCGTCCGATCGGCAAGAAGCCGGCTACTGACCCAACGAAGACCAGCAAGTTCGGCCCTCGCTGGTTGTACCTGAATGAGTTCGGCGAAGTACTCGTTTACAGCCAACCGGTGGTGGGTTGTGCCGAGTTGATGTCCGTTCGTTACCGTAATGGCCTTCTTCTGGAAGACTACACGGCCGATGAAGTGATCTCCCTGGTTCGATAAAGTTAAGTTCCTGGGGTATAAGTAAGGTGTAACCAACCCACAGGAACTTTTCCATGATCACTAAATTGCTCCAACTGACCGACAAAGATGCTTACTCCAGCTGGGTTGAATTCAACGTTGGGTATCTGCATCAGATCCAAGTGTATCTGGCGGATAAGGCCCCGCCGGATATGTTCATCAAGAATATCCTGGCCAAAGACGAAGTCGATCGCTTTAAGTATTCCGTTGCGAAGACTCCACCGAAGCTGCACACGTCACTCTTGAAAGTGGTGAACGAGCGTATCTTCTACGGGACGAAGGAGCGGAGTATCGTGAACGGCGTCCTGACTTACATGTCATTGACCGGTAAGCCAGACCTCGAGTACATCAACAGTAAACTGGCTCCGCTCCAAGAACTCCATCAGAACCTGACCGGGCTCGAAGCGGGAAAGGATGCGGTAACGGTCTTCTCGAAGCTGGTCTACAACCGTTCTCGTATTATGCATCTTCTCTTCGGCGACGGCATGTCTCCGGAAGAGTACGAAACGAAAACGTATCTAAACGAAACGGTACCGGCACTCAACGTGGCAGAAGCGCTCTGTAAGGTCTCCGGTATTCACCACGCACTTCGCTCTATGTCGTCACAGGCGTTGACCTGTTCTGACACCGAGTTAGGTGCTATGATACGGGATATCTCAGAAGCGATGATCTCCTATCGGAAATCTCTGATCGACCCTGAAAAGGCCGGTCTCGGAGATATCGATATGGGTGCTGCGGAGTTGGAATTGGTGACTCGCTCACCGTCTCCGGCTGCCGGCAACAATCTGAAGTACGTGATCGAGAAATACAGTTCCGTAGAATCCTTTACTCCGACAGACTTCCTGCTCTGTTTGAATGAAGGTGTTAGACTGTCAGGCATCGACCTGATGGTATAAGACAAAGCCCTTCGGGGCTTTTTTAGGAGACTAAATGGCGAAGTTACGAAAGCCTTCAAATTTTACCTATGAGTGGTATGACTATCAAACACTCAACGCTTACGCCGGCGTTGACTGTATTGTGACGTCGGAGCTCATGGCGGCGTTAATGCCAACCCTGGCCGCCAAGAACCCCTTTGCGTGGTATCATCAGGGCGTCCGTTCGGTATCGCCGGCACCGTCAGTACTCCAGGAACAGCTGGAGGTGAAATCCCGTGCGTTAGAGTTCATCTGCGACATGGAGATTGCCGGGATGGCCTATGACATTCAGGGTAACCGGGCGATGGACAACCGCATGATCGAGGATATCGCGGCCACCGAGGATCAGATCTTCTCGGCGATCGGGAAGCGAATCGACCTGTCCTCCTCGTCGGTACTCAAGGAATTTCTCTACGGCGAGAAGGGCTTCACTGCACCAATTCAGACCAAGCACGGGGATGATTCTACCTCTGGGGATGCTCTGGAGGCGTTGTACAAAGAGCACGAGCTGCAGTGGCTCAAGGATATCAAGAAGCGTAACGACGTGACGTCGATGCACGGTTCGTTCATCAAGACGTACGTGGCGGATTGGGTTAAGCACGACGGCCGGGTGCATCCCCAATACAACCTGCACGGGACCAGTTCCCACCGCATCTCCTCACAGGATCCGAACTTACTGAACCTGCCTCGCGGCTACTACAACTATAATATCCGTCGGTTGTACACGTCGAGTAAGGGGATGGTGTTTTTAACCTTCGACTTCTCCTCCTGTGAAGTGAAGATCTTGGCAGCCCTGTCTGGCGACGAGACGATGATCGAGGCCTGTGTCTCCGGTAAGGACTTCCACTCCTATACCGCCTCGATGATTTACCACGTCGAGTACGATGACTTCGTGGCGATCGTCAAGGATCACAAGCATCCCGATCATAAGCGTTATAAGGATTACCGTCAGGGCGCTAAGTCGGTGACTTTCGGTCTGCTCTACGGTGCGACGGTCAACTCGATCGCTCGTGACCTAGGTGTGACCGTTGGAGAGGCTCAAGAAATCGTTGATGCGTACTTCAAACTCTACCCACGGGTGCAGGCGTTCATCTCGGATTGCCACAAGATGGCCGAAGCGAATCAGTTCATCATCACTCCGTTCGGTCAACGCAAAATGGAATATGGCACGCTGCCAATGTTCAAAGGCTCCGCTGCGTTCAATGCCGCCAAACGAAATGCTCAGAACGTGAGTATCCAGTCGCCGGCGTCAACGCTCGGTCTGATCGTGTTCACCGAAATGAACCGCCGTATGAAGGAACTGGGTGGGCAGTGCATCTGTACCGTATACGACTCCATCGAGATCGAAGTACCGATCGCCCGTCTGGCGGAGGCCATCAACACTGGCTTCTACGTAATGGACGATTGGCCACAGGAGCAGTTTGACTGGCTGAACTTCCCAATCGGCTCTGACGGTGAAATCGGTTGGAACTGGGGCGACGTGGAGCCGGTTAAGAAAGGCATCACCCAGGCAGAAGCGATCGCTATCCTGGCAGAATGTGATGCTGGGAAGCTGGCCGAGGCTCTACAAATGGCCGCTTAACTGGTATAAGAATAGTGTAAACCCGAGGGCTTCGGCCCTCTTCACTATTTAGGAGTCACCATGTTTCGCGAAATATCTAAAACTTTACTCATCAACCTTATTGCCCGAATCACCGAGCAGCAAACCAAAGATCCCGCGGCACGGTTTGCTTACTTCCACACTCTTAACCAACATCGGCAAGCACGCCTTAATACCCTCAATCAGGAAGGTACTAATGAACTTGACCAGGTGAATATCTTCCTGGACATGTTTGAGCCGAAAGATCGTCATCCTGCCGCCAACATCATGTTCCATAACGCCATCAGCTTCTTAGGGAGTTCAGAGTCGTATCAGCTGGATATCCACTTGAAGCAACGCCCGTGGTATCAGTACCCCGAGGTCATGGCTATCACCGTAACCCTTCCTGACAACCAAACTCAAACCTTCGAGCGTGACGCATGAAAGACTTCAACTTTACCAAAGCCTGGCAGGCTGAAACTGCCAACCGTAACGAAGACAAGATGATGGCCTTCGCGTACGCCCTATGTAACTCGGTGGCGGTTGCCGTGTCGATAACCCGACCGGGTCGTTATCAGATCCGTCGTGAACTCTTGAAGTCCATCGCAGAGTTGGAGAACCAGGGGGTAGAGCTGGACGAGATACTCACCGCGTTGTTCTTCCCGAACAATGAGTTGTTCATGATGACCTTCGAAGCGTTGATGGACTCCGTGACGGTCGACACGGTCTACGAAGTGACCCTACTGCCGGTTCAATCGACGATGTTCGACATCCCGACGAATCGTATTCAAACCCTGTCTGTTATAGAGGCGAAACATGTCTAAACCTGAACAATTCCTTGCAGCAATCCACCACTCGCTGGCCATGAGCGTCGTCGGGGAATCCCATCAGTACGTCACTAAGCTGGTCCTGCGGGCTCGCCGGGAGGACTTCTACGCGACCTGCGAAGACCTGCGGAACCCTGCTAGGACGACCTTCCTCGACATGCACGTGGAAAAACCGCTGCGGGCTGCCGGTGGGGTGATGTTTGATGAGGCTCTGGCAGTGTGGGAGCCGGGTAAACGTGTCATTATCTCTGCTTCCTACCGTAACGCGGGACCTGGCATGCTAGATCCTCTCATCAGCTCAATCCAGATTGCCCGTGAATGAGTACCTGGAGGTCCTGAAAGAAGACAGAGATTTCTTCATCGAAGAGATCCTCAATCCTTCACGTAGAATAGCCTTGAGCACACCGAGTGCTCGGGGTTTATCCTGGCCTATTGCAGAGAGCGTCAAACTCACCGTTCCAAAAGAAACACCACACTGGCTCGTCCATTCCAATAAACCTACCGGCGTCGCGAAGGCCCGGAGAAATCGTAAGGGTAAAAAATGAACTTTAAACCTTTTGCTACTGCATTGGCGGAACATTTCGCTGCACTGTCAACGTCTGAGCTGTATCGCGTTAACGTTCCTGGCGAAGAGCTTTGGGACCACTACCTGGCGTCCTTCCCGGAAGGCACCAACCCGATCTTCCGCGTCCGTACCGAGCATGACGGTTCCTATGACCGTAACTTCGTGCGTCGTGTCGGTAACGTTGTGCGTATCAATGCCGACGGCTCGTTGACCAGCATCTGGGATCTGAAGAGTCTGAACTATCCGTACAACGAAGTCGCTGCCAAGCTGGCGGAAATCGTTAAGGCCGGCGTAGTGGTTTCACCGTTCCGTATCGACGAGAAGAAGCTGGGCTACGTGGCCACGGTAGAAACCTCGAAGATTGATGGCTCTACGATTACCTGGAACCACTTCAATGCGGTTATCGCCGATCGTCACTTTACTAAGAGTGAAGGCCAGGTGGTGGGTGATCTGACGACGACCGTTGCGGTCTTCCGTCGTGGTCTGGAGAGCATTACCCGTGACGCTATCGTGACGATGCTCGACTTGATCGACAACGATAACCTGTACCGTGGTGCGGAATACCGTAAAGCAGTAGCCGCCTTCGTGGAAGCTCAAGCAGCGTTCGCCAAGTTGCCGGATGAACAGGCTCGTAGCGTTTACCTGTGGAATAACGTGAATGAACCGTTCGCTCGTTTCCGTAACACTGCAATCGGTACGCTGGCCGTTGACCTGTCTGAGGGTAAAGACCTCGACGCGTCGGTCCGTGCTTTCGAGAAGAAAGTGGCACCGGAAAACTACAAGCGTCCTACCGCGGTCATCACGCAGGGTATGGTGAAGGAAGCCATGAAGACTATCCAGGATCTGGGCCTCGAGCCGGCACTGGAACGTCGTCACGCGAAGTTCTCTGACGTGTCGGTCAATAACGTCCTGTGGGTCAATAACGCAGCGGCGGCGAAGATGAAGGGCGGAATCGAAAGCTTACTGGCTGCCGAAGTGACCCGTCGTCCGAGCACTGACAAAGCGGAAGACATTTCGATCGAAGACTTCATGTCCCAGATCGTGCCGAAAGCCCGCACCATTGAGGCTTTAGTGAAGAATGCTCTGCAGAAGAACTTCATGAGCCTGACCGCACCGGTCCATGATGACGTGGCTCCACTGTTCAAGTGGGACAACAACTTCGCGTGGTCCTACAACGGTAACATCGCTGACTCATCAATGCGTGCTGCCGTTCAGGCACGTGGTGGTTCCGTTACCGGCGTCTTCCGCTTCACCCACCAGTGGAACCACGCAGAGCGTAATGCGTCATTGATGGACCTGCACGTGTTCTTCCCGAACCACAATGGCCACGAAGACGGTATCCATAACACCTACGGTAATAGCAACCGTGTGGGCTGGAATAACCGCACCGACAGTGCAACCGGTGGTGTGCAGGACGTCGATTACACTACTGCGGCTCCAGTGGGTTACGTGCCAGTTGAGAACATCACGTTCCCAAGCCTGTCCCGTATGCCTGACGGGGATTACACCTGTAAGATCCACAACTGGAACCTGCGTTCACCGACCGAAGGTGGCTTCCGTGCCGAGATTGAGTTCTCCGGTCAGATCTTCGAGTACGAACTCACCCGTCCTCTGAAGAACCACGAGTGGGTTACCGTTGCCGTCGTGACCAAGCGTGGCTCGGAGTTCTCTATCCGTCACGTACTGCCATGCGGCTCGGCTCAGCAGGATGTCTACGGCGTTAAGACCGAGACCTTCGTGCCGGTCGAAACGGTGATTCAATCGCCGAACTTCTGGGACGATAAAGCGATCGGTAACAAACACTGGTTCTTCATCCTGGAAGGCTGTCGCACTGAAGAGAACGTCCGTGGAATTTATAACGAATTCCTGCGTGGCGATCTGACCAAGCACGGCAAAGTGTTCGAACTCCTGGGTAACAAAACGAAGTGCGAGCCGGCAGCAGAACAGATGTCTGGCCTGGGCTTCAGTTCTACCCAACGCGAAACCCTTACCGTCCGTGTCGTCGGTGAGAAAATCAACAAAACCTATAACGTTAAATTCTAAGGAACTGTCATGAACTTATTCGAAATCGCAACACGCAACAAATTCCGCTTCGCCTCTGTAAAGGGTGAACTGAACGTAGAACAGCTGTGGGAACTGAAGCTGACCGAACGTAATTCCTTCGATCTGGACAACGTGGCCCGTGCCGTTGCGGATGAGCTGAAGGCGATCACCGAAACCAGCTTCGTGAAAACCAACCAGAACCCTAAACAGGCGATTCTGGAAGCCAAGCTGGAATTGGTCAAGTATATCATCCAGGTGAAACAGGAAGAGATTGCCGCGGCAACTCAACGTGCACATCGTACGGAAGAAGCCCGTAAGCTGCGTGAACTGCTGGCCAATAAGAAAGACGCAGCTCTGCAGGAATTGACCACTGAAGAGATCCAAGCCCGCCTGAAAGAACTGGGCGAGTAATCCTACCGGCCGTACCTTCGGGTGCGGCCCTTTCCCCCTGCTTTATTTTTGGTGAAGACATGAAAATTCAAATCACACACGTGGGCGGCTGGAACAACGGTGGCTTCCAATACAACGGCCAGTACTACAACGATTTCATCAAGGCACACGGCCGTAGCCCTACTCCCGTGATGGGAACCCTCTTGATGATCACTCTGGACGGCGTCGAAGATACTGCTGTCGTAACCGGCGAGCGTACGATCCACGGGTCTGACAGCGATCACGGCCATGAATACTCGTGGACGTTCACCGATTACGAATTCTTCCTCGACGGTGACCGCCTGAAGCGTAAAGAGAAGATCCAGCGTCTCTTAGATCTCGGTGCAGAAATCACTTACGTGGTACGCGGATGAAAATCAAACAGCTTATGGCCTGGGATGACGGTATAATTAACTGCTCCCGCTGCCGATCACCAAATGACGTCACGTGGACCCGCTGCTGCCAGTGCGGGGCAGAACCTCTCGAGGATATCCTAAACCCATGACACTACAGGAACTGCTGGACCCCACAGGTCCGGCCCTTCAGCAATATCTGTCGGTACAAACGGCCGAGCACTTCATCGCTCTCATCGTGGGTATTCTCATGGTCGTTCCATTCTTCTTCGTCAAGAAGGACTGGCCGGAGTTGGCAATTGGGCTGGCCCTTGCAGGGCTTGGCCTCGGTATACTTCTCATCGGCATCAGTGCCTTTAACCTCTTTCAAATCCACTATAACCCACTCGGCTGGGCCATCTCGGAGCTTACCTCATGAATGAACAACTGCAACAGGCATTGCTAGAATTTATCCAGAAAGCCAACCACGGAGTTAACTTCGCCGTGGACCAACTCCCTGATGCCCTACGGGATACGATGTCATACGTGGCCACAGCCTCCCTGATCTACGCGGTGGTGCTAACACTGCTCGCTATCACTCTGAGCATACTCTCCAAAAAGGTGTATCGGTTCGTTATAAAAAGGGACAACGATATGTTTGACGATCTCGGCCTTTGGATAGTCTTCGGGGTATTGATGTCGGCTTCCATACTCTTGTCCCTCCCGATTGTCGGTCAGATAGTAGATTGGATCCACGTGGTTTTCTATCCTAAAGCCTGGATCCTCGAGTACGTCAGGAGTTTCCGATGAACGAACAGCTACAGAAGGCCTTGACAGAGCTGCTCAATAAGGTCACAACCAGTTTGGAGGATCTCTCGGGTAAGCTGCCGGAGCTCGTTAACCAGCTGATCGGCTACCACATCGTGAAGGAGTGGATCTACACAGGCCTGCTCTTGGCACTGTTCTCGGTGTTTGTGTTCCTGTCGGTTTGGTCGTTCAGAGTGCTTCAGAGATTTGAGCGAAGCGTAAAAACCCGGGATGATGAGGAAGCCCCCGGGTTCGTCCTCTTCGTTATGATATTCTTCTCTGTCGTAATCTTCATCATCATGGCATTCCAGATCGTCGAACTCGTCAAACTGTATTGCTTCCCGATGGTCTGGGTTCTTGATTACTTAAAAGAGGCTGTAAAATGATTCTCCTCCATGAAACGGACGACAAGAATGTCCTGGCTGCTGCAGCCGACCTGTCTACCCGTTCCGCAACAGAACGCCTGCGGGCGTCTCTGTCCGTCATTACCTGTCCGACCGGCCGCGTGGTGGTCACCCACCGTGCCAAAGATGGCCAACTCGGACTGCCCTGTGGTAAGCACGACGCCGGCGAAGACTCGCTGGAAACGGCCTACCGTGAACTGGAAGAAGAGACCGGGATTGGTAAAGGCTCTCTGCTCAACGGTCTGACCTTCGTTCAAGATATCAACTTCGAAGGCTGCATCATCTCCGTCTTCTTTGGGGAGACTGAAAAGGAAATTCCCGTCGGGCCGAGCAAAGGCTTCGAAGTGGAAGGTCCTGCCGCCTGGATGACGCCGAAGGAAATCATCTCGACTACTTCTCGCTTCCAGAACTTCAACATCGTCAGCTTATTCAACACGGGAGTACTATGAAGGTTAATATTCTGGATCCGATCACCAGCGATCGCTATAAGGATTGCTTCGTGGCATCTTGTCAGTTTCACTGGCAGGATGTTTTACCTGAATACCGCACGATCAGGATAGAATCAGAGGCAGACGTCCTGGACTTCATGAAACTCTGGAATGCCTGTGAAAACAAGCCGGCACCAGTCGGTGGGTACCTCTCCCTGAAAGAGTGCACGGATATGATCCAGACGGGGTACTGGAGTGATTTGGAAGACCTCTTCCCGTTCACTACTACTCCGAAATCCGGAGGTTGGGCTACACCGACCAGCGTGGAATTCGTCTACTATAACGAGCTCGGTCAAGCCTTCAAAGTGGAGATCGAACGTGATCAAGACACCGATACCAACAAAGTACTCTGATTGCTACACCCTGTCCGGCGCTTCCTTTGACACGATCAGGATCTCGGAGGAAGAAGCCCGCGGTATCATCGCGATGAAGGAGGCGGTGAAGCCTCTCATGAAGGGTACTATCGCCATCCACGCCCCGCAGATTTACTTCAAGCGGGCGTTCCTCTATCTCTCGGACATCACCGTTCACTGGTATAACGACCTCGGAGTCAAACATGACGTTTCATACAAAGATGAAGTCGGAAGCCGTCTTCGCGATGAAAAGGCAACTCGCGGAAGCGGAACGGACTCTTAACCTTATCACGTCCACCGCCAGAGCCCGTGGATATACCCTTGATCTCAGCATTTCAGACAACGGCGAGGTTAAGGTCGCCGCCTCTGTCCCTTTGAATCTCCTGGAGGAGTAATGGTCCAACTTAATCGCTGGAAAGAGTACGAAGTGATTACCGGGGAGAACCCGGACGTCTTCAAGTTCATCTTCAAGAATGACGACGCGATCGCCGAAACGGTACTCTATAAATACCCGACCTTCGAGAAGCGTACAGTGATGTGCATCTCGACACAGACCGGCTGCCCGATGGGCTGTTCTTTCTGTGGCACCGGTAAGTTCTTCGGTCGCAACCTGCACCACGAAGAGATTGTCGAGCAGGTTGACGTCATGATCGATCACTTCGGCCTGGACCTGAATGCCTCCGAGCGGACGCAGATCATGTTCATGTCAATGGGTGAACCGCTGCTGAATTTCTACGAGCTGGAGATCGCAATCCGAATCTTCCATCGTGACTTTCCGAAGACCGCTCTGCTGGTCTCTTCCTCCGGCCCATACACCAAGGCCTGGGAAGATTTCATGACGCTGGCCAGCGAGGTCCCGACGATCGGCCTGCAGTTCTCCGTCCACGAGAGCACGAACGGTGCCCGCGACCGCTTGATCCCGATGAAGGCGAAGATGTGCCTCCAGCAGATTGCCTTCACCGGCTGGGAGTTCATGCAGACGACCCGTCGTAAACCGTTCTTCAATTACTGCGTCCACGCGGAGAACGCCACGGACGAGGATGTTGAGCGTCTGTTCGAGCTCTTCCACCCGAATGTTTGGGAAGCCACTCTCTCGGTCATCTGTACGCCGGACGAGTCGGCCGAAGCCGTTAAGCACAACCTGGACTTGATCAACGAGTTCTCCGGCAAGTTAGTGGCGAAGGGTTACAACACCCGCGTCTTTAACCCAGCCGGCCAGGACGATATCGGCGGCGGTTGTGGTCAACTCTGGCAGGTCCAAGCCTTCGCGGCGGAGCATCCTGAAATGCTGCGTCAATCTCCGGGTGACAAAATGAGGGAGCGAGCATGATCGTTCAAGATCCCTACGGTAACGCTTTGATCTGCATCATCGTTATCCCTTTCGCATTCTTCGTCGGTTCCGCTTTGCTCCTGTTTGTGTCATTACTCCTGAGAAGTCTTTGGGCATGGATGGACGACAGTGAGCCTTGCAAATGCCCTCTCCTCCGGGCGTGTGCAGCGGCTTGCGGCTGGAAGTACATCTGGGATGATTATTTCGAGGAACGCCGCTGGAAGAAAGGTTCGAGAACGGTGAATCAGGAGGAGTTCATCGGCAGTTACTTCGGTGTTTGTACGCTGCTGGGGCTGCTAATCGGTATTTACCTGCTGTCTGCCGGTGTGGCTCTGGGAGTTATCCTGGCGATCGCACTGGCCCACCTGACTCGCTTCACCCGCCGTCTGTCCAAAGCGTACAACAAACACGTAGAGGATAAGAATGCTCATCGATGAACTGTTGGCAAAATGGCTCGAACCCTGCCAGACTATCCTCGATGCAATCGACCCTGATAAGCCGGAGACCACTCGGGAGGAGTTCGCCGAGGTTAGGCGTCACTGGAGAGAGTTGGGTGACCCACGAACTATCTTCGGTATCCTGGCCGCCGCCGCGGACTCTTCCCGGGTTCGTCGTAATCTGGAGGATGAACTCCGTGTTCTCGAGACCCGACTGAAGAACTCCGAGGAAGCCCGTGAGCGTCTGGAGGACGTGCGAGATGGGAACGTTTGGTACTGGCAGGGAGCAGAAAATCACTTGGAGAGCTTGTCCCTTGACGTCGTCATCAAGCCTTCTGAACTTTTGGAACTTTTGAGGAAATCATGAATAAAGTCTACCCCACTAATGCCGGCGTCTGCCCGGTAAGTACCTTCAGCATTGACCGCTCCGCACTGAAACTGGGCTACCGTGAAGTCTTCATCGGTACCGTGCTCTACGAGAATGGCCGGAAGGCTGAAGTCCTCATTCAGGAAGAGGACCTGCTGCTCGCCTTCAATTACTTCCTGGCTTGTTCGCAGGTTACCTGTAACCTCTACCGCACTCTGGATGGCGGGGATAAGTATATCTCCTTCGTGGATCGCGGTCAGCAGTTCGAAGGGTTCTATATCCGTTACTATGATGAGAATGGCATGCCGTTCCGGGTGGATTTCGAATGACCTACACCAGAGCGGTAGTCGGTGAGTACGTTAAGCCGAAACACGTCAACTGTTTCGTCGCAGACGTCTCTTGGACGGAGAACGACGGGGACCACGAGCAGAAGCACACGTACCCGTGGGACGAAGCAGATATCGTTCCTTTCGCCAACTTCTGGGAACTGGCCGGGGATACCGATGGGCCTGACGATATCCTGAAGTTGGAGGAGTGGGAACGTTGGGCTGACCTGTGGCCGAATCAGTACGAAAGTTCCACTCCCTGCTCTCCGGAATCTCTGCAGTTCTTCTGGTGTGATCACGTAGGTAATCGCAAAGAGGTGCTGCTAGGATGATTCGCCGGGCAACGATATCGCGGTCACCGAAGTATCCTGCCCGCTACACCTCTCGCTATGTCCTTCGGGTACATATCGGGATGGTTGAAGTCTTGGAGTTTGAAACAGAGGTAACAGCAAGGCTTTTTGAGATCGCTGAAACAATCGACCAGATGGTGGACCTTACCCCAGAAGAATATTCTGAGGTTTTCGGGTTCGCTTCCCTAAAATGGCCGATCAGCGACTGGACCGGACTGCCGGAGATGATCTGGAAGACTCAGAATTGCTGGTCAGCTTCGTGGTTTGACGCAAGTGGCGTAGAATATGAGGTAAACTTTGAATGAGTGATTTTAATGACATTTTCGTAGACGATCTGATCGGTGCCATCAGTAAGGCCTTGATTTCAGAATCATCTGACGCTTCCGCGGTGTATTTAATACCTAAAACATTAAAGACATCTGTGACAATGGAACTTCAGTTGTGTGGATTTCAGACCACCGAAGGCTATCACGCCGTTCTGAGTAACTACCTGGGGATTTCCTTCGCGGAAATCACTGCGTGTTACCAGGAATGGTACATCGCCCACGTGGCCGCCCGGCCGTTTGACTTCGGGGTTCAGTTAGCACTGAGTAACGGACGACCGACCGGAGATATCCGTTTGGACTTCTGCATTAAGGATCACTAAATAGGTGCCACCTTCGGGTGGCCCTGCTATAATACCTCAAACTATAGGAGATACGCCATGTATGCTAGCAACATTACCAGGGCGGCACGCCGCTTGGAAACGTTCGGGCTTACGTCAAAACGCTTTTCGCTCTACTTTTTAGCCACGTCAGTGATTATGCTGATTATGGTCACGGTTCTCGTCCCCGGTTTTTCCCTGTTTCAGGTTCTGACCGGTTCATGCATGCTGATTCTCCCCGCAGCGGCGTACTTCTCGTCTACCGTCCTCGTGACGACCATGACCGGAGTCCGTTGGTGTAAGCTCAACCAGCCGCAGTTCGCAAAACGCTTTAACTTCAGCCTGAATGGCCCCTTCAATGGAGTCCGATGGTTTGACCTCTTCTTGGCATTTCTCACCGGTTCTGCGGTGATGCTCGTTGACGTCTTTACGTTTGCCCACTTCGGGTACTACCCCCTACTCTTGGTCGCTGCGATCATTCTCTGGCTCGTCGTTCTGTTCCGTCTGTACCGACGCTTTAAAGAATCCATCCAGGCACTCGAAGCCTTCTCGAAACGAGTGGCCTCACCGACTGATGAAATCATGTTGTCGTACGTCATGGAGGCTCGAAAGGGTAACGTGGAGATTTTGATCGATAAAAGGGACGCAATCGACTCCTTATAACTTGCGATTTATTGGTATAAGTAACATGTAGAATAGGAGCACTTATGCAAATCTCATGTTATTTAGGCAAGTTCGACGTGGTGGAGTATCGCCATCACACCTCACAGATCAGGGAGAAAGCCGTCACGGTGGACTCCCTGGCCTCCTCTCTTAAGATCGCACTCAAGGATTTACCGCGTGGTGTTCAGTACGTTGACGTTGGTACCGTGGGGATTTCTGTCCCTCTTTCCCAGCTGAATAACTTCCTGTACGCCTGTGACGCTCCCGAAGAAGCCCGTAGTCAACTCCTGCTGCTGTTGCACTCCCGTGCCAGCGAGCCGGGCTTCATGTCGTACGCTCACCTGCACATCCAAGATGCTCTGACGGCCCTCGATCTGTATTACTCCGAAACGGGGTACGATCAAGAGTATCCGGTCGGCGAGGTCGAGGAAACACTCTACCTGATCTACGCAGAGTTCCTGAAGGTAGGTTCCTATGACCCTCTGCTGATGCGAGTAGATAAATCACCGATGACAGCAGCGGAAGCCTGGATGTTAACGATGCTCGAGACCACGACAGCAGACGTGATCTTCGACTTCATCCGCCAGGGTGCTGAACCGTCATCAATCCTGACTTACATCACGGCCACGCTCAAAGAACGGCTCATGCACATCTCCCGGGCTATTCTTGACATGACCTCTGACTTCACCGCGATATGAAACCCATAATCCGACTCCCACACTCCCTTCTTGATTCGACCGGGGAGAAGTGGGTCTATGCTCAACACTTCCAAGTCCCGGACGATCCGAAGTTCTACTGGGTCGGCGGGGTACCTCTTCTGCGGGTTGAAGATCTTCCAGAGTTCATCATCAGACATGGCCTGGAAACGGCCTGTGCGGGCCTCTACGAGACGATCGTAGGGGACTGGTATGATTGGTTCGATTCCACTTCCAAAACGCCTGAGGGGCCTGCCAGGCGTTCTAACAGAGAGTCAACCAAAGTCGTTGATTCAGCAATGGCTCGCTTCGAGTCAATTTACCGTCAGCGGAAGGGCACGGAGTATGCCACTACCGTCGATTATCTTTACACACACTTCATGCAGATCATGGGTTTGGAACGCAACGTGGAATGGGATGACCTCTCACAGTGGGAGCTCAGCCTATTGACAACAGTACAGATGGCCTTTGCAGGCATCATGCTGGCTTATCTCGACGGTCCCATGGAGATGGAGCTGGATGAAGTAATCCCAGTCACGATGTCGAAGTTGCACGCGGTCTTCAGTGGCGTGGCACTCTCAATGTCGTATGCAGTTGACAACTTAACAGAAAACCTCAATGAATTTACGGAGAAATACTAATGTACGATATCTACTTGCAAGCCCTGGCGGTCTTGGAGGTCCTTGAGTGGGCCGAACGCCGTATCAAAAAGGGGCGACCGGTTCGGGTCGTCAGTCGTCTAGTTCGTAACGGTCTCTTCAAAGAGAAGGCCGTCGTGTACCTCCTGGATGCTCTGCGTCCGAATGAAGCTCTGCGGTTTCGTAATGCGGTGGCTACAATCGAGGGTCACTACGCTCGGTTGAACCTGGCAGACAAGGAATGGATTCGTCGGGAAGGACCGGTCGCTACTGGGTTTTACCTGTCCTATCTTAACGATCACACTCAGGTCATCGACACGGCATACCAGTTCCTCTTGGGTATGCCGATAACGACGGAAAACGATCAGGTAGCCTCTGTGGCCGGTGTTCTGGTTATGTCGCCATCTTGGGTCGTCAAGGTCCTGATGGATGAAATCTCTCCGGAGAAAGTCCCGCTCGCCGGGGCTCAGGTGATGAATCTGTTCGCAGTAACTCTCAACTCGACCGTGAAGATGCGAATCCCGGATTCTCTCATCGAACGGTTTAATGAACTCACTGAAATGGTAAGGATAAGACTTAATGCTTGATGATATCAAAGAAGGGCATCCGGTAGAGACGACCGAGGGCTACCCGATCGAAGTCCTAAAGATCTTCGACGGTTCGCATGGGACTTTAATTGCCGGGATATACCGTGTAGGCCAGGGGGAGTACGTGTCGGGGTTGTGGGATGACGTGGGGTCTGCCCTACAGGATCACCCTGACTTGGAACTTCGGGAAATGGCCATGGACCTCCATTGGGATCTGATCCATGAAGATATTACGCATGTGGTAATGGACCAGGATGGTGATTTGGTGCTCTTTAAGGAGGAACCTGAATTGGGTCGTCATCACTGGCTATCCGACGAGGATAACTGGGAGGTCACCGGTCTCGTCAAGCTCCTTAAAACCCCGTATGACCCAGTGAACTGGAAGTTCTCCCTCACGGAGCGTCCATGAACCTGCAACTGTCGGTGAAGGGAGAGTATTTTGACGCGATGGTGGCCGGCGAGAAGGTCTTTGAGTTTCGCGATCGAAATGAGTACTGGAAGAAACGCATCGAAGGCCGGGAGTACGACCGACTGATCATCACCAAGGGTTATCCCAAACGTGATGATCAGTCTCGTCGCCTGGACCTTCCCTACCTAGGCTATGAAGAACAGACGATCACGCACCCGCACTTCGGTGACGATCCGATTGACGTCTATGCCCTTCACATTGATATATCGAGGCGCCAATGAGACTGATTAACTTTGACCCCGCCATTCATAACCCAAAACGAGTACCGCTGTACACCAGTGATGGTTTTCGCGTTCGTGTCCTGCGAACGGCCCGCTGGATTGACCGCAATTACTACGCCTGCTTGATCACCGTCAAGGACGGCTCGGAGATGGAGGGCTTCTACGTGGACAACGGAGTGTCGCTGTCGGGACGCCGTATCCTCATGGTAGACATCTCCGTCGCCCGGCCGGTGATTGATTGGTCTAAGATCCCGCAGCAGTTCAACCGGATCTCCGTAGACCACGAGAAAATCGTGATGCACAATCTCGATGAAGTCCCTACCCAATGGACGCCTATTCAAGAGGGAGTTTATGAGTACGCCCCGATCGAGGCTTATCCAAAGGGTTTCCGCAAGACCCACGCGAATCGACTTAAAGAACACTCACTTCAGGAACGCCCATGAACTTCCAAACAGCACTGTCCTTCTACAAAGATCTCAACGAAGGTGTTACCGCCGTCATGTCTAGCGGTGAACTGTCCGCAGCCTTGAAGTTTCTCTCTCCGTCTCAACAGTTCGCCATGATGGCTGATATCCGGGCAAGGCAGCTGGAGGCCGTTGTCCTTCGGAGTTCCTACGACGTAGAGCTGAAACTTGGCATGGACGTGGTGGAGAAACACTCTGAATTCTTGGAAGACCACTACGCCATTGCCATAATGAACCTCTCTTCGTTTCTCGAGGAGATCAAAGGTCTCGAGGTTAAGGGCCTGGAGCACGCTCAAATAACCATGGAGGTCCTTACCCGTTGCAATAACCGCCGACATGTCGGGATTGATTTGATCCATTGGTTAAACGACCCACAGTGGATCACCACCGTGTTCCTGCCGTTGATCAAGCTCGAAGACCGTGATGCACTCTTCACTTCGTATAGCCAACACGTACTCCCGTACGTGACCAATAACTAAGGGGACCTCCCCTTTTAGGAGACAAAAATGAAAATATGGTATGGTTCAGATCTGCACTGCGACTTCTGGGAAGGCAAGACGATCACCGACTTCCTTGACTTGGCGAAGTACGACAATTATATCCTGGCCGGCGACACCGGTGAGTGGAAGATGGGTAAAGGCCCTTGCCGCCCGGCCGTCCTGGATCCTCTGCGGGAAGCCGGAAAGTCAGTCATTGAGATTGCCGGCAACCACACCTACTACCGTGGCGAATTGGCCCTCACGCTAGAAGATCTCTGGGATATGGATGACCGCCATCGGGATTACACCTTCTTGGAAAATCAATGCCGGGATTTCCCCGAGCAGCGTCTGCGTATCTGGGGTTCAACGCTCTGGACGAACTTCCTGAACAGTGAAGACTGCCGAGAGGCGGCAGGGATGTACATGAATGATTACCGTCAGATCCTGATGAATCGCCCTCGTGGTGACATCTATCTGCGTCCAGAGGATACTGAAGCGATGTTCTATAAGGCCCGGGCGTCCCTGAAGGAAGCCAGTGATGGCCTGCCGGCGGGCTGGCGACTCGTCGTCGTCACCCATCATGCCCCAACCCTACTGTCCGTCGGCCGGAAATTCCAAGATCCCCGCTACGCCAGGCTGAACGGCGCCTACGCGAACAACATGTATGATTGGCTCTGTGAGAATAACATCCAGCCCGACGTGTGGATCCACGGCCACATTCACGAGCGGGCGAACTACGAGTTGGACATCAACGGTCGAATCTGTCGTGTCGTGTCGAACACCTTCGGTTATCCGGAAGAGATCGACCGCTCGAAGTTCGCCGACCGCTACATCGAGATTCTTGAGGATCGAATTATCGTGGTATAAGAAAGGTGTAACCCACTGGAGACTTATCATGATAACCACTTTGATTCTTACCGTAGTACTGGGCGGCCAGGACGTCGCGAAATTCGGCTACGTGTATCCTGACCAGGCTCAGTGTGTGAGTGCCACTCATCGTGCCGGCTACGCGACGACCGGTCGATACACCGTAGAGCTCGAATGCCGCCCGGAACCTACTCCTTCGCCAGCAGTCTACCAAGCGCCGACCGATTGGCAGGCCTTGGTAATGTCCATGGTGCTCGACACGAAAGTCGTCGTCATGGACCCGACTGAGGTCAGTACCCTCCCTGATTCCGCATCCTGTGATGCTTATATTGCTCAGGCAACTAAGCGGTTCAAGATGTTGGGCGGGAGGGATTTTGTCAGCTTCTGCTTACCTAAGGCACCGTAATGAAATCCCTGACCTTCCGCCGAGCGGAGTTCATCAGTATCGACGGAGGACCCGGCGTTTCAACCTTCTTGGATGAGACCGGGGATATCGTCTTCGTGGACGTCCGCTCGCTGATCGAACAGATTGGCCTGCCACTCTTGGCCGAAAGCGATCGCTTGACGAGCGACCCACGGCTGGTTACTCAGTTACAGCTCTGTTCAGATTACAGCTATAACGAGGGATTCAAACAGAATTCCCTCTTCATTCCGCTCGATAACATCAACGATTACCTGTACTCCATACCGGAGCAGGATGGTGCACTGCAGGGTAACCTCCAGCACTATCGTGTGCGTTTCGCCATCGAAGCCGATCGTCACTGGTCTCGCTTGGAGAAAACACACGCAGCAGAAAACGCACTGGACTGGCGACGATTGCTCGTCATCCAGGGGCGTCAACAACTTACCCAGGCTGTCCGTGCGTTGGACGGGGAAGCGGTAGACATTATCCAGGCAGGTGTTCGACAGGTGGCTTTCGGGGCGTTGGTCCCTATCGACAACCTGGATTCTCGACAACTGGATCTTCTAAATCTCGCGTACAGCCTGGCCCTCGACGTGATTGTCTTCTGTGTGGAGAACGGGTATGACTTCGGTTATGCCTCGTCCGCCATCCAGCAAGGCTTCGATGAACACATCCGACCGTGGAATTTCTAATGGTCACCCGGGAGGATCCTCTCCCGGTTTTTAGGAGCCAGCATGCTCATAGATTACTCGCTAAATGGGAACACCATCTTGATGGTCCCGCTGTCCTCCCTGTCAAAAGGGGAGTTCTTCATGCACCACAATCAGCTCTACAAGCTTCTGTCCAAGCAGGAGCACTGTAGCGTACTGCATATGGAGTTCTTGGAGCTCCACATCTTTGCGTCTTCCGGCCTGGTCCTCCCTACTATCATCCACGGTATCAATCTGGAGATTACCCTGTGACAAAATACGCTTACGAAGAGGACTGGCGGTCTACCTCTGTCAAAGCCTCCTCGATTCCCCAGGGACGTTTCTTCCGTATAGAAGGCGACCTGTATAAAGTCCTGTCTCATCGGAAAGATGACTTGCTCGCCCTGCTGATGGAGACTCTTGAACTCCGCTTCATTACTGATACTCAGTGCGTCACCCCAGTTTCTGTTAGTTCAGTAGAAACGAAGGTGATACTATGACGGTAGATTTCATCGAAACTAACCGTGCCATGCTGCAGATTAAGCTGGATAGTGTCCAACAATGTGCCTTCTTCTTCCATGAGGGTACGCTCTTTCGCCGGATAACCGATACTGGATCGTCTACGACAGCGGGGATAGAGTGCCTGGATATGGAACTGCTAGACGTATGCTACCTCGATAGCGGGTCCATTATTGACCCCGTTGAAGTTGATAAAGTCATCGTTAAGGTAACTTACAAATGATTAACCTAAAGGAAACCCGTGTTGAACTCCGAGACCTCCGCCTGGAGGACCTCATAACCGGCAGCTACTTCCGTTTCGAAGAGGACGGCGTCCTGCTGCGTTGTGACGTGTATGATGGCATGGGGAATGTCCTCTGCGTCGCTCTGGATGACCTGGCGATCTCCCAGGAAAACCCCGGCCGTCGCGTTATCCCGGTGGATATCCATCGCATCAGCATTGAAGTGGAGTACCTATGAAATTATCCAGCCTGAAAGACGGGCAACGTTTTATCCTGGACGGCCTCTTCTATCGCAAACTGGACCGTGATACGGACAATTACGATTACGTCAAGTGCTTCGATGAGTCGTCCCAGGAGATCGTGGATATTCAGGCATGCATCCCTATCTCCCCCGTTGCCCAGAATCCAGAAGTGGACATCCTGCTGACGGAGCCCGAGGATACTATCACCCTTGGTAGCCTACCGTTCGGTTCCTTGTTTACTCTCGATCGGGATTCTTTGGATATGGTGCTTAAAGTTGCAGCCTGCGGGGTGAACTTCCACGTGGTCCGTCTTCAGGATATGTCCCCGCGTATATACGCAGAGTGTCAGGTCTTTTGGCCGAACGTGACAGCAATCAATATTGAGGTCAAGGTGGAATGAGCCCGGCTTACATGGTCTACCTTCGGCTCCGTCAGCTGGAGCTCGCCCTGGCCCTACCCGGCGCCCTGGAGAACCTCCGAGATGTGAATGGTAATGCCCTGCAGTTTGCGATCGATGTGAGGGACGCGATTGATAACTATGAAAGAATGTACCCAGAAGTTAAAGACATCGATGTTTGTGGCGTCGCTGTGCAATCGTAACGATACTCGAGAAGCCGTCATTCTGCTTGATGCTAAGGGGAGCGAGGCGGCGATAGAGGAGACCTACCGATTGATGGATGAGCGGAGCTTCTCTCACGCCGGACTCTTTGAGATCGGCAGGGGCTATACCGTCCTCTTACTCATTATCGATGATCAATCTCGCTCCGTTACGCGGGTATAAGTAAGTTGGAGGATACCCATGAAAAATTACAGCCCTGATGATATAAAGATGGTCGAGTTCTATGGCCGTTTGATACCGACCGTGAAGTACCCTGATTCCAACGACCTGGCCGTCGTGATCGATGACATCATCGTTCAGCTCGGTCTGCAGGATTGGAAGGACGAGTTGATGCAACGTGCTCTGTATGACACGAAGTTTCTGGCTCAGTTAATCAACATCGAAGACGGTCCTGGCCAGCAGTTGGTGGTCATTCCGTTGCACAAACTGAACGCGTACCTGTACTCTATCCGTATTCGCAAAGATGATGACCTGTGGTTCAAACAGGAAGTGATCGACGCGATGACCGGTGAAGTGAAAGAAGAGACCGTCAACCTGCGTGAAAACCTGATTCGCTATCAGGACGAATGCTCGATGGCATTGCACTCTTACTGGACCAACGGTATTGCGATTAACCCTAATGCCAACTCCCCCTTCGCGGCGCTCGGCTCGCTCTGGCGTACTGCCCGAATGAACCTGACCACTGTGATTGCTCGCTTCTCGGAGTTCGCAGAAACGACCGGTGAGGACTTCCCCGAAAAGACTGTTCAGCGTGGCATCAACATCCTGCTGAAGGAATTTCTGCCGGCCCAGCTGGTGGATGAACCGGAACTGTCAAACAACGGGTATGACCTGTACCGTCTGGCTCTGGCTGAAGACTACATCGCCCGCTACCTGAATAACTGTATCGTAACCAAAGATTCACCGACGCATTGCTTCACCCAGTTGGATGCCGACATGGTCGTCGCGTTCCACTCGATTGCCTCGGGCTTGCTCGAAGCGGTAAACAACTGGAACATCCCCACTCGATAATCTGCGGATTACCGGTATAAGAGACCTGAGGGACAGTTCCGTCCCTCTTATTCTTAGGAGTTATTATGTCTACCCATTTCCTGTTAAAAGAGATCCACCGTGTAACCGTCCTCGGCACCGTAATTGAAATCCTCGGTGATGATAAAGGTCAACCAATGGTGCCGATTCGTTCACTCTGTGACGCGATCGGTACGGTATACGGTGATGAATTCGCTCGTCTGCGTAGCGACCGCCGCCTGGGCGCCTATAGCATTCGTCTGCGTGCTGAAACGGATCCAGTGGACATCGTCTGCGTGCCGTTAACCAAACTGCATGCGTTCCTGTACACCATGAATCCGGACGCTCTGGACAGCGTGGCCCGTGCCAAACTGGAAATGTTCCAGGACGAGTGCGTTGACGTTCTGAACGATTACTGGAACAAAGGCATTGCGATTAACGATCGTGAAGAACGTGGTAGCACTGAAGGCAGCAAATTCCGTGATGCTCGTAAGCTGTCCCGCCCAGCGTTGGTCGAAGCGGTTAAGCGTCTGACGGCGTACGCAGCGACTACCGGTGTCGAACTGGATCCGGACGACGTGTATCACCACTTGATCACTTTCTGCTGGGATCGTCTGGGCCGCAACCCGATGAAGTCCGAGTATGAAGAGATCGACACCAATACTCACGGTGCAGACTCCTACTTCCTGGCTCTGATGGAACGTACGGCCGTCAAGTTGATCGATGTGGTTATCCAGGAAGGTTACCAGGTCAGTGATGTCATCAACTACCTCGGTGAAAACATCGACGTGGAACTGGCCAAACTGACTGAACGTGGATTCGAGCTGCTGGAAGCGAAGTAACAAAACGGGACCCTTCGGGGTCCCTATCCTAACTGAATTTCTCTATTTGAGGTTGTATGAAACTGATTGATTTTTATGGCGATACTCTTGAAGTCGTCGAAATGGAAGGTGGTCCCGGTGTTACTGCTCGTCGTCTGGTCGAGAACCTGGGGTTAGAATGGTCTGGTCAGTTAAAGAAACTGGAAGATCCTATCTACGCTTGTGTACATATGTACACAACTGGATCTGACGACAAGAAGTATGAAATGATGGTCATGCCTGTGAAGTCTCTGCCGGCTTTCCTCTTCTCGATTAACCCGAAGAAAGTCCGTGAAGACCTGCGTGAGAAACTGGCCCACTATCGTCTGGAGTGTGTGGACGTGCTATACCAGTACTGGGCAAAAGGCTACGCGATTAACCCTCGGCCGACGGTAGAATCCTCCCTGGAAGACTATCTGAGCGGTACCGGTAAGGCCCACTACGCGTTCCTGGACAGCATGCTGGAGTCCGAGTGCAACGGTCCAGAGCATCGTTCCGCGATGGCGAAGGTCATTGAGCGTATTCTGAGTGAAGCACTCGAAGTTGAAGAAGTTGATATCGAGCGTAACTTCGTGCACCGCAAGCAGGGTTGGGTCTGCATGAGTCCTGTGGAAATCACTGTGGTTCAAGCAGTCGAATCAGAGATTGGCCTGTACTTCGCCAAGAACGGCGTGCCGGCTAATGCAGAAGGTGTCATGGAAATGGGTCAGCAGGTTGGCCGTAAAGTGACAAGCCGTCTGCGTAAAGCGATGTTCATCTCTGAGACATTCTCTGAGAAGTTTGAGACGTCTTTGTTCGAGTTGCTGGGCATGAAAGAAACGGCTTGATGCGTTCTGGTACCAGAACACGTGGTTTGAAGTAAGCATTCGTACACATATGTGTACACGTGGTCAGTCGTTCTGGTATCGGAACGACTGAAAACAAAGAGGGCTCCCGAAGGAGCCCTCTTAAAGCCGAATCAATTACGCGTTTACAGCGTCTTTGAAGCTACGGCCAGAGCGGAAGTGTGGAGCTTTGCGAGCTTCGATGGTCAGAGCTTCGCCGGTCTGTGGGTTACGACCATTACGCTCAGCACGATCGCGGCTTGAGAAAGTACCGAAGCCAGTAATACCAACAGTTTCGCCTGCAGAGACTTTTTCAACTACCAGATCCAGTGCAGCATTCAGTACTGCAGCAACGCGAGTTTTTGGTACTTCCAGAGTTTCAGCTACTTGTGCGATCAATTCAGATTTGTTCATGGGTGGTTCCTCTTTGTTTGGGTTGAACAGATAGTATATCAAGATAAAGCCAGGCGCAAGCCTTTTTGGAGAATTTTATGGAAATTACTAAAATTTATGCTGCAGTGAAAGATCTTGGGGTGGAACCGATCGTTGTTATCCCCTTGGGCGAATGCTACGGAGAGTCCTTCGGGTTCGGCCGAGTGAAGTACTCCGTCGTCTACCTGGAGTCACCAATGAAGGTGCTCTACGGTGGCGGACTGCCGAAGGCCCACTTCACGGTGGACGGGGTGGACATCAAGTTGATTCGCTACGCCGCTTTCATTCAGCATTGCCTCAGTGGCACTCAGGGTTACGCCCAGCAGTTGTTTATGAAGACCGATCACTTCAACGAGTACTGGGAGAACATCCAGGATCACCGCGATACCTTTATGAGCTCCCGCCAGACGATCCAGGAGTCGATCAACCACATCGACCACGGCCTCATGAGCCAGACCCTCCTGCTCTCCCGCCACATCCTCCGCAAGACTGAAGCCCTCCTGCAGTTCTGGGAGACGGGCGACATCGACTTCCTCTCCCTGAAAGACTGTTTAGTCCCACCCGAAGAGATCGACGGCATGCTGAATCTGCACCGCGGTAAGCTTCGAGAGCTGCTGCACCTGTCCGAAGAGCTCGACGTGACACGTTTCGGAACTTTGGTACTTGGGCCGTATCGCGATATGTTCCAAGATAAGTGCAGGCAAACCAGTGACTTACGCGATTTTGTGACATTGTGACATCGGAACATGGAAAAGTCACCCCTTTTAAGAACATCTTACCCCTATACATACATTACTATGGATTCAAAATAAGGTATATATAGGATACTACCTACTCGATAGGGATAAAGGGGGTGTGTGTTTAGAGACGTAGTTCCTGTCACAATGTCACAAGCTTGACAGATCAGCCATTTGGGCGTAACCTGTGTGACAGGACGCTCTCATGGCAAGTTGACTGTCTTTCTCATTCTCAATGTAAAATAGAATAGTCAATCATGAGTGTTGTTCTCCTTGTTAAAAACCCGAGAGGGTTCTACCGGCCTTCGGGCCGGTCAGTTTTTACTGGAGACTCTCATGCTACTGATCCTGCTGCTCATCAAACACTTTCTTTTAGATTTCCCTTTCCAAACCCCTTACATGCTCCGTAAGTCACAGCCGACTGGATGGTTCTTCCCGCTCTTCCTCCATGCTGCCGCTCACGGTGCCGCCACCTTTATACTCCTGCTGTTCTTCGCACCGACCCTGGCCATTCCTCTGGCTCTGGCGGAAGGCGTCGTACACTTCGGGATCGACTACTGGAAAGCCCAGAAAGCGAAGGCCGAGTTTGCCTCTGCGAAGTTCTGGACGTACCTGGGTCTGGACCAATTGTTCCACAATCTGACCTACGTCGCGATTATTTTCATCGTTTCCCTTTACATGACGGGACTTTAAGCATATGCTACTCCTAACTAAACAGGAGAAGTCTATGTCAACCTTTAAATTACCTAACCGTCGTGCCGACTACGTGGATCTACGCACCCTCTTCGAAGAGTATGATCTGCCAGGACGCTTTCGAGATTGGATTCGCCGCCAGGTAAAACCCCTGCTGGGCACTGCAATCGTAGAGTACACCAAATCGGGTGCTCCGAGAGGCCAACAGGATTACGCTCTGGCTGAACAGAATGCTGCGGCATTGATCGCCACTCTGCCGGCCGACAAGCGGGCTCTGAAGACCGAGCCTGCGGCTGCCGCTCCAGCGAACCCGTTCCCGAACCACTTCCGCTTCCGTATCCCGGTCCACGCGATTTCCCATAACGCGATGTACGTGCCGACGAGCTTCGGTGCTCGCAAGCAGCTGCGTCGTTCTCCGGAATACAACGAGTGGGCTGAAGTAGTATCGAGCCTGGTCCCCGCTAAGCCTCGCTGGCTGAAGAAAGGCAAAGCGTGCCACGTGGCGATTAAGTTCGGTCACACCGCACCGTTTGACACCGAGAACCTGATGAAGGGCACGATCGACACGGTCTTCACGACCTGGCGTCTGAACGACAACAACATCCGTTCCGGTTCGTTCTCCTCCGAGATCGTTCGCAGCAAAGATGATGGCTACATTGTCATTGATGTGTACCAATAACGGTATAAGCAATGTGTAAACAAAAGGCTCACTTCGGTGGGCCTTTATCATTTCTTAAGGAGAACAAAATGAAATTGGCACAAGAACTGAACTTAATGGCGAACGAGACCGACCGCGTTGTTCGTAAGATCTGCACGACCCTCACCACTCGTATGTACAATAATGCACATAATGGTGGACAAGAAACACTGTACGCCTTCGCGGCCAAGACTAAAAAGGACATTAAGGACGGTGTCAAATCCTGGCTTACCGAACAAGGGTTCTCTGTCGTGATTGATGAAGATGGGGATCTGACCATCTCTTGGGATGTCCTGCGTATCCTGCTACCCGTAACCCTACTGGATCGCGTTCGTGAGCGTATCTTGGCAGCGTCGCGTTATGAGAAGAAATCGGTAACCATGAGCTTCAGCGTAGTGGAGTTCGAGGAACTTGAAGCGGCGAAGGAAGGGCTCCTCTATGATGGCTACACCGTGGATGTAGACGATGTCTTCCAGGAGATTTCCGTGTCATGGGAATAACAGCAGAAGATCACATGATGTTCCAGTTGGCCAGCTTCGGGTTGGCCTATTGTGAACCGAAACCTCAGAAGTACCTGCCAATCAGCGATTGGCCGTACATGAAGGAGGGGCTTCGGGAGCTGACCACCCGATACTTGGAGTCCAAGGGTTTCCAAGTAATTCCCGAAGGTTCTTCAGCGAAGGTGTTCAATCCGGAGAAAACCCGGTGGATGAAGATTAAGGAGTGGTATGAAGCTTGCCGATAAAGTCCGTGCGATAGCCAACTCGACTTGTCACCTGCCGATGTATAAAGCCTGGGGTAAGATTTGCCGCAGCATAGAAGATCGGGCCCACGACGGCCATTATGACCACCAGTATCTTATTGAGAGCACGAGTCCTTACTTTGATGCCCTCAATAAGCGCCTGGTGGATCAAGGCTTCGACGTGCGTTATGAAGGTAAAACCTTACACATTTCCTGGAGGAAGAATGAAGAATGATCTGGAACAAGCCGTGCATGATGGATTCGCTATTCTTACGGCCGCTATTGCTAAAGAGCGTAGCCAAGCAGTTGTTCAACGAGAGACTGACCAGCTCATGGTCAAGGTCATGACAGAGATCGACAAGGCCACCACTAAGGGCGCCTTCCGGATTGCCATGGAGATGGCTGCTGTTCCTGCGAATGTCTGTCGGCAGGCCGTTAAGGTACTGAAGGAAAAGGGTTTTGTTACTGACGTCAACGGGGCGGTACTCCGGGTCTCTTGGGGTGGAATGGATGATGCATAAGGATCTGCATCAGTACGAAAGCCCAGAGGCCTTCTTGGTGGAGTTCATTCCATACTTGGAGGCAACGCGGGAAGAAGACTGGGTGCAGGATGTCGTGCGGCGAGGTGGGCAGAACTGTTTGATGGGGCATTTCATCAACTTCTGTGAACACGACCTGGATGATAACGTTGCACCCTCTTGGGATTGGTTCGAGCAGATGGTCGCTACACCCTACATGGTGTACCCGGTCAATGACGGTACTGACCCCGATTATCCTCAGGGCTCCGCCCGTGAACGTTGTATTGCGTTCATGAAGGATATCCTCTCTGGTACCAAACCAAATACCCTCCGGGCAATGCAAGAAGATTACGAGGAGTGGAAATGCAGAAATCACATGTAGCCCTGTGCGTTAATATGGCCGTGGGCTGCCGGCCTACCGAACCGAAAGCCGAGTGGCCGCTGACCATCGGTAACCTCGACCCGTGGCTCTCAGACTACTTCATCCAGGGTAAGGACATCGGGAAGACACGGCCCTCACTGAGCGACTTAGAGTTCCGCGTGCTGCTCAACGAATCTCAGAGTCTACGCGAGAACGAAGGGCTTCGTCAGGCAATGAAAGCTCGCTTACTGTCTTATAACTATAAATAGTACTTGACGAGCCCTTCGGGGCTCTGATAGTATCACTCTTACCTTTTTAGCTGGAGAAACACTATGTTGATTACCAACCAGTATAACGCCCGAGCAAAGAAGAATTTGACCCGCAGTCAGATTGAGACGCTCCTGGGACTGTCTAAGTACACCCGAGATCGTGCCCTGAGAGCCTTTGAAGCTCTGACGGATATCTCTCTGAGTACTGCGGATTACGACCTCCTGTTGCTCGTGAAGAGTATCGTGACGGAAGTCAAGAAAGATCCTGATCCCTTTAAGATGTTCGGGAAAGATGGCAGCCGCGGTCCGTGGGTCGTAACAGATATCCCACTGCAGGCAACGTTTTAATCTCGGTTTAGCTCAGTCTGGTAGAGCACTTGCTTTGGGAGCATGGGGTCGAAGGTTCGAGTCCTTCAGTCGAGACCAAATTTGGGAGAGTGGCCGAGTGGTTTAAGGCACTGGTCTTGAAAACCAGCGGCCCTGCAAGGGGTCCCAGAGTTCGAATCTCTGCTCTTCCGCCGGGGATGTAGTTTAATTGGTAGAACGTCTGCCTTGCACGCAGAAAACGAGGGTTCAAATCCCTACTTCTCCACCACTTCGATAGAGTCCTGGCTCTCTAAAACCGGGAGAATTTTGGGGCTATAGTTTCAAACGGATAAAATACCCGCCTGTCACGCGGGAGATCCGGGTTCGATCCCCGGTAGCCTCGCCATACAATGGACCGATAGTTTAACGAGCCAGAGCTCGAAGGGAAACGCCCAGGCGCCAAATCTGGGAGGTGAGGTGAAAGTCCTCAGAGTCCGCCAAACATACCTATCGTCTAACTAGGACGCTGCTGTAGCCGCATGTGCTTCAGGGAAATGCAGGTTAGACTCCTGCTGGGTATACCACTGGAAGATTGGCTGAGCCGGTCGAAAGCAGCAGATTGCTAATCTGTAGATCCCCTGGGGTCCGTGGGTTCGAATCCCACATCTTCCTCCACACTAAGTTACTTTCTGAAATACCCCTTCCTCGTAAAATTCATTCAAGTAATGGAGGTTTCCATGCGTGAATGGCTTATAAAACTCTTAGGAGGAATTGTGGACGAAAAACCTGTAAGTGAACTGACCCCGATCGTTGACTCAGCCCCGGCTGACGTACCTGCACCGGTAACGGACTTCGATAAAGTGAAGTCAGTCCTGGTACTGATCGACGCCGGTATCGACGAAGCCTATGATGACGCTCTGGCAATCGCCCAGAAAGTCGGTGGCGACGTGCAAGGCAAGCTCAAGGTGTTCCTGAACGTAGCCGGTTATGCCGTCCCTGCGTTTGACGACATCGTGGCTTTCATCAAGAAGCACGGTTAAGAAAAGGCTCCTCACGGGGCCTTTTTCATGTTATCCTCCTGATTCACACAGGAGATCACCATGTTAATCATTTCTGCATTCCCGGGAACGGGTAAATCCTACTTCCACGAGAAGTTCCCTCACGTCGCCGACTCAGATTCGAGCCAGTTCGACAAACGTTACTTCCCAAGCAACTATCTCACCCACATTCAGAATCGCTACGAACGCGGTCTGTGCACCTTCGTGTCCAGTCATGAAGCTGTCCGTAAGTCGATCATTTCGTCAGGCCTTCCTTTCATGCTGGTGTACCCGGCCAAGGAATGCAAAGCGGAATACCTGGAACGTTACCGTCTTCGTGGTTCCCCACAGGCCTTCATCGATCTGATCGACGCCAACTGGGACGCGTGGCTGGATGGCTGTGCCGCTGAACAGGCAGAACACGTTGTGCTTAAGCCTGGCCAGTACCTCAGCGACGTCATCCAGTGGGGCTTCAGTTTGAAATAAAAGAGTGTCTCCTGGTATAAGTAAGGTACACAACCAGGAGATCTTCATGAAACTCACTCTGAAACAAAAAGGCCTTCGCCAATTCACCGTCCTGTTCCACCGTAAGAACGTCCACTCTTTCTATCTGCCGGAAGACGAATCGCTGGCCTACGACCGTATCTACCAGATTCTCGATGAGACCGCCCCAACGCAGGACCCGGTAGACTTCTTCGATGGCATGCATGACGCCGGCAACTCCCTGTTCCGGGCCTTCCGGGATAGACATCCGACGTCGTTCTACTGCGGGGCGGTGTGTCTCACTCTGGAGAAGTAGTATGCTCGAACACCTGCTTAGTCGTCACTATGACCCCGCTCGTTACCCGACGCAGTGGATCACCGACAACCAACTCGTCGTTCCGCTCTTTGATTTCATCGGGCGGCTTCGTGGCTGCCTGACCTACACCCGAGATGCCCCGAAGGAGCACGAGAATCCCCGCTTGAAGCGGTATCTTCCTCGAGCACCGGCAGGGTATCAACCCCTCTGGGGTACTGAACTCCCGGTGAAAACCGGAGTCGTTTTCCTGACGGAATCCATCTTCAAGTCCGCTTCGCTGCACGCCCTGGGGTATGACTCGTGGGCGGTCTGTTCGTCGGCCCTGTCGGATCCTCTCTACCAGCAGCTCATGACCCTGCCCTACCAGTTCGTCTGTCTGGGCGACGATGATAAAGCCGGTCGGGAGCTTGCCCGCTCGTTAAAGTACGGCGCCACCTCAAGGGACTTGGATGAGTTGACCGTCCCGGAGCGTCTGGCGGTGATAAAACAATTTGACTTCCTTTTTTGATTCCCTTAAACTTCAGTCACTGGGGGATTGGCAGAGCGGTCGAATGCGCCTGACTGTAAATCAGGTATCCCACACGGTGGTTCAAATCCATCATCCCCCACCATTGGAGTGTAGCCAAGCGGAAAGGCACTGGTCTCTGAAGCCGGTATGCGGTGGTTCGATCCCACCCACTCCAGCCATCGCAGGAATGATGGAAAGTAGACATAGGCATCGTCGGATGTCTTGCCGGTTGGCATTGGGAGGTTAGAGTCCTCTCTTCCTGCACCACTTTTGAAGAAGATAGTCGGACTGGTTGCACCAGGCGGAAAATTAGCAGACATTGGGTTCGAGTCCCTACTTGCTATCTTCTTCACCTAACGATTGGGGTTTAGTTTAGTTGGTAAAACACCGGGCTTTGATCCCGGTATCGGGGGTTCGATCCCCTCAACCCCTGCCACGAGGATTTATGATAATCTCCCTAACCATCTTCATTTTATCGTTCATCGCTATACTTGCGGCTATCTCTGCAGGTACTTACTTTGGTATGAAGCACCAAGGATGTACTCCTCAGCAGGCTCATGTTGCGACCAAGATCGTACTGTATTCTGTGGCGATTACTTTCATGCTCATCAACCAGTTAGGCCCTATCCACATACTGTGAGGTTCTTATGGCTATCGTCGGTTTCATCATCTGCTTTATCTTCAGTTTGATCATCACTCTCGTCCTCCCTTTCTTCTGCGTCATCGGTGCTGCCTTCAGTGGTAAATCCGGAGAAGGCTGGTGGGCCCTTGTACCATTCGCCATCGGGTGCGGTTTACTCTACCTGACTATCGCTAATTCTCCGTTCCATATCGCCATCTCGTAATGGTATAAGTAATGTGAGAAAGACAAGTAGCTCAACTGGTTAGAGCATAATCATACCCGATTAGTGTTGGGGGTTCGAGTCCCCCCTGTCTTAGCTTTAAAATCTCCCTATTAGGAGAACTTCATGGAAAAAGAATCTGGCTTCATCATGACCGCCCTCGGTGGCCACGCCCTGCAGAACATCGCCGGGGCGAAACTCGTTAAATCAAAAAGCTTTATCACGGATACCGCCAAGCATTTGACTGCTGGAGCACTGGGGCGTAATGGCCGTAATGGTACTCTGAAGGAAGGCTTGAAGACGGCAGTGACCAGTGTCGGTGTGCCGGAAGCGGTAATGGCTCACAACCGTGCGTATGCTGCAGGACAGGGATTACACCATCGAGCCAAAGCTCTCGGGGTTAACCTGGAGAATCTTGGTCGTCGTGACGTCGCGAAAATGCGAATGGCAGCAGAAGGCCGTCTTCCGGAGAAACACCGCACACCTCTCACGGACCGAGCTCGAGATCTCTTGAAGGGTAATCACCTTCCGAAGAAGACGTTGAAGGCCGGGCACATTAAGGAGATTATGAAGCGTCCTGCAGGTAACCTTAAGCCCCACAGCACCAAGGCAATCGTCGCTGGGAACGCCGTAGCGTCGGTAGCAGAACCGGGAATCGGGGTGTTAAACGCCGCTAAGTTTGCGACGGAGCACAAGGGCTTCCAGAAAACCCGAGTGGGTAAATACATCGAGCACAACTTCGTGCACAAACCGTTGACCGACGCCTTTAAGAAAGGTGCGACAGGCCAGGCGGTGAATAAGGCGAAGGAGTTGGGCTACAAATATGGCGTCAACGGGGCCGTTGGTGAAGCAATCTCACAGGCTCATAAGGCCGGGGCTAAAGCAGTCGGGAGAGTAAAATGACAGGCATCGGGATTATCGCAGTAGCCATCATCATCGTCTGGTGGTGGAATCGATGAGCTACGAACATAAACGTGGTGACATCAAGGAGAGCGCCGTAAAGGCGCTACTCTTCGACCCTCTTTTTAGACAGCGAATTGTGGTGGCTAAGAAGGGGAAGGGGTCCTATCGCCGTGTCAAAGCGGCAAAGGCTTACCCATAAACTTCGTGATCTTCGGCGGCTTGAATCCTACGGTCGCCTTAACCTTTTCAACCAGCTGACTCACTGAGCCCTGGCGGATCGCCTTCGGTCCCGGGATCACCGAGTTCGAAGCGACATTGTAATTCTGCGTGTAACGTGCGGGATTAATCATAGCGTACCTCCAAATTGATTTTACCCTGCCGTCAGTGTATAGTCGAGTAAAACAGGAGGCCTCCTATGCTGCAACACATGCTCGTCACTGGATTCGAATGCTCTAACGTCGCCAATCCAGAAACCGTCACCAAAATCACTGACTTCTCTTCAGCATCCGCCTGCACCGATGCCCTACTCGCTGTCCTGGCTGAAAAGCCCGGCAACTTCGTGTCTGTCTACATCGAGCTGTACAAAGAGTTAGAAAACGCCCATCCCTGGGACGAAATCATCATTCGCTACGCCTTTACCGGCGACCCCAATATCCTGATGTGCTCCATCATGGATTACGAGGGGGTGAGCCTCACCCAGGGTTTCTTCATCAGCATCAACCGGGAGACGAGAAAACTCGGTGGATTACGCTCAGATGGACGTTCTGACGACGACGCGAAGGACGAAGTGATTAAAATCATCAAGGAATACGGAATGCACATCGACAGCGGAGTCCGCTGGAGTGCCTTCCTGCTGCATCAGTATCTGAGCGGCAACCTCGATAATTACTTCTCAGAAGAACGCTACATGGAGATCCACTAATGACTGAGACCACCAAGACTCTTCACCAACGTGTGTCGAGCCTGATCAAGAACCCGAAGCGTGTCAAGGGTGTGATCAAAGAAGCCGGCGTGCGTTTCGTACCGCCATCCCATTACCTTAAAGGTAAGAACGTTGCTGAGGCAGCGGAAAAGATCAAACAACTAAAAGCCCCGAAAGGGCTCAACGGAGAGACGCCAGTGCCTGGAGCATCTAAGTTTTTCAAAGAAGCAAGCCTGCTTGATACCGCTCGCGGTCTGATCAAAGCGGCCAAAGATGAAGCGGCCAAGGGTGCTGCAGCCGGTGCCGCTATCGGTGCGGCGAGTACGGCCGGCAAGATTTACAACGGCAAGCGCATTCTTGAACGCGGTGCAACGGCCCGTGGCGGTGTAGCGAATCCTAAGACGATCGCCCGCCTGGCCAAGACTAAGCTGAAACGCTCCATCCCAGGGATTGCCGGGGCAGCCGCTATCGGTGCCGCCGCCGGAGCTGCGATCAAAGGAATGAAGAAGGAAGCCAGTATCGCATCCACTGCTAACCGTGCCGGGCGTGCGGTAGAAGCCTTCAAGGCTCGTACTAAGATGAAACCGGTCTTCGAAATGGCTGACGTGAAGGGTAAAGCGAAGGCGGCCCTGAAGAAAGCTGTCGTTCCTGCTGCTGTCCTGGCCGGTGGCGTTGCTGTCACTAAGAAGAACGAGAGCATGAAGAAGGAAGCTTCTGAACTCGTGATGAAAGATGGCAAGAAGTACCGTAAAGGTACCGTTGCATCTGCGGCGAATAAGGTCGGTACTGCCGGTGCCGTTCTCGGTGCCATAAAGGGTAAGGGTATCAAGCAGATTGCCAAGGGTGCTCTGAGTGGTTCCGTTCTCGGCGGTGGCTACGGTACTCTGCGTGGGGCCAACCGTATCCGTAAGGGTGAGATCTCTCTGGATAAGAAGGAAATGTCCCAGCTGACCAAGAAGGCGGCGGAGAAGTTGACCCACAAGGGTGTGACTTACCGTCGTGGTACCGTCGGTTCTGCCGCTAAGAAAATGGCAGTCGGCGGTGCAGCTCTCGGTGCTGGTGTAGGTATGGCAGGTATGGGCCCTGCCGGTGGCGCCATGGCCGTCCCGGGAGCTGCTCAGGGTGCCGTTACCGGGGCGCTGTACGGCCTGGCCCGCGGTGTCCTGCGTGCTCAGAAGGGTGAGCGCTCAATGGCTCCGGCCGAGTTTGACCGTTTGAAACACCGTCTGACCAAGGAGGCGGCGGAGTTGATAATTCGCGACGGGAAAAAGTACCGTAAGGGCAACGATGCTTCTGCAACGGCCTTAATGGGGGGTATCAATGCCACCCTTGCAGTTCCTAACGCGGTTAAAACTGTGCAGCAACACCGTACAGCGGGGATTAAGGTCCCTACTAAAGCAATAGCGAAATACCTCGGAGCGGCTACTGCTGCTGGGGCTGCAACGGGTTACATCTACTCCAAGGTCCGTGGAATCGGTCGTGATCGTCGAGGCGAAACCTCTGTATCCCACACTCGTTTCCAAGAGCTGAAGAAGAAAGCGGAACTCTCCGTCGGTGACAAGGGTACCGAAGAGATGAAGAAGGTTGTTAAATCCGGTGGTAAATCAGGCAAGATGGCCCAAATGAAAGGGTCTGATAAAGGTCCTAAGGGGGCATAATGAAAGACAGTGATAAGGCAGTAGCCGGCGGGGCCGCAGCAGTGGTCCTCGGACATAAAGCACCGAAGAATATCCTGGGTTACGAGAAGGTTCACCACGGCACCAGTACAGAAGCTGCGGCCAGTATTCGTAAGACTGGTCTGCAGAAGAGCAAGTCGGGTACCGGTGTGTCAGCTAACGATGCAGCGATCGGTCGTGCCAAGATTGAAGAACTGAAGGGTAAAGTCTATACCGCCAAGATCAAGGCGACGGCGGATGCCCACCAGCCCGGCTTCCTGGGCCACAAGATGGGTGATACGGTCACTGCCCGTGTTCCTTATCGTGCTCCTCACCGCCTGGCGAAGGATAAAGTCTTCTCAGACCTGGTTGACCAAGCGAAGGGTGCGGAGAAGACCTCTGGGAAACATCAGCTGAAGAATCTGCGTATCTACAAGCACTCTATCCACCAGCGTTTCATCGAAGGGCCGGAGTATAAGGGTACCAAGCAGTTCGCCACCAAGGGCAACATCCGTCGTTATCTCGGTCAGGCCGGCGGTAAAGCCCGCTTCGCCAAGGGTGTCGCTCAGGCGGTAGGTGCCGGAGCTTCCGGTCTCTACGCTGCCGCTCACGCTCTGAAGGCGGCTAAGGAGAAAGTGTGAGTCTATACGATATTGCCCTAGGTATCCTCAAAGAGGCCGCCAATATCGAGGAGTTGAAAAAACAGCGGGATAAAGGACGGGGTAAGATTCTCGGCAGTGCCGCTACTATGGGCATTCTCCCCGCAGTAATTGGCACTCAGGTGGCAGCGTATGATGTGGGTCTGAAGAAACTACCGAGCCGGGAGGGCATAAAGGCCATTGCCCGTCACGGTAAAGGTTCTGCCAAGATGATGGGGAAATACATAGCCCCGATGGCAGGGGCAGCCACCCTTATCAACGAAGCTCGTTATCATATCCGTAAGCGTAAAGCTGATTGATCTTGTAAAAGGTTAGCCCTTGGTTCATACTGAGGGCTCAACCTGGAGAACCTATGAAAGACCAACACACTCTGATTAAGGGCTACCGCGACCTCACAGCGGACGACATCGAGCAGATGAACCAGATCAAGTCAGCCGGTAACGCACTGGGTGCCCTGATTGAAGCACTGCAGGAACTGGACGGCTTCGACCAACGCTTCATCGCACTGGGCAAGAGCGACATTCAGAAAGGCCTGGCGATGGTCATCCGCGGTATCGCACAACCGTCGACCTTCTGCTAATGGAGTGGTGGATGGTGTGCAACCTGATTCTCGCTGTCGGTATTCTCCTTATGATGATCTACAGCGATCTGATGGAGGCCAACATCAAGTATCGCCAGACCGGAGACAGCACTCCGATCAAAGAAGAAGTCGTTTGGTGGGCATTCCTCATCATACTGTTTAGCTAAGGCCCTCCGGGGCCTTTTTTGGAGCTATCATGACCCTTACCTGGACACTGGCGATCATCGCCTTGATAATTATTTTGATCATCATAATCGGCTATCCACAAGTCTTTCTCATCATCGGGGATATCCTTTCCATCTTTTTTGATTAAAACCTGTTGACAGTTTTGAGTGGGTTAGTTAAAGTTAACCCATCGCTCCCCGGTAGCTGGGAGCCTAAATGTTGAGGAGCCCAGTACGTGGACCTTCTCTGATAAGCTGCTAGACAGGGTTTGTAATCGAGGTTTTCTGCTTTTCCCTTGGTTAATTTTTCCCATATCGTCAGTAGCCCCGCTGATGTCGAAAGAGGGGCTTTATGGTTCTGTAGCTCAGCGGTTAGAGCGCTCGCCTGTTAAGCGAGGGGTCGGTGGTTCGAATCCACCCAGTTCCGCCAATTTAGGAGGATCGATGTTAACATCAGAACAGTGTCGATCTTACGAGAAGTTTTGTGTAGGGGCGGTGGCGAAATTGGTAGACGCACCGGATTTAGGTTCCGACGGGGAAACCCGTGAGAGTTCGAGTCTCTCCCGCCCCACCAGAGTTCATATGGCTACATACCTTTGCGTCCGAACCTCGCCAGAGGTCGAGTCTACTCTGTCGGTGTGGCGCCATATGAATTCTTCGCCTTTATAGCTCAGTTGGTAGAGCAACCGCCTTGTAAGCGGTAGGTCCTGGGTTCGAAGCCTAGTGAGGGCACCAATGCATCCCAAGTGTTGATGGTGGCACGACGTCCTTCCAAGTCGTAGGGACCGGTTCGAGACCGGTGGGTTGCTCCAATTGAGGACTTATGGATAATATCCGTTCGTTTTGTAAGTTAGTCTTGATCACTCTGTTCGTGGCCGGATTCATAGCGATGGTCTACGCGGTGATCGGAACCGTCCTACTCGTAGGGGTTCTTGCAGTATGCGTCATAGCTTTTTTAGCTCTCGTTAAACAGACCTGGAAGGATATGAAGCGGTAGTGTAGCTCAGTCGGTAGAGCGGCTCCCTCATAAGGAGTAGGCCGGTGGATCGTGCCCACCCATTACCACCATTTTGATGCAGTCGGTAGTCCCGGAGGTGATCAAAATCTTGATGGTCATAATTGACAAGCCATTCCGTCACGCCGTGAGGCACCACGAGAATGACGAACTATAGCGGGGTAGAGCAGTCAGGTAGCTTGCTAGGCTCATAACCTAGAGGTCGGTGGTTCAAATCCATCCCCCGCTTCCAATCGGGTAGAAGTTTCCACCGCGGCCGTGGCGTTCCGGAGCAAAACGGCGGTAGGTTCCTTAGGAGGTTCAGGAAACACTTTCAGGATTAGAGACTGAGTAGGCCGGCCGGCTGGAAGGTTGATAGACTGAGAGATCGGGGTTCGAATCCCCTTCTACTCGCCACACCAATGCATCCTTCCGAGGGCTCATTGGTGTGGTCGTATCATAATGCTAATGATCCTCCCTGTGAAGGAGGCCTATGCGAGTTCACGCCTCGTCGACCACCCCAAGTATCCCAGGTGATACTTTTCTTAAGGTTTCACCTCTTTTAGTAACCCCGGAGGCACTATGCGATCAGAGAGTATTGCTAAAATGATGAAGCTCGCGGAACGTATCAATGAGATCGTTGCCGAGATGGAAGTTCGTAAGGCGGCTTACCTTGAAACCTTACGGTCTTAAACCCGGCGGTTCTCCCGGTTGCTCCTGTCGCGGTTGTCGTACCCGCGGGGTTCGGGAAGACCAAGTCATCCTCGTAGCGAAAGCGTTCGCTCGAAGAGAGGGTAAACGCGAAGCACGAACATGGCGGGCTGGCAGAGTGTCTATGCACTGGATTGCAAATCCAGATTACGAAGGTTAGAATCCTTCGCCTGTCTCCAAATAAGCTTGACCCATCAGCACATTTATCGTACTATCTCCTCAACGGGGGCTTGTTCTAGCGGCTACGATGCTGGCCTCCAAAACCATGCGACGAAGGTTCGAGTCCTTCAGCCCCTGCCAGGAGATACGATGAAACTTGTCATTTTAGAATCACCCTTTGCCCCGACGAACGGGAAGACCCTCGACGAAAACATCGCGTACGCACGTGCCTGTGTCCGTCACTCCCTGTCCCTCGGTGAGGCACCAATCGCCAGTCACTTACTGTACACCCAAGAAGGTATCCTCGACGACTTCATTCCTGAAGAGCGTGCGTGGGGTATCGAAGCCGGTTTAGCCTGGAAGCAGGTCGCCAACGGTTCCGTCGTGTACGTCGATTTCGGCGTCTCGAAGGGGATGGAATATGGCATTCAAGCAGCCATTGCAGCCGGCCTTTCTGTAGAATACCGGAGGATTTATGCTTAAGTACGCTGATCTGCTCCACACCGCTGGCTTGATCACCGACGCGTTCCACGCTGACCTGCACGCTGCAGTCAAGGATCGCTCCCTGTTTCTTCTGCTGGCACTGAAACTGCTCGACGTAATCCGTCGTGTTCTTTCCAACCTGCACTCTCAGAAGGTAACCGCATGAACATCGAAGACCTCGTTAAATTTAAACAGATCGCCCGCCGCCTGCACACCCGTGGCGTGATCTCCCAGAACCTGTGCCTACGGATTCTCGGCCTGAAAGAACCGAAGTACCGCGTTCAGTCCTGGCTGATCTCTGCAGGATTTGCCCTGTGCAAACTCGCTCTGAAGCACTCGAAATGAAGTATACCCGTAAGCCGTACGCAGTGGATGCTGTCCAGTTCAACGGACAGAATCACCTGAATATCTTCGAAGACTACTGGCCGGACTGGATCCACCATGCCATAGCCTGCGGTGATGTACAGCTCTGCGGGGATTACTTTGAACTCTGGCGACCGGACCACACTTCCTGGGATCGCTTCGGGTTGGGCTGCTGGATCGTTCTGGACGACGGCGCCATTATTGGCGTCACCGCCGAAGAATTCTACCGGAGATACGATCGTGTCTACAATCGAAACGCCGATAATCGATAGCGTATATACAATCAAAGTGACCCGAATCAAGGACTGGCATGCCCGTCTGTTCTTAAACGGGTTGCTGGTCGATGAAATGTCGTGTAAACTCCGTAGTGATATCGGATGGATCTGCCGTGAGATGATGCGGTGGGCCGATAAAATGGGAGGTGATAGTCATACCTCCAGTGCTCGCAGACGCCAAGGCCAAGCTGTGGGTAAAGTGAAATACCTGAGGAAATAACCATGTTATAGACCAAACACTGGACCTACACGTTCGTTCGTACTGATCTGCCGCTCGAGCAGATTCTCGTTCAATCCAACCACGCTTCCCACGAAGCCGCCCTGAAGTACCCCTACACCTCTGCTGAACCTAACTCGCTGATCGTCATTGGCGTGAAGAACCGTGCTGCCCTCGAAAAGGCCATGGCCCGCTTCGCTGCGTTCGACCCAACCCCTTTCTACGAGCCCGACTGGGAGTACGGCCTGACCGCCTTCACCACCCGTCCAGTGACCGAAGAAGAGCGTGCTGAATTCCGTAAGTATCAACTCTTCCGGAGGTCACATGTACGCAACCAATTTTGATGACCTTCAGACCCGGATGGCCGCCACTGAGCAGACCGCCGGCGTCTCCGTTCTGGAACACGGCCACAGCGTCCACCAGCGGTACCAGGAGCTCCTTCGGGAGCTCAACCAAGGCAAGGGCAACCCGACACTCCAGAAGGTCTGGGAGAGCGTTAGAGAGCGTCTGATGGACCCCGATCTGATCTGGCGGTATCAGGTGTATCACGACTGTGGCAAACCGGCCTGTGCCCAGGACGGACACTTCCCAGATCACGCAGAGCACTCAGCGAATCAGTGGGCCCTACTCTTCCCGGAAGACCCGGTCGTCGCTGACTTGATGCGGATGGACATGCAGTTCCACTTGACGAACGCCGAGGACGCCCGGTCCTTCTGGGCACACCCGCTGGCCCCGACCCTCTACGTCACAGCCTGGGCGGAGATTCTGTCAAATGCCAGCATGTTCGGCGGAGAAGACTCCACGTCCTTCAAGATTAAGCGTAAGAAGTTAGAGCGTGCCGGGCGGGCGCTGTGGTAAAATCCTGGTATTCACAGGAGAATTATCATGGTCGAAAAGAGAGACAATTTTGAAAAAGGCGTAATTGGAGCCGTCGGGGGCACTGCTGCAGCCTCCGGAGTGGCACCTCGCTTGCTGGGGTATCACGTGGTCCGCCACGGCACGAGCAACGAGAACGCCGCAAAGATCAAGAAGGAAGGGTTTAACCCTAAGATGGGTGGCAAGGGTGGGGCGGGACAGCACGCGGCGACAGGTGACCGAGCGAAGAGGTTTAAGGAACAATCCCGAGGGAAGATTCACGTAACGAAAAACCCTTTGATCTCCCGTATGTTCGCCGGGATAACGGAGAAGCGTAATCCTAATCCCGAATCTCTCGGTGACTTGGCCGGTGGTAAGGTTCTGAAAGCCCGCGTTACTGATCAACATTACCGAACCATGCAGAAAGACCCTCACATGGGTGGCGGCAAGGCCACTGCAGCGACGACTCACCACAAGATTCCCTCACATCAGATTATCGGTGGGGCGGGGGATAAGGGGGTCAAAGGTGTAGTTAATAAGAAGACGTTGGCGAAATACTACCGCAATAAGACGAATCACGGTCGTATCGGCAGAGGTATAGCTCTCGCGGGAGTCGCTGCCACCGGTGCTCACCAGGTCTATCAGTCCGTGAAGGAAGGATTGACCAAGAAGTCAGGATTGCAGATCCGGGCAGAAAGTTTGCTCCGGTAATTGACAGGTCAAGGACGACCTGATATCTTACAGACATGCCTGAGTAGCTGAGCGGTTGTAGCGGGAGCCTCTAAAACTCTGATACGTCGGTTCGAATCCGACCTCGGGCACCACTGATGTGTAGCTTAACGTAAAAGTGCTACGGAATCGGGGACTACCCCCTTTGACAATGGCGGATGTCCGGCACGTAAACCGGACCACATCACCACCGGGTGCATAGCTCAGTTGGCAGAGCGGCGGACTCTTAATCCGTAGGTCGTAGGTTCGAACCCTACTGCACCCACCACTTCCCCTTTTGCGAATTCCTTGGTATAATAGACATACCGTCCATACCAGGAGTTTTTCCATGAAAGATATTATCGGTAATACCCTCGAAATCGGCGACCGCGTCGTGACCACTGTCAGTGGCTACGAAGAATTACAGGTCCGCTACGTTCACAGCTTCACCCCTAAGAAAGTCCGTCTGTCCGCCCACCCGAACCTTGAGTTCACTTCCGATCTTAAATCCCCTCGTCAACTCGTGAAGGTGCCGCATGTTTGATTTCCGTAAGCAGGAACTGGCGGTTGGGGACACGGTAGCCCTTTTTTGGTGCGACGGCCAGTTGGCCGAAGGGGTCATCGTGCAGATTCGGGGCAACTGGGCCAAACTCGACGTTACTTATCACGGCTCGGTCTCTCGCAGTAAGTGGAAGGCCGGCTACACCATGGTTAAACTGGAGGCAAAATGAAAGATCAATTCGGTCGTGAGCTCAAACTCGGCGACATGGTCGTCTTCTGCGGGATTCGTCACCGCTCGGCGTACCTCTACCGCGGCATCATTGAGAAAGTCGAAGGCAAGTCCCTGACGATCTTCTGTGGTGACCGCGAGTCTTCCCGTAAACGCTTCAACCGCCACTGTGAGGACGTTTCCCTTGATCGATAGATTCGGCAATACTCTGTCCGTCGGTGACACGGTGGTTTACTTCTCAACGGGCTATGCCCCGACTGCCCGCGTTGGCATGATCATCGAGTTCGCGAGAGGGTCAGTGAAGATCAAGACCACTTCTCATCGTGAAGTCCTTCGGTCGGCAGGCTCGCTCATCCACTACACAGGAATCGCTAATGGTCTTTAACGGCGTCGACATCCTCGATAAATCCGAGTTGGTCAAAGGCCGGTCCTACAAGGGCGACTGCCGGAACGCCAGTGAGGCCGTCTGGAACGGGCGTCTGTTTGTTTACAAGCGGACCAAGTTCGGTGACACCTACGATGAAACCATCGAACACCCGGAAGATGACTGCGGGTATGATCTCTTCCTCCCCCGGAGGGATTTGAATTGAAAGACTTAACCGGAATGGAGATTCACGTCGGTGATACCGTGGTGGCCAGCCTAGATGGCACCGACTCCCGGATTCGCCTTTGCACCGTCATCGGCTTCACCGCCCAGAAAGTTAGAGTTCAATCCCGTTGGAGGGGCAATGAGCGTGGCGAGCTGAAAGACCCTGGTAACCTCATTATCATGAGGGCAATGTGAGTACATTCTTGCTGTGGCTTAGCCTGCAGAAACACCCTAAACCTTTACTCAATAAGGAAACACCATGTTTGATGCTCGAGGAAATCCCCTGTCGTTGGCCGACTCTGTCGTCTTCGCGAAAAATGACGGGGAGTTAGGCTTCGGCCACATTACCGGTTTTGACGAGTATGGTCACTACGCCTTTATCCACACGGAGAAAGACCGCAAGACCAAAAAGAATAACCGTGAGCTACTGAAGGTGCCGAAATGAAGGACATTAATGGCAATGAAGTCCACGTCGGTTCCGTTGTCGTGACCGGCAGATCGGGAGGGTCCATCAGCCTGGGTTTCGGTATCGTGACGTCCATCGGTAAAAAGATGGTCACGTTAGACCGACTACCCCCAACAGACTCCCGTTACCGCCACTGCGTTTACCCCGGATCTCGCCGTTACGGAGATGATGTAGTCGTTCTATAAAATAGTTGACAGCCAGGGTTCGCCCTGGCATACTCTAAGGCTCGGGGGAATAGCTCAGTTGGTAGAGCATTCGGCTGATAACTGAAAGGTCGCTGGTTCGAGCCCAGCTTCTCCCACCACTGCTCTGTTCGTCTATCGGTTTAGGACATCGCTCTTTCACAGCGAAAAGAGGAGTTCAATTCTCCTACAGAGTACCACTGCATCGCTAATTCAATTGCGTAGAATACCAGGCTTTTAACTTGGGGGTTGTAGGTTCAAGTCCTACGCGATGCACCACTTCCTGTCCTCATTTTTACCCACCACGGGTATAAGTACTGTGTAAACCACAGGAGGCAGCATGTTTTCAGCATATCTCAGCTTCAAGAACCCCTTTAATAGCCTTTTCGGAGAATACCAGAACTTCGCCATTTATGGCGATCTGGATGACTTCGGCCGTTACCTTCGCACTATCACCTGGACCCGTAAGTACCCCGAACTGGACAACACCCGACGGGTGATCTCCTTGTTCCTGGAAGAACTTCCGAAAGTGAAGAACAAACTCTCCATTGATCTCAACGGGGAGTACATCACCCTGTACGAAACCAAGTATATCGAACGCACGAAGGACCGTCTGGAATTCGGCGAGCGGCCACTCTTCCCGGTTCAAGACCTGGAGGGAGCGATGAAGACTATCGCCCGCGGCATTGACTGGAAGGACGTCAAGAAGGTCCGTGAAGGGCGGATGGCCATGAGTAAGCTTTTCAACGACCACGAGTATGGCATTCTACAATTGGAGGCACAAAATGTTAGTAACACTGCAGATAGATCACGAGGACGGTGAGGAAACTACCGGCCCTCATGGCTTCGTCTCAGGGCAGCGTCTGGACCTGGACGACCACCCGAACCGCATAACGGAGATCGTCAACGACATCATCGGGGCTCTTGCCATAGAAGAAGATCCTGACGAACTCGGGGATGTGATCGACGAGCTCAACGACGGGATCGATAACGGTGAGAACGTTCGCACGGAAATCGGCCCATGGGAAATCGAACTGTTAGTGGTGGACGAATGAAGGTCCTTGGCGGGGACTTCATCATCGAGCTGAAGGGCAACGGGTTAGTCAAATTCAACCTGTTCGGCCAGAGCCTCGACCACGTGGTACTTCGTGGTAAATTCCGCGACGTCACCAAGGACCTCGGCAGTGTGACACTCCAAACGATCGGCGACCAGGATTACGCCGCGTTTGATGCACAGTTAGAAGAGTTCTTGGAGAAGGTCGAAGAGGCCGACGAGTACTCCTTCCAGTTCGGCGGCCAGCCGTCCGAGCAGTGGCCCATCTTGATCTGTCAGTATATTAAGTGAAATTAATCATAAAGAGCGCCAGGACGGTGCTCTTTACTGCTAATGGAGTTGAAGAAGCCCTTAAGTTATTGGATCAGGATTTCGAGGAGCCTCTAGCGGTGGCCGCTATGGTCTCGTGGCTCCATCGATATCCCGAATCACCTCACGCCATTTACGGCAAGTTAACCTTCATGTGGACACGACTATGAAAATCACTGACGTTACCTACTACGTTGCCCGCGGTATCTTCTACGGGTACTCTCAGGAATCTATCCAAAACTTTATTCTTCGTGGCTACTGCGTAGAAAACCAATTGGTGATCGATATTCCTTCACCGACGGGAACTCTCTTTGAAGGTATGGGTTGGATTCCCTCCGAGAAAGAGCTCGGGTTGGACCCGCAGGAAGTCATCCGCTTGATCAACTTCCGCCGCATCTACAGCGTACCTTTCGGGGAGCACGCGGAGGATCTGGATCCCGAGGATATCGAGTTTGGAAAATACACCATGGTCCTCATGAAGCCTGGACTGTCCCGGTCTTTGGTCCAGAATATGGCTGCAGCGATCATCCTCCAAATGGCCACCCGCGGCTATGCACTGGAGGACGCGTGAACCTCCATCAAGCCGTGCTGAAGTTAAACGGAGACGATGACGTGCAGTGGGAACTGGAAGGTATCCAGCAGACCCGCTTCACGATCATCTTCCGCGGGGCCGATCTCGATGCGATGCTCTACCGCGTCAATGACGTCCTCCGTTCATTCACCGTCGTGCCCAACCCTGCCGCTAAACCAGACGTTCAAGCAGGCTACCTGGAAGCGGCCAAGAAGATGCTCTGGGATATCCGCTGCCTGATTCATCAGCAGGGGAAGGATGGGGATGTCGCCACCGGTGGCAATATCTGTTCGTCCTGGGAGCTGTACACCATGCCTGACGTCCTTGCAGATAGGATCTACAAAGTATGAAAAGAGAAATCGTTGAGATATGCCGACCGGGGTGGTGCTGTCCTGGCCACGATAAGTATCCTGGAGATACCTACCGGAGCAATCGCTCCAAGCGGGCCCGTGCCCGGGATATCAAGAAAGAACACCGTCACGTCCGTCGAGTTGTCAAAGGGCGTACCCGTAAAGAAGCATTAGCAGCATTAGGAGAATTGAAATGACACACGCAGCGAATTGGCGAGAAGAAGGCAAAGAAGATCCTCACGGTAATCACTACAACAAAGAGCGCAGCAGTCTCGCTCTGGGGGATATGACGGACGACGAGTTGGCCAATGCCGTTTTCCTCTACGGTGATACTATGCCGAATATGAATGACGTTATTGCCGGCAAGGCTAGGATGCCGATCGCCTACCTGACGGCCGCTAAGGAGCGTATCCGCTGGCTGTCCCGTCGTCTGGAGAGCAAGTTGGGATCCAAGGCTTCCGACCTTCTGTGGAACAATCGTGATGACGGTCGACTGCCAGGTGGGCAGACGTGGAAGGACTTCGAGTTGGTCCCGCTGTTTGGTGGCCAGACCTGTGCACCAGAAGAAGCCGACACGTATCGCCTGTGTGGTGTCACTTCAACGGTTACTTACTGGCTTCATACCTGCTCATCTTACTCAGAGGCTCTGGAACGTATGACCGTTCTGGAGAAACTGCGTTGATTCGCGGCAAACTCGTTATCGGGTCCTACGGGACCGGGAGCTTCACTCATGGCACCGTCACCCAAGACCAATTCGTCTTCATCATCTATGGAGGAACAGAAGAGGTCGTTACAGCGAGAGCGATTGAAATCCTTAAGGAAATCACAGGGGTCGCTAACCCCTACACTTCCGAGGCCTATCAAAGGGACTTTTCCGAGCTCCCCGCCGCCGTCCTTCAGAAACTCGACGAGGGTGAGGACTTTGGATTCTCTCTCGACTATGATCCGTATGAGAATGTTGCGGGAGCCAGCTGGAGAATGAAATCCCTGCATGGCGATCCCACCATTATCCTGGAGTAATCATGTACGCATTCTTCAGACTGAGTATGCCCAAGGTAAACTCCTGGGACGGAAAGTGGAGCGGCGAGGGTAAGAACCTTGTCGCAAAGGCCCCGGTCCAGAACGATGACCTGATCGGCCGGTCCTTCCTGCATGACTTCGGGGATGGCTGGGTGGCCCAGGTCACCGTTTCCCTTAACGACACCGCCGAAGGTTCCGATGGGTTCTTCGGGTATGAGTGGATGATCACTTCATTGATTGAACACGGAGAAATACGATGAGACACGTAGGCCTATTGACCTTCATCAGTTTCGACCAAGTGACCTGGCATTACAAGACGATCGAGCGGGACATCCGCAAGAGCATACTGAAGATTCAAATTGAAGCACCGACGAAAGACAAGCTGCAGGAAACTGCCCTCGCAGTAATGGGTGCGGTTTCTGTTGAGTATGTCCACTTCAGTCTTGACCGTTCGGATGTTGACGGGTTGCTCAAAGAGATCACCGAAGACATCCCTCGCTTCGATTCGCGAACGGCGAGCATGGAGGAAGGCGCCATCAGCGTTAACTGGCGGTATACTGTCGTCGATGATCGCATCTGTGACGTGATCATTATCAAATAACTACCGGAATCCCGGTATAACTAAGTTGTAGCAATCGCTATCATTAACTTTAAAAGGAAAATCCCATGGGTCTGTTGTCAATGTTCAAGAAAGCTGTTTCAGGTGCTGCTAACGATGCGTCAACCAAACTGGCACGTCGCGAGAACAAGGAAGTAGTGGAAGCGGTAGTCTACGGCTGTATCATGATGGCACACGCCGACGGCACTCTGGGTGACGACGAACTGGCAAACATCAGCCTGCAGCTGGAAAACAACGAAATCTTCAACGGCTTCCCGCCGGCTGAACTGGGTGCCATGATCGAGAAAGCTTGTAGCCTGTACAAAATGGGCAAGCTGATGGGTGACACCAAGTGCATGAATCAGATCAAAGACGTTAAGAAAGATCCGAAGAATGCTGAAGAAGTGCTGGTGGCCGTTCTGACCGTTGCCTTCGCTGACGGCGACTTCTCCGCAACTGAACGTGCCTGTGCTGAGAAGATCTCTCTGGCTCTCGGCCTGCGTCTGAAAGACTATGCTGAATAAGGGCAAGTTGCTCCTGGCGGCGGCCTTTGCAGTCGCTGCTGTCCTCGTGGACTTCACGAGTAAAATGCTCTCGGTTGTCTCTGACGGACTTTTCATTGGTGTTGCCGCCTTCTTGGTGTGGCAAGTCTTGAAAAGCCCGCGGAGATAACGAAAGGCCCTTCGGGGCCTTTTCTTTTTAGGCGAGTAAAATAGGAATCCAACCATAGGAGTCACAATGAACACTAACCATATGCTGTACGCGGATTTTGCACACGCTGACTACACTGCTCAGGGTATCACTATTCCGTTCGATGAGTGGACTGAAGACAATTACTGGGTGAACGCACCGGTTCCTGATAACATCACTTACATTGAGCGTGTATTCTTCATGACCGATGATGAGTGGGGTTTCCCTTGGCAGTTGGCCGGAGAAGGCCCAACCTACGTTCGCGGTCAGTTCAGTCAGACGGATGGCCAGTGGTCAATCTATCTGGGTGATCAGGACCAAGATCAGTTCAGCCGCGACTTCCCGGATGAAGCCAGTGCTCGTGCCGTTTGGGATCACATGCTGAACTCCGACACGGTTACCCAAGAATCTATTGATTGGGTGCCGGATGCTGAAACCGAGTGAGTTCATAAAGCTCCAGGTGAAGCACGATAAAGTGAGGATCCGGGAGATCATGAAACGTCGGAGCCACAAGATCGGAAAGGGTGACATGGAACGTTACCTTTCTGACCACGAACACCGTGACTGGGAGCTTCGTGCCGGCTACTTTGAAGTTACCGACGATTGGTACCCTCCCTACTCTATCCCCACTCTCCCCGAACGTTACATGCGAGCCAGCCTCCGAGCCAGTTATGAGGGCATGCATGAAGTATACGTTAGCGGGGCCGATGATCACAACCACACTTATCACTTTGCCAGCCTACTCGAAGCCGAGACTTTCTGGGACCTCCTGGTCGCTGAAGGCCCGCTCGAATCCTTGATGATTGACTTGATCTACGAACCTTTCTACCCGTGGTAAAATACCTTTAGAGGTATTGAACTATGAAGATAACGTGGAACACAGACAGCATCAAAGAACTGATCCCTGAAATGAACACTTTACTGTCGAACTTCAACTGTGAAGTGGAAGTGGATCGTTACGGTTTCAGCCGTAACTGTATGGATCGCTCGGGTGCGAGGGTCTCTTGGAATGTACTCGAGGCCAATGGATTGGTATACTTACTGAATCGGACGATTCTGCATCCCTGTGGCTACTCTCTGTATCTACGGGATGGGGTATCTCCGGGGTTCTTCGTGATGGAGGATGACGAGCTGAAATACTCGCTCGACACCATTCGTCATTACGAACGGATCCTCTCCTCGGTTCTCGAGGAGGAATACGCTAATCATTCCGATTAGGGTATAAGTAAAGGGAGAGCAATTAAGCTCTCCGGGAGAGGTGTTAATGAAATGTCTTCTGACTATTTCACTCCTGCTCGGGCTGTTCGCGGGTAACGCTGCGGCAGCACCAAGCATCTGTAAGAAAGAGCCACTAGCATGTAACGTGTATTTCGAATCTCGAGGTGAGAAAGAAAAGGGTCAATACGCAGTCGCGTTTGTCTCGGTGAACAGGCTTAAAAACGGTAGTTATGGCCAATCCATGCGATCTGTTGTCTTCTCAAAGGGACAGTTCTCATGGACTAACAGCCGAGGGAAGATTAACGATCCCGAAGCATGGGCGAAGGCACGTGAGATCGCCCGAAACGTACACCACTGGTCAAAGGACGACAAGCTTTACCGGAAGAAAGACCTCACGCGTGGGGCGCTGTACTTCCGTAAAGAGGGAACCTCCGTCCAGTGGAACAAGAAAGTGGTTGCCCGTATCGGCAAGCACATCTTCTATGCCTAAGCCCTCCGGGGCTTTTTTATTTTGGAGACTCCATGAACACTAATCACGTACTCGCTTCTCAGGTTAACACCAAGACCAATGTGGTACGCTCGGCGTCCTCTCCGGCCCTATCCATGACCGTCTCGCTGACCTTCCAAGCGTCCAAACCAAAGGAAGACGGCCCTATTTACTTCCGTACCGAGAATGCTGACGGCTATGACATCAGCGGCCTGACCGGCTATTACCTGTTGGGGTACATCGGCACGCGTCCGTCTAACCTGAACATCACGACGATCACTCTCGTCGGCCCGAGCGGTGTAGCTCACTCACATGATGAGATCGACACCAACGTCGCTGCCCGGCTGTGGGATAAGTTGAAGTCCGGCAACGTCGTGGACATCACCGATCTCGGCGCCACTTACGTGGAGGTGTGATGGACTACACCCAGGCCATGAGCCACCTGTACACCTCGGCGGTCACTCGCCGGGTTTACCCCGACAGTCGAATCATGCTACGTGACGGCGTGGTTCACATTCAATGGCACCGCCAGTTCCCCGGTACGACGCCCTGGACGCCGACCCGAGAAGATCTGGAAGCAGAGGATTATTGCATCGTATGAATCGCGTATGGATTTGGTCAGACTTACACCTGGGACACGCTAATATCCCGAAGTTCCGCTCCAAGATTAAGACCGTTGAGGAGAACACAGAGATTCTCGTGGAGAATTGGAAGCGGTTCATCAAGCCCGACGATACCGCGATCTTGGTCGGCGACGTGGCGATGACCCTTGACGCCCTGCAGATTATCGCTAAGCTCCCCGGTGAGAAGATCCTCGTGATCGGCAACCACGACACACAACGGGGTATCACACCGGTTGATTTGGCAGGGGTGTACAAGAAGATCACCGGCTTGATCAACTATCCCGGCGGCTTCTGGATTTCCCACGCTCCGATTCACACCTGTGAGCTCTTCGGCAAGAAGAACATCCATGGTCACATGCACAACGCTGCGATTGCCGACCCTAACTATATCAACGTGAACGTCGATTACACCGACATGAAGCCGGTATTGATGGATCACATCCGTTCAGGAGCCTACACCACTCATGAAAGACCGTCGCTTAAATAACCCTCTGCCGCTCTTGATGGTGATGTACAGCGTTCCCGCCATGATCACCTACGCCTTCACCCGAGATACCCCGTTGTCGATTGACGTCGGCGGCCTGTGCATATTGGTTGGCGGCCTGATTTACTATAAAGTGAGATACAAATGACGATCATCCCGATCAGCGAAATCAACGTTGAGGACTTCCCCGATCTCCGAGAAGCCCTGGAGAATCTGGCCGGCAAGACCGACCACTTTATCGTCCTGCCCGAAGGCGGTAAAGGTTTCATCAGCAATCGCCGAGAGATCCGTAAGTGGTTTCCTCAGGCCTTCCCGTTGGCCTTCCATCAAGCTCTGGGTCTCATCAGTAAGAACCCTAAGCTGTGTATGCGGAAGGGTGAATTCGAAGTGCACGTTGAGCACCACCACCTGTACATGAAAGAAAACCTGTGGAATCCACCCGTTGAGATTCTGCTCTCCCCCGACCTCGTTTGGTATTTAGGAACTCGCAATGAAAATTGATGTCCGCGTTCAAAAAGTTACTGCAGGCTTTCGCGTCATCCCAAAGAATGTACAGGAAGCTGTCGATAAGATGTTGGCTAATGGTTCCAAGGATACATACTTGGTGCACGTGGAAGGCCTGAAGGACCCTCAGGTGACCAATCGTGCAGGCGTTATCCGTTGGTTCCCACTGATCGTTCCGCACTCCTTCCGGGATGCCGTTAAGTTTCTGGAAGACCCGAATCTGGTCATGCGTCAATACACCGCTCAAGAGGGAATCTCCTTGGTCGATGGCCGATTGACTCAGGCCGGTCAGTACTTCGTGGCCAGTATTCAAATGATGTTCAGCGAAGAGGAAGTCTGGTATGTATCGAATAAAGGGGCGGAACCGGATCACATCCCGACAGATCTCCGGCCGTTCTAAAACCTGGTGTGGCAACTGCGACGCCAACTTAATGCACGCCGGTGAGCGCTGCAGCCGTTGTGGCTGGCGGTGGATCGGTCCGGCTAAGAAGAGAGACTATCTCTTTAAGGATCAACTTGAACATTCAAATTAGCGGTGGCTGGTGGTGGTGTGAACCCTGCCAGAGGAACCACTGTGAAGGGGGTGGCTGCCCGGTCACCTCTCCGCCGATCGACGAGGCCGACCTGGAACGTCGTATTCGTAAGCTGCAAGATCACTTTAAGGGTAAAAATGAAGATCATCAGCAAGTTCCATGACTACTACGATACTGTCGCCGCCCACGGGGTGAGCGATGGGTATTACTTCCGCACGCCGTCCATCCATCCTATCAGCGGGGCCAAGTATGAACCCTTCCTGGGGAACGGGATGCGACTGGGCAGCGAGTTTGACTACTCCGTGATTCTCTTCTGCGGGCAGGTCTTCCCGTGTATCCAGGTGAAGACCCTTCAGGAGCGTTACACGGTAACCCGTGGAGAGTTCTCGATCTTCAACATGGAGACCTACGACAAGTACCAGAAGTTGGTGCGGGAAGACCTTGGCTTCAAGGGCTCCCCGCGTTGGCCGGCCTTCCGCTCCAAGGCGGATTGGTTTGACCAAGTGAAGACCGACCGTGACTCGATGGAGAAATACTTCGAAGGTCTGAACTCCCTGGACTCCGGCTTCATCCACCGGGAGCTGAACGCTCCGATCATCCACGTGCGTCACGAACCTTCACGTAACTCCTACGGTCGCCGGGTCTTCGAGGCCAACCCTCAGTTGAAAGGCCTGGGGTTCCAGTCGGTCAAGGATCCCTTCACGGCGTACCAGGAGCTGGACTCTTACCTCTCCGGTGTGATGGGCGTCGAGACCCGGCCACCGGTCGAAATCTCCGACGTGCACCGTTTGGAAGGCCACGGGTTTGACAAGAAGACTTCCTTCCGTAAAGGCAAATCGTAAATCCCGTTTTATCTCTACGTTCTGGTATAAGGATTGTAGAGAATAAACCGGAGAAACCTCTATGTTCACCTTAACTAATGCTGGTCTGAGTACTGTTATTCGTCTTGAAGATGTCACCGTTATCATTGCTCGCCGTCCCGCTAAGAGAGGGATGTTCCGTTATATCCCGATGGCTGATCTTCTGGCCATTGACCAACTCCTTACCGAAGAGCTATCCATTGATAACCTTGATCAATTCAAGCGTCTCTTCTCTGGGTATTGTCCAAAACGAGAAGCGGCACAGTACGTCCGCTGGTTCAGCACGGACCCTACTGCCCTGCTGAAATTACTGGAGTCAAAGAACATGTTGAAAGAAAAGGTGAAAGTCGAAGACAACGTCCTGATGGACTATCGTCTGCGTGACGGTTACCGCATCACCCTGCAGAACATCGCCGGGACGCTGTATGTTGTCGAAGAAGAAAGAGGTTCAGAAATCGGCAAGTCCAAGATGCTGACTCTGCGTGAAGGTCAATCTCACGTGAAGAAAGCAGTGGAAGCGATCGAAGAGCTGGAAGACGTATCCTTCCAGATTATTAAAGCCTAAGCCCTTCGGGGCTTTTTTAGGAGTCACTATGAAATTCGGATGGATTGTTTTCTTCAAAAGAGATCCTGGTTATCTCAAAATGGCAGGAGAATGTGCTTTTACCGTACCTAATCGTGCGGATGCACAAGTCTTCCCAGAGTACCCCGCACATACTCGTGAGCTTTTCGGAGGATCCGAGATTCTTGCCGTATCCGTTGAACACAAGGTAGAGATCTGCGAAATGAACCACCACGTTGTTCGGGAAGGTGAATGCCTGCCAATCATCTGCGAGAACGCAGGGGTGCTCATGAGTGACGTGGTCAAGATTAACAACATCAAAGACCCCAACCTCATCTTCCCGAGTAGAGCCCTCATTCTTCCACCGCGAGGATTCCGTCTATGCTGAAGATGATCGTCGCGATGGACCAGGACCAAGGGATTGGCTTCGAGGGTGGGCTGCTTAAACACCTGCACGGCGACCTTCCTAGGTTCCGCGATATGACTTGGGGTCACCCGATTATCATGGGCCGCTTGACGGCGTCGAGCCTACCGAAAGCTCTTCCTGGTCGTGAGAACTGTGTGGTCTCGCACCAACCGTATGACCGTGAAGGTTTCGGCTGGTGGAACACCAAGCAGCTGTCAGACTTCTGCCAGAATCCACCGGTCTGGGACTCGTGGATTATCGGTGGCGGACAGATCTACGCGTTCTGCCTCCCGTTCATCGATGAGCTCTACGTGGCCCACTTTGAGCAAACTGCTGTTATCCCGGATACGTTCTTCCCAACGTTCCTTCCGGACTTCCGTGCTGTAGACCGTCAGGACTGCGGCGATCATGAGTTCGTCAAATACGTGAGAAAGTGATGAATATTCCTGAGTACTACCTGAACCTCCTGGGCGGCTGGAACGGCGCCGACGATGAGACCCACTACGGGGCCCGCCCTATCCTGGCCGCCATCATGTCCCACTACAAAGTCCGTGCGACGACGAAAACCGACCTGGTCCGTGAGATGGGTCTCGGGGCTACTCCGGGCTTCCTGCTCGGTCAGCGTGAGACCACGATGTCGTCCTACTACGTGAAGAACTACGAGCACCGCCGCTTCTGTTCTCGCTTGGTGGAATTCAAGAAGGTCGGCCGTACGTTTAACTACCTGCTCAACTGGGACGTGGTCAGCGACACCGACTTCAACATGGGTTTCTATTCGCCGAACTGGTCGTCAATCGCTCAGGTATATTGGTGGGGCCGCTTGATGTTCGGTCACAACGTGATTCCGGAGAGCGTGATTACCGTTCTGCGTTCCCGTATGGTCGTCAAGAATGACCGTCGGGACGAGTACCGCAACGCGTACAACCCGTTTGTCGTGCAGTTCCTTCGGGATAATGACCTGATGCCGACGGGGAATCATCACCCGGAAGCACGGGCCGGTAACTCGGTGCTGGACCGTGAAATCCCTTACTGGGAAGTCATGCTGTCCTTCGCATGCTCGATTGCCACTACGAACAACGTCGCCGGGTACTACTCGTCACTGGCGTCCCTCTCAAGAGTTCTTATCCCGCGTCCCGTCGATCATGATTCAGCTTCCGGTATGAAGATTGACTGCGTACAGGATGCCGAACGCAAATTAGATCCGTACTTCAAGTGGTGGGATCCTTCGAGTAGCCGTCCGCTGAACGGTTCGTGGCAGTACGGTATCGGTCAGCCGTCGATTGAGCGGGCACTGCGTCCTAATGGCTTCCCATCGAATGTCCGTGAGATGATCCCACTGTTTATGGGCCACCTTCACATGACCCCTCTAGAGGAGCAGCGTAACAACTACAAGACACCGTACGTTGGCTACGACGTTAATATGTCCGGCCGTAATAAGTACGCGTATGCTCTTTCCTGCCTTCTGTACGAATTCGGCCTGTTGGTGAACAACACAGCTCTCTTCGACCTGTCCATCCTGAAGCGGATTCGTGAAGAGAAAGAGTGGGATGATGCAGGTATCATTGCCGCGGCAGAGGGTCTATCCATGCTGGGTATCAAGAACCACACCATCCATCGTATCGTCGGGTTTAATATCGAGCGTCAGAATCAGGTATAAGTAAGGTGTAACCCACTAGGAGAATACCATGAAATTAAGCTTGAAGATTGCAACCCTCCCGACCACCATGGTCGATTACTACCTGGAAAAGACCGAAGTACTGCAGGACACACTCTTGGCGGAAGAGGCGAATCTCTCACCGGAAGATCTTCGTCAACTGATCGGTATCGCTAACGCGGCCGTCGTGAAGAAGACCTTAGCCGAGCATCTGCCGGCCATTACGGAATCAGGCTTCTTCCAGGGTATCACTTCCTGGGAACGCTATGAAGTCGAATGGACCGACGAGCTCCGCTTCCTGTATTTCTATGAAGTGTTCCACGGTTGTCTGGTCAGAACGCTCGCCGAAGATCAGCTCGCCGGCCGTCGTGACATCAAGGGCACCGTAGAACGCTTCCGCGATATGCATGACCTTCGGGTGGCGTCAGAAGTATCCCTGTCACTTAAGGACGTTCCAGAGGGTGTTGCCTCTCGCCTGCGAGCAACGGTGGAGGAAGTCAGTCGCGTGAACGTCGGGACGATGCTCGGGGATACCAACTACAACATCTGGAAGGCGTTGGACTACTCGACTCAGGCCGGCAGTACTCTGGAAGGTCTCGAACCGCTGCTCCGCAAGTTAAACCCGATGCAGTTCGTTCTGGCATGAGCGTAGTATCGTCCAGGGAGAGTACCTTCTTCGGTGACTATCTGGAAGTCATCACCGACCACACCTCAGGAATGACTTACGTCAAAGCTAAAAGCCTGTGTAAGGTCTTGGGAATAGCCTGGCAAAGCCAGAGCACTAAGTTATCCGAGGATATCTACGGTCGTTATCGTAGTTTCTTCGGGAGTGCACTCGGCCCGGGCGGTAAGAAGTATCGCTATGTCATGCTTCCGGTAGATACCCTCAAGCATTTTCTTGAAGACATCAACTTAAAGAACCTTGATCGAGATACCGCCAAGAAACTGGCAGACATCCGTGAAAGATTCACCGGGCCTAACTGCTTGTAACCAAAAAGATTCAGGTATGGAGATCCCTCTAACCCTTCAAGTATGACGATATCGTTACACTTGAATGGCTTGTCATTTGACAATACCTGAATTCCCACCCCATCTGGTATAAGAACAGTGTAATCCCACTGTAGCTATAGAGGTTTCTAATGAACAAAGTCAGTAAAGTGAATTTCTTCGGTGAAGACATTATCGTAATCGATTGTGAAGTAAAAGTTGCGGGTAAGACTGAGCACGTGCTAGGTGTTCCTGCAAAGCGTTTAGTTGAACAGTTGGGATTGGCGTGGCCGTCACAGCATGCAAAATTGATGGATGACGAAGATAACCGTTATGGCGTATTTGAAGCTCCACTGATCTCTCCAAATGGCAAGACTTACGATTCCCTGGTGATTCCTTACACGGCACTGAATGCATTCCTGTTCAGTATCAACCGTAAGAACCTGCCGGAGAAGATGATTCAGACAGAACTGTCCGGCGGCGGGATCCGTGAGGAAACCATCAAGCAGAAAATCATCCGTTATCAGGATGAATGTCAGTTAGTGCTGCATGATTATTGGACCCACGGTGCTGCGATCAATCTGCGTTCTAACTTCGCTGACGCGGAAGCCCAGAAGAACTATGACATCCTCGAAACGTCTCGTAAGCGTTATGAGAACATGTTCAATGGCCTGGTGCAGAACATCGTTGACTCTCAGGGTAAACGTGGTGAAGACTTCGAGCGTGGCGTGATTGAGTTTGCGGGCGTACTGGAAGAGCAGGTTCTGGAAGTCATCATGACCTGTATGGGTGCGGCTGAACTGGATACTCAGGCGATGACCATCCGTAAGCCAGGGGAAGCCGGTAAGCGTTATCTGACCGGTATGGAAGCGATCTATATCAGCATTCTGCAGAACTGTTTCTGTGACTTGATCGGTCTGTTCCGTCGTAAAGAGATCGGCGACGGTCGTAACTACGAAGCCATCCTCGATGAACTGCCGAAATACTTCGACGACTATCTGAGCAACGTCAATCGAGACGTCCTGATGATGCGTAACACGTTCAACCGTGGTCGTGGTCTGTTCGCTCCAAACTAATAAGTGCCCGGCTTCGGCCGGGCCATCCTTCACTCGCGTTCTTTTAGAGGCCTTATGGAAATCACCGATATTGCTGTTAACCCCCAGAACCTATCTGAATGGTCCTTCTCGACCGAGCCCGTTGACCTGGGTATCGCCACCTTCAGTGCCCGCTTGTTAAAGCCTCAGGCGTACAACGACTGCCTGACCGCCCACTTAACCCTCAATAACTTCCTGGATGACCAGCTCGGGGGCACCGAAGACTGGGGCAGTAAGTACGCCAACTGGTTAAACAGCATGGGCTTTGACCACCAGAGCGACGACGGGTGGTGGAATCTCATTGCCGTGACGCCTGGGAACATCCGGGCGTTCATCAAGTTCTGGGACGACGATGAGTATCAAGCTGTCGTCCTGGCCGCCACCGAACGCTACAACCGCAAGAAGTTCAAACACGACTTCACCCTCGTGAGTGACTTCGTTGAGGTGCTCGGGTAATGCAGGTCATGATCGTCGTTCGTTCCGACCTGAAGGTCACCGTTCCCGGTTCAGCCCCCGCTACTCTGTCCGGTATTCTCTTTGAAGACGATTTCATTCGCCCGGAGTGGATAGAGCGGATCCTCCGTGACACGACTGTTGAAGGGTTCTCTCGGCCGGCGTGGATAACCCTCGTCCGGTCCGTAATGAGCTCCGTCAGCAAAGGGACCGCCACTGTGTATAAACGTTCCGGTGCGGTAGAGATTATCGTCATGCACGCCGCCCGTGGCCTGTCCGACATGGAACCCCTGAAGTTAAAACCAGTGGACGTCCCCCGTCGATATCGGGTACACTCTACGAGCGGGCGTAGTGTAACGGATGCACAGTGGTCTTCTAAGCCTTTAGACCGGGTTCGAATCCCGGCGCCTGTACCAAAGGAAATTGTATGCTCCTCAAGTTAAAAATCTGGTGGTTTAAACGTCGCCTTCGCCGCATGATCATAAGCTTCAACCAAGATTACTCCGATTACAATGGTGGAAATCACATTACGGGTATTATCAGTGGTGGTTTGTACTGTCGTCGAAAGGCGGATATCGAAACTGTGAAAGACAAACTCCGAGCCATCGACCCTAACTGCCCTAAACGTAAGCCATAATCGCCAATCTCCGTGGTATAAGTAAGGTGTAAACAACCACAGGAGAACTATTATGTTCGGTAAAGATCCCCGCGAGAAATTCACAGAAGACCTCGATCAGTTTGATTTCAGTGCTGCTTTCGGCAGCTTCCTTAAAGACAACATGCTCCTCTGCTTCATCATCCTGGCCGCTTCACTCGGTGCCGTCGTCTTCAACGGTGCCCGCGGTATCCTCTCCAACAAGAAAGTCGGCACTATCCTGCTGGCCATTATGGTCTGTCGTGCTTACCATGCAGGCTCCACTCGTACCATCGTAATAACCGAAAAGGAAGTGAAAGATGATAATTCAACAGATACAGTCTGATCTAACCAAGTACCGTCAATACGGTGATTTAGAGCGCTCCAAACTGCTGGCCATTCTGGCGGGTGAAATGGATAACACGGCACGTCGTCTGGGTAAGACCGGCGACATGCTGCTGGATGATGGTGCAAATGAAATCATCAAGCGTCACCTGAAACACGCTGGCATTACCCTGACGATGAATCCCACTGACCCTACTGCGAAGTTGGTCATTGAGCTTTATAGTCACTACCTGGCGTCGGATGTCATGTCCGATGCTGAACTAACCCGTCGTATCCTTGATTGCGAACATCGCGAACCTAAACAGATCCTCCGCTACCTGAAGTCGAACTACGGTATCGCAGTGGATTCTGAGCGGGCACAGCGTGTCGTTGAAGGGATCTTCGGTAACTGACAGGCTTCGGCCTGTTTTTTTGAGGAGGATGCATGACTCAATGTGTCTACTGCAACCGTGCAGCCAAAGAAGTAATCGATACGGACCAAACTAAGTACTGTCACTGCGATAACTGCCACGAAGACTTCGTGACGGCAGATCAACAAGCCTACAACCGGATAATCTGGGAGAATAAGAATGAACTATCATCAGGGTCAAATTGACGCACGCGTTGCTCTGCTGGATGTTATCTATAAGGTGGATCCCCTGATCGCTGGGGATATCATCAATAAAGCCGAAATGGCCGTCACCGGGACGCCGGAGTATCTGCAGGGTTTCAGTGAGTACTGTGACAGCAAGTGGCGTGAACTCAAACTGGATGGGCCGCGGGTAACCCACGACGAACTGGTGAAGGACTTCGGTATCGCCGGTACGCACCGCCGTCTGTTCAATGCTCGCCGCCTGGCTCAGGATTCCCATGAAGGGCAGTGGCGTAAAGGAGCGGAAGAGCCGTACTTCAATCACGTCTATCGCGTGTCCCAGTCGGTGGCAAACTACCTGGCCTTGAAGGGAATGACCTTCGCCTTCGAGCGGCACTCCGTGGACATGATGATTGCGGCGTTGTTGCATGACGTGGTCGAGGACTGCGACGTTACGCTGGATGAAGTCCAGAGCCTGTTCGGCCTGCGGGTTCGTACCTGGGTAGATGGCTTGACGCACATCATGGTTGGTGTCAACCGGGCGGACCGGGAGTATAAGACGCGTCAGAAACTGATGGCGGCGCCGTGGGAGGTGAAGTTGATCAAGTGCTTTGACATCTATGATAACGCGAAGAGCATGGCGATCGATGATCCCGGCTTCGGCGTTCTGTGGTATCAGGAGAAGTTGGAACTGGTGAGAGAAGGGTTCCTGGCAGAAATGCCCGCGTTAGTGCGAGATCTCGTCCAGGGAACCCTGACTATGGGTCACGCTCTTAGCTTAGCACTAACTAAGAAATAGTGACCGTTCGGCTTGGCGTCTTTTAACCAAACCCCCCATGACGACGCCACCGGATTTGGTCCACTGGAGCAAGCCATTAGCAGCTGCCGTAAAGGCACCCGCCCGTAGGTTTCGAAGAATACTTGAAGTAGCACCACTGCGTAAGGTAATAAGTCCATCTTTAACTCCTTTTGAGCCTGGACCTACATTGTACACAAAGGACACTAACGCATCAAACTGATTCTGATTTAGTTTGACTGGCGGCGTTCCGGCGATGACCTGTTTGTTAATCACGTCCTCCGCCCACTTCACGTCAGCGGCAAAGAGTGCATCAATCTGAGCCTGCGTCAGTGTCACGCGATCGTACTGCGTGTCTGTTTTCTTCACCAAGTGACCGATCCCGATCGTTGGGAAACCTACTGCGTCGGCTGCACGAGCAATCGTCTTGCCGGTTTTGTCATCATAAAGCTGTGCTCGAGACCCTTCGAAGAGGGCCATCTCGGCACGCCCCTTACTACTTAATGTCATCATAGACACCTCCAATCGTATTTTAAAGGATCACTATGAAAGTTCTCGGTAAAGAAGTCCCCTTGGTAAACGGGATGTATGATCTCAACTTCATCGCCTTCGTTATGGGGCTGGAAGAAGAGAAGAGCCCTCAGGTCTGGGCGAGTAAGCTCCCAGGGTTCGCCGCCTGTGCCCTTCGCTTAACCCCTGAGCGTGTCTATGCGGATGAAGAATATACAGAGTTCTATCTGGACTGGTTGTTACCGGTAGTGCTGGACGCGGATGATCGCCGAGTTCAGCTCCTTAACGGTGGGGTCCTGGAGACGCTCGGCGTTGTACGCGGGAGCACTACTGAGGCCTTCGAGGTCATATGGATCGGTGACGTGGCATTATTCCCGAAGAATGGCCTGTATCAACTCTCCCGGGTTCAGTACGGGATGCAGCGTAAGGCTAATCTGTCAGTACATTCCTTTGCAGAACGTCTGCCTGGACAGCACAAGCCTTACGTCAAGGTAGAGCTTCGCAAAGAGTGCTACTGGGGTAACAAGGCAGCGGTCTACGAGTATCTGGCTCAAGGATACCCGGAGATGCAGGCGGCCCTGGTTATGACCGGCAGTATCCTCCGCAAGGCAATTCCTAACGAACTCACTAACAAACTGGCGACAATCTCACTATGGCAATAACACACACGATTCTCTACTTCATGATCGGCATCGTTTTCACGTCGATCTCCCTGGCCAACGCCTTCAACTCCCCGAAAATCAAGGAGTGGATGGATGACATTTCCGGAATAGCCCTCCTGGTTGTCTTGATCAGTATGGGCGTCGGGTATGTCTCGGCGACCGGAGCGATGGTACTCATCGAAGGGTGGGCAGTGAATTTGTCGACGCTGGATGGTCCGACACTGGCACTCTTCTGGGTATTCGTTGTCCTAACAGGTGTCGCTGCGTTCGTGGCTTGCCTGCAGACTGATTGGTACCCCGCGGTATGTGATGGTATGGAAGACTCGTCTTCCGGAGTAGTGGTTATTTTCTCTGCCGCCACGTTCTTCGGGATCGGCTTCCTGCAAACCTTTGCTCTCTTCCACTGGATATTGTGATGTGGGCCCGCATTAAGTGCTTCTTCCTGGGCCACTTCTACTTCCCATCCCACACCGTCCGAAGCTGCAATGTTCAGTACACCTGTGAGTGCTGCGGTCAGAAAACGGAGTGGATGCATAAAAAAGAGCATCGTGAGTTCATCGATAAACATTGCCCAACGTGGGGAGATCGCGGAAGCGACTCCCAGGGTTATTCAAGAGGATATCAGCATGAGATCAATCATCATGCCCCCGTCGGAAAGAAGCATCGAGGCTCCAAACGGCGGGTGGCAAAAAGGCGTGTACCTGGTGGACGTGGCGTTTAACAAGAATAATCCCATTCACGGGGCCATTCTGTGCACACCCTTCGTGAGGGGCGGTCAGCCGTTCAACGAGACTCTCTTCTGCCATTGCTGGGAAGAGAATCACCAGATCCGTGACATGCATTACCTCAAAGTCATCAGCTACTCGAAGACCCTGACGAGGCACCTGGCATGATAATCGTCTGTGCACTCATCTTCGCCCAATTGATGCTCTGGGACTTCCCCGATGAAATCATCCAAAGGGCGATAAAGAAGAGAGGTAACTGGGCGCTCCTGCTGGGTTGGCTCGTTTGGTTGGGCACCTTCATCATCGGGTTGGTTCTCTCCTATCTCGTCAACGTGTTCGTGGTGGAGGTACTGTGAGTCTAATGTCGTTCTTCATCTGGCAGTTGGGGATCATCCCTTTCGGTTCCTTCGGCATTTTCGGGTATAAGTTTATTAAGGGCGCCGATGGTGCTCTCTGCTGGATTGGCGGGACGACCACTATTTTGGTCTGCACGCTGATCTTCAAACTAGTAACAGGACGCTAAGAATGACAAAGCTATTTCTGGGCGTTGACCCCGGTTGGAAGAATCTCGGATGGTCAGTGACCGATGAGAAAGGCCGTTACATCAAGTCAGGATCGGTTGACCCCAGCACGCTCCCGCTGGGTTCGATCGGTCAGTACCTGCTGTCGCAACTCGAAGAAGAAGCACCGTTTCTCGCCGGCATGGCCATGGAGCGCTACGTGGTCTACAAGGGTAAGTACAACTCGGACTCCGAGCACATCCTCTTGGTCACCGGGGCCCTCCAAGCGCTAGCATGCCAGCTGGGTATCCCACTGGACATGTACAAAGCGATCGACTGGAAAACCCGAGCAGCTAAGTTCATCTACAAGACTACCCGTCAGGAGAATCCGTCCGATCGTCTGGACAAAGTGTTCTCCATGTTCGCCGCCTTGGTTCTCCTGGAAGTTGAGTTCGAATCGGATCACGAGGCAGACGCATCCTGTCTGTCCTGGTTCGCAGGAATGGCCTGGCGAGCTTCAAACAGGTAGAGCTATACAATCACCCTGCTTCACCTCAAAAGTCCGTAGCGAGCGTCTCAGAGCGTTCTAGAGGACATACTCAAAAACCTTAATCTGTCAGGAGTTACAAAATGTCAACTGTTAGCAAAATCATTACCTTCTTCCGCAACGAAGAAATCCAGGCCGCTACTCGTGCTTTCGGTGAATTACACGAAGGCAAGAAAGCGATGGTTGATATCCAGTCTATGATCCCGGACTACCTGGCACTGACCACGGTCATGGCCCGCGTTCTGAAAACCAGTGGTCTGATCGAAGAGGAGCAAGCTGGCCTCGAAGACATGGACCCGATCTCCGGTGCCTCTCCGTACTGCTTCTTGGCCCTCCCGGGTATGAAACGTGACCTGTCCTTACCGTGGCTGTTGGCCGGTCTGGATGTCGACGTTGAGAACAGCGTGGAAGGTGTTGCTGCGTTGACGAAATTCCGTGAGACCGAATCGGGTGCCCGTAAGCTCGACAATCTGGCCCTCATCTGGGAGACCGGCAAGATCTACGCAGCTATTCAATCGCAGGTGTATTCTACCTGCAACGACGGGGCCGAAGAGATGTTGGCCAAAATGCTGATGGGGATCTTCGATACCCTTTCAGAAGACTCTGAAGTCAAAGCGGCAATGGCAGAAGCGAAAGGAGCGACCAAGCAATGATTCAGTCAATGAACTACCAAGCGATCTACCTGGAACTCCTGCCGGCTCTTACAGCACCGGTGATCAAATCCACCCTGTCCGAGCTGCAGTCTATCCAGCAGTTGCAGATGCAGTCCGCCCTGCGTAACGATGAGCCGTCTTTCGAGCTGGCCGCCCGTAACCTGCTGGCGAATCACCGCTTCTGTATCGCGTTGATTGAAGCCGTCCGTGATACGAAGATCGACCTGGAGTTCATCCAGTTGGCTAACATCAGCAACTTCCTGATCTTCGGTGGAGATCACAACTTCCTCGGTATGCTCGTCTGTGCCATCGAAGGGGATGCGGAATACGACACGGCCCGGGCGGAAGAGATCGTTAACGCTCACGGTAAGGTCGACGTTAAGAAGATTGCCAATGGCCAATCCGACTACGTGGACACCGTCCTGTGGCTCTACAACATGGGTGCGTACAATGCCAAGTATCTGACTGGTACCACTATCGTGGATTTGGCGGTCGAGAAAGGCTGGGATCAAGAAGCTGTTGAGATGGTTGCTCAGTTGGTTGAGCCCATCCGGCAGTAACCGAAAGGGCCCTCCGGGGTCCTTTTTAGCCGCTGTGACATCGAAAGTCAGGGTCCTGTTCCCAAAATGTTCCAAAGAAAACCCAGGTAGGACAAGGGCTTAGACGATTCTGTGACATTGTTACATCGGAACGTCTCCAACCCACCCTTATTAGAGACATCTTACCCCTATACATACATTACTATGGATCTTAAATAAGGTATATATAGGATGCTACTACCCTCTAGGGGATAAAGGGGGTGTGTGTTTGGAGACGTAGTTCCTGTCACAATGTCACAGGGCTCAATTTTGGCTGATAGGCAGGTATAACTAACTTGTAACCACAGGAGCTCCTCATGAACAACTACATTGAAAC